TCTGATTATTCCGCTTTCCGATATTGATCTCTTGTTTCCAGCATCTGTTATGACCAATTACGATCGTATTAATACCGTTGGAGACTACGTGATTAACCAATACCCTACTGGCTTTATGTAGATAATCCTTGATCTTGTTATTCCTTTTGTTGGTTAATGACCTTATTTGCCTTGATACTTGTTTATTGCCTTTTAATTTAGATTTTAAATATGCTAGTCTTTTATTATAATACTGGTTGATAGACTTCAGGGGTCTACCGTTGATGATAAAACAAGAACCATTACTTGAAACACAAGATGCAAGATTATTAAGCCCTAGGTCAATACCAAGGTAATTACCGTTATCAGACATAAGATCTTTCTCTTTCTTATTATACACAATCTCAAGCATAATATATCCATTCTTAGGGACGAACCTGAGTTGTTGGATATTCTGTTTATTAGTCCTTGTGGTAAAAGAGAATTGTTTTGGTAACTTAATAATGCCTTGCTTTATCCATTTCTGAGAAAAGGCTGTTGTTGGGAAAACAGCAATAAACATCCCATCTTTATCAAGATACTTAGGTATTCTTACTTTCTCAGAATACTCACCCCTGTTTTTCTTATTAAGAAGATTGAAGAAAGATTTGAAATTCCGGTCAACCATCATCAATACCTGTTGGGCTACCGGTGACGGTAAAGCACGATAATCAACGTCATCTTCTGTTCTCAACTTCTTTTCAAGGGAGTAGTAGTTGAGGTATTTGTATTTAACAGTATTATCATCCTTATACCGGAAATAATATTGACGAACAACATACAACCCTTTGTTGTATAAGTTTTTACACTTATGCAACATATCTTGAAGCTCATTATAATACACCGAACTTTGCTTGATTATATGTTGTTCGACCAATCTCATAACACAAATATATAGATTATTATTTATATATAAAAATAATTCGGTATGTTTGTGGTGTAAAGTTGTATATGATCACCCTAAAAAAATAAAAACTCCCCCATCCTCACGGACAAGAGAGCCGATGTGTTTATATTATGAAGAAAAATCTATTCACCTATTCTTACAATACAGTCACGAGACTCCTTGTTATAAATCATCGTGCCTACCTTAGAATACAAGGTCTTTATATTTTGCCAATTATCCTCACCATGAGCGGATACGTTAGTGGGAGCGTCACCGGTATAAACCTCCTCGCCTCCGATATTGACAAAATCATATCCACGTTTCTCCATCGTACCTCCCTTATATGCCGTGAATCTGATAGTGACATTACCTTTCTCACGACCACCATACCAGTTACCGTATATACTGCACCTGATCTCAAGAGGTAATTTATCGTAATTATCACCATCCAACAACGGCCCCATCTGGATTAAGGCAGCCTCATTACCTGATTCCATGTTATCACCGCCATGGATAAGATAATCACCTACCCGTTCCTGCGTGGTCTGATACTGTTTACTCCAACCAACCAGCTTGCCGTCAACGTCCGGGAGGCCGGTGTTATCGAAACCGGTAGCCGTGTCAAAGTCAATGCCGTCCTCGTCAGCCCAGATATACCTAAGAACAAGGTAATCGAACTCCGGGATGATCACCACCGGGACGGACTCCTGCCTGCACACGAACGTCTTCTCTTCCTTGGTTCCCTCTTTTATAACCTTGTATGTTACCTGACGTATCTCGCCGGTCTCATTAATATCAGCTGTAACCTTAACCTCAGCAGGACCGGTACCACTTGTCTTATCTAAATGTATCCAATCAGCCATATCATCGTATTTTGTTAAATAAGTTTAATATACTTATCAAAAGCGTTGGGCCACATACGCTCATGAGACAGCATCCTCCTCCTATTATCCTCAGCCAGCTCCCGATAATCATTCAAGGTAATCATCGACATCTTAAGCTCCTTCATAGCCCTAGCAAACTTACCCGGCTCCTGCTGAGCATATAATTTATAAGCGTCACCAGCGCCTTGTATCAAGCCATTCACGGCGGCATTCTCGAAGATCTTCATCTTGATATACGTCTCGACATAATCCTCAAGGTATCCTAACGCCGTTTCAGGTATATATGGGAGACCGTCATCATCCTTGGGTGTAGCACGATATATGATATAAATAAATCCATCAAACCCTGTATACATAGTATTGCCGGATATAGTTATATCATAATTATCCCAATCGTACTTATCCCGATACTTGTCGGCGGCGCAATCACGCCTCAGTCCTCGACCTATAGACAGCCTTACGGGATGATGGTAATGAAATCGAACCTCGTGAGACCCGATATATATCCTCTCCGTGATCGTCTTCTCAAACTCCTCCTTACAGCACTCGGTGCAGGAGTTCCAACGGAACCCACGCTCGGTGCGCTCGACCCAGCCGATCTCGTGTTGGAGGTCAGCCTTAGCCTTGTCGCCGCCCGGTATCTCGCAAACCAGAGGCTCACATCTATAAGCGTCAAGCATGTCGAAAAAATCAGAAGGCAATACCGCCTGTTTGTTGCTGGTCTTGACAACCGCCTCGGACATGACCGCTATAACACCCCCGAACCTTTTCAAGGCGATCTCAGCCCATCTATAAACAGACGAGGTATCTATAGCCCCGCTATCATCGTATTTATGTAAATCGGCCTTGATCTCGGCCAACAACCCTTTTATAGTCATATTCAAGTCTTTTGCACAAAGATATGTATTTGAATCCGTGATACAAAAAAAATCCAGTCTACCCTCACGGGCTAACTGGATCACAAAAAAACTTCTACAGCTTGTAAACCCATTTAACTCCAAATACCTTACTCTCCGATTCAACCTCCCGGTACAAGAACTTATACCTCCTACCTGATTCCATAGCCAACCTACATTCCTTATTCAAGGCCGGAGAGATATATAGATGAAAATACTTATTCCTAGGCATAAAATCCATACACGTATGGACGTAAGAATATCCACCCGTCCCACGCCTATTAATAGTACCGGTAAGTTTATTCAGATATATCTTGCGGTTAGGATTAATCTTATGACATAGATAACCGATGTTGTTTATATAAACCCCTCCCTCATCCTCCAGATACCTATCACGTATGACTTTCCAGATCAACGACTGGCACTCAAGGATATCATTCTTATCCACGATCGTATGCTTCCTCCTCTTACCGTTCTTAGACATTATTGACCTATAGAACCGGAGAAAATACTGATTTAATATCTTAAACGATTTTATATCCATACCGCAAATATAATCAATCAATCCTAATACAAGAAATAATATACATGATTAGGTATATAATTACCTATGAAACAAGAGTAATCACCATACCATCCGGATCTGGATCATTCAGTGGTTCTACTACGACCAATTACGGGATATCATCTGGGGCTTACGCTTATTTTGACAGCGGAGATGGATCTGGATCATGTTGATAATAAAAAAGGAGAGACTTGTTAGACTCTCCTTTTTATTGTATATACATTATGATTATTTAACCAACAAAACCACCATACTTTAGAAGGTGGATGAATTGGTTTGATTAATTTTGAATCAAAATTACAAATAAAAAAATGATTTCCTACAAATATAATATATACAGATCCAAGAAAACGAAGTATCTTGATAAAATGCTTCGTGAATGTTGTTTTGTATGGAATCATGCTTTAGCTTTACAGCGTAGGTATTACAAGTTGTTTGGGAAATATATCTCAATTGGTAAAATGAAGAAGCATTTTGCTAAAAGAATTAAAAGAAATCTTCTTCATTCTCAAACAACACAAGAAATACTTGAACGTCTTGATGAATCTTATAATCGTTTCTTTAAAAGAAAATCAAAGAGACCACCTAAGTTTAAAAGATCAGATTGTTTCAACTCTTTTGTTTTTAAACAAGGAGGTTTCACCTTAAACGGTAATATCCTTACAATCAACAAAGGAAAGAAACGTTTTAAGTTTTCATACAGTAGAGCATATGAAGGTAATGTTAAACAAATAAGGATAGTCAGAGAAACCTGCTATCGTTTTAGTTTGATTATAGTTACAGATTATAATCCTGCAAACTCTTACAGAAAGACATATGATGGTGCATCTGTAGGATTGGATTTTGGTCTGAAAACTTACCTAACTAAAAGCGATGGTAGTAAAATCAATTCTCCACTATTCTTCAAGCAATATCAAAACAAGATTAGAAAACTAAATAGAAAGTTTTCTAATGCGAAGAAAGGATCCAATAATAGAAAAAGAAGACTGTTTGAACTTCAACAAGCGTATCGTAAAATAAACGATTTTCGATCTGATTTTCAATGGAAATTAGCTCATGAATTATGCAAACAATATGATTATATTTTCATTGAAGATCTAAACATTGAAGGGATGAAACACTTGTGGGGAAAGAAGATTTCCGATCTCAGTCATTCTTCTTTTATTAACAAACTTACGTATATCGCTTCAAAGTATGGAGTGATAGTACATAAGATTGACAAATGGTATCCTTCCTCAAAGACTTGTGAATGCGGGTTTGTTAATAAAAACTTGTCGTTGAGAGATCGCACATGGTGTTGTCCAAAATGCGAGTCTATCAACGACCGTGATGTTCTTGCGGCCCGTAATATACTTCGGAAGGGCATTTCCGAATTGGAGAGCAAGAGTAATTCCAGCGATAGTAATATCGGGGTTTCTTGCGTTTGTATCCAAGAATCCCATTTGCTTTAGTGATGGGAGTATGTCAAATAAACCTAAGATCTCTTTTCTTAGTATGATTCAATATCCTACTAATATGTCTGGTACTTAATCCCGTTCTTTCCTTTATCTTATCATAGATATAACCCTTGGATACGTAAGCCGACATATCTCCCAGATCTTTTATAATCTTGTCATACATATCATGCACCTCATTATATCTTATGATTGAGCTATCCCTCATCCCTCTTTCGCCTATACCGTCAACTATGGCGTCATTGAAACCAAAGAAATTGATTATTGATCTTATTAGATTCATGTTATTGAATTTTTTGTGTTTTCTTATTAATATCCATATCCGGGTTCTCATCCGTAGGGATCTGCAATTTGGTTACAGTTTCCCTTAATGTTTCGGAAACCACATATTCAAGAAGCTTGTCTGGGCATATGAAATCATAATCCCATTGAGATGTACATGGCTTATCTTTTTCAGCTCCACATCCCCCTAGCTCTAACGCCGCTTTTCTGTCGAGAGTTATAAGATCAACATTTATAGCCTCTATGTTAATATCTGGTATATAGATATATCCATCATTGACATAATAATAGTATTGATCTATATTCCCGTATTTACGTTCCTTGTTGTTAGCGTATTTTCTTAACGATATGGAGGTAAATATAATATCATCCATGATATTTGATACTTTGATGATAGCAGGTCCTATACGGGTATATATCATATCGGGCAATCTTTTCTTGGATCTCATAAGTATCCTGCATAACTTAAACTCATCAAAGCAACAATCTACCTTACGAACCCTCTCCATTTCCATGCAATTGATATGAGTATACAGCGATTCCTCGCCGAACAAGGTTCCATCAGCATACTTCTGGGCTATATAAGACCTTGCTTTTTGCCTGCCTATGGACAATATCCATCTTCTACTGACATGAGCGTCCTTATTGATGGAGTTCATGTCATTCATGATCCTAGATACAAATTCTGAATTTTTCATATGCTAAATACTGAGGAGGGGATATACCCCTCCTGTTATTACTTTTTCTTCTTAACCTTACCTCCGCATTTCATTTGAGGTTTCTTTTTCTCGGAGACTTTGCCTCCTTCTGCCATCTTCTTTTTCTTAGCACATGCCATAATCTTACTTTTTTTAATGTTAGTGATACAATATTAGTCATTTCTATCGAAAATAGAATAAACAAGGTTGATGAAACTACCAACTTACCGCCGCGGCACAGGCTGACGCACAGAGACTAGCGCAGGAAAAAGCCAATGCGATGGAGTGCGATTGCGTGGAGCCAACAAAGACATGGTCATGGTCGGTATCTATGAATAATGATTGCATGAGCCATGAACAACTTGTCACATCAAGAGGATTTACGATTACGTATAATAATCAATGTGGTAGATCTATATCTGGTTCTGTGAGTGGTATAGGATATACACAAAACGGAGAAGAGCAGGTCAATAGCGCTAGCTTTACAATTCCCGCAGGATCCGGGACCAAGAGTGGAAGTGTATATTTTAGCCGAGAAGTGGTATGTGGAGATGTAACAATCTCTGGTCATGATTCAGGTAATTGTTGACAATCACTGCTGTTATGGTTTTTAATAAAAAGGAGAGACTTATTAGCCTCTCCTTTTCCATTACATATCAGGATCTTAACAGTTCCCAGATCCTCCCCCAGAAACACTTATAGACCCACATTGTACTCCTGAATCAAAACCTATGACACCGGTTTTTTTACCAGACCCAGTAGGTATACTTACGGAAGTACTTCCAGCCGTAACAGTTTGCCCATTATCATTCCTGCCAGTAACAGTTACGGTTATTGATTTAGATGATCCACATTGATTATTGTAAGACACTTCATAGGAGCACCTTAATGCAGATGTAGAACTAGGCAGACCATTACAAGGATCACCGCTCAGCATAGCGTTGGCGCTCCACGTCTTTGTTGGCTCCACGCAATCGCATCTATCGGCCTGCGCCAAGCCATTAGCGTAAGAGATACCATCGGATTGGAGGTTATCGTCGGCTATTCTGTTTGCCTCGTCCTTGGTACAAGCCTCATATTTACCAGCGATTTGCTTATAACTGATAGTCTTAGGAGTACAGTTGCTAGGACAGTTCGTAGCCTTGACATTTCCCCATCGGTCATCATTGCCAACCTTAGAAGGACATATCCTAGCATCAACTAAATTTTGTAATGCATCCTTGTACTCTTTATACTTGTTATAAGCTTGTTCACTAGCCAGATTCGATGAAGAAGCACAAAATTCACCAGCGCTAACCACCTTAATAGGGCTATCAGGAACACATACATCACCGCATTCGCCCGAACATCCCTTACATACCTCATTGGTATAGACAGTGTAGTCATGTGGATTACAGCAATGTTCACCACCATTCTGCCAATATCCTGTAGGATCGCACTCGCTAGAATAATGCTCCTCGCTATTACCATTATTACACCTACTATCATCCATATGGTATGTATTATCACATCCGCATCCACAAGATCTGGAATCATACTCAACCACCTCGTCTTGATCAGAAGCAGAGGAACAAGGATTGGTTTGACTCCTTTTCTTACGATAGGTACACCCGTCGCAATAATAACTCCAATTACCATAAGTAGGAGTATCATCATCGTCGGCGCAATCACCATTCTTATTGGCGTAAGCCTGAGCTGCGGTCTTAGTCGCCGTATCATTCTTGAAAGCATCCTGAACCTTGCTGTCGGCATCCGCCTGAGATACGGTAGATGTCAACGCTGACAATCCTAAGGCACTATAAGGAACGGATAGGGCGACACCATGTTTACATGTACCACAATTATCCTTATAGAACGTAGCGCTTCCAGTACCGGTCCACACACAAGTGCCATGCTGGTTAGCGTAATCCTGTCCTCTCTGGTCTAGGATCTGCTCTGCCTTGCTCCTGGCATCAGCCAAAGAAACCTTGCTGGTAATAGGCGTACCGCCGTTAACCTGCGTAGAGGTCACTGTTATTCTCTGACCAACCCCGCTTCCGGCGCAATTGTTCCTATAGAAGTCACGGCTTGCCACGTAAGTCCATGTACATCCTCCATTCTTATTGGCGTAAGCCTGACCATCAGATCCACGAACCGCGTTCTCAGCCTTCTTGTTGGCGTCAGCCAAGGAAACGGTGGAGGTGTACGGGTGTCCCGGAAGCTTGCTGCTACTTACGGATACCATGTCGCCCACGCCGCCGTCAGCGCAATTGTTCTTCCTAACCTGTCCGGTATAGCTTCCTGTCCACGTACAAGTACCCTTCGAGTTAGCCACGGCCTGACCCTGAGAGTTCACGGCGGCCAATGCCTTGGCGTTAGCGTCAGCTTGGGATACACATGACTTAAACTTACCATCAGAGCTAGGACTTGGATCCGTAACATCATTATGAGTTACGGTAACAGAGCTTCCAACTCCACCATCCGCACATTGACGGGTAAAGGCCTTGGATGCCGTACCAAACCAGAAACATGTATTATTACCACCAGCTATATACCGCTCTTGATTATCAGGATCAGTATAACAGGTATTGGTGTTACGTTGATGTAATTGAGAGATACAGTCCTTACATACGGTCTCTATAGTCTCCCATACCGGTTGCTCGGTCTTCGTATGGCACGTATCATCATAGTTCTTGTTGACGAACGCCTGACCCATTCTGTCGATATAGGCCTTAGCCAAAGCGTCTGCCTCTTCCTGAGAACGGGTTGAGGTGAAGAACTGACCCATAAGATCCGGGGTTACGGTGATAGGATCGGCGTACTGACAAGTAGGACACTTAGGAGTGAACTCCTTGCTATAATTACCTACATATATCTTCAACTCATCACAAGTACCACGATCGTTGGCTATAGCCTGACCTTGCGCCTTGACAGCGGCCTTGGCAAGCTCATCGGCGGCGAACTGGCTCTCGTATGAGTAGAACGGACCTCCGGTCACGTCAGCCTCGGTCACGGTAACCGAAGACGGGATAAGACCAGACGGACAATTATTCTTCTCGAACGCCTCGCTATAATGACCGGTGTACTTAGGAGCCTCATGGCAAGTACCACGCTCATCGGCGATCTTCTGACCTTGATTCATGACAGCGGCCATAGCGACTAAGTTAGCCTCATCCTGTGACACGCAAGACTGGAACGGATGACCTTCCACCATATCTTGTGTCACGGTGAACGGATTTCCTACCTGATTAGCGCCACAATTGCTCTTCGTGAACTCGAAGCTAGCCTTACCGGTATACATAGTGGCGTTAGAGCAAGTACCCTTGGTGTTAGCCAAAGCCTGTCCTTGAGCCTGTACGGCGGTCATAGCCATAGCGTCAGCGGCGGTCTGGGAGTCGTTAGACTGGAATGGATGTCCTTCTACCATATCTTGGGTGATCGTCACCTTAGATCCGATCTTACACTCACCACAGTTGTTTCTCGTGAACTCCAAGGAAGCACGGCCGGTGTACGTACAAAGGGCGTGGATATTGGCAAGAGCCTGTCCTTGGGCGTCAACGGCGGCCTTGGCCTTGTTGTTGGCATCCTCCTGTGATACGGTAGACGTGAACGGATAACCGTCAACCATCCTATCATTTACCGTATAAGTACCACCAGCGCCAGTACCACAATTGTTACGGGTAAACGTACGTGTATAAGTACCGGTATATACAGGCACCTTCTCGCACTTACCTTTCACATTAGCCACATCCTGACCTTGAGCCTCGACGGCGGCCTTAGCCTTATTGTTGGCGTCTTCCTGAGATACGGTAGACCTGAAATCTCCTGTCACCATAGTCTCATCCACGACAACCTTGGTGCCGTATTGGGTCTCATCACAGTTATTACGAGTGAACTCCTTATTATACCTACCGTAGTAGATCGTCTTCTCCTTACACTCACCTTCTAGGTTGGCTTGTTGCTGGGCGTTAGCCTCAAGATCGGCCTTAGCCTTATTGTCGGCATCCTCCTGAGAGATAATAGAGAAGTACTTACCAGCGGCTACAACATAAGTATAAGGTTGACCGATATGGAACTCATCGCAATTGTTTCTAGTGACTGTCTTCTCCATCCTTACGTTATAGTAGACGTTAGTCTGACAGTCGCCACGCTCGTTGGTGATAGCCTGACCTTGCGCCTCGACAGCGTCCTGCGCCAGCTTATTGGCGGCATCCTGCGATACCATAGAAGTGAACGGATATCCAGAACACATCTTCTCGTCCACAGTGAAGTCAACAGGAGTAGAACCCTCAGGGCAGTTGGTTCTCTGGAATACCTTGGAATACGATCCGGTAAATACCGGTATCTTCTCACAGTTACCTTTGATATTGGCTATATCCTGACCTTGAGCCTCGACAGCAGCCCTTGCTAGGCTATTAGCGTCTTCCTGAGACACGATGGATCTGAAGTCTCCCGTAACCATCGTCTCGTTAACAACCACATCCGTACCGTATTGGGTGGAATCACAATTGTTACGGGTAAAGGTCTTGCTAAACTTACCATAATAGATATTCTCCTTAGGCTTACACTCACCCTCCAAATTGGCTTGTTGTTGACCGTTCTTCTCAATATCCTCAAGAGCCTTTCTATCGGCGTCCTCCTGAGAGATGGAAGATACGTACTTGCCCTCAGGAATGATATAAACATATTCCTGACCGTCACTGAACTTATCGCAATTATTACGTATAAACGTCTTTCTCTGCTCCTCGTTATACCAGATGTCAGTTATACACTCACCATGCTCGTTGGCGTATTTCTGACCGTTCAGGGCTATATCCTCCATAGCCTTGGCATCGGCGTCCTCCTGCGAGATAAATGATTTGTAAGTCCTTTCCTCGACCGTATACAACACCACCGATCCATGCTGGTTGGCCAGACAGTCGTCCTTGGTGAACGGCTGAACCATCTTGATATTATAATAAACGGGCTTAGCGTCTTGAGCTATCATATACTCCTTAACAACACTGCCATCCTTTGACGTTATACGGAACTTAGCCGTACAGATCTGACCGGTGTAATTGGCCTTGTATACGATGTTAAGCTTATTATCGCCTATCCCATGGCTCTTGTCGTTAATGGCAAAGCAATTACCCTCGACACAATTCTTATCTACTTCCCTCGCCATATCAATCCTCCTCTATTCTCCATGAAACATCATCTCCGGCCTCTACCCTCACGATTTGGGTATCACCATCCTTATTAAGCGTCAACCTTTGCGGATCCACGTTAAAGGGTGGTTCCGGATCAGGTTCCTCGCTGCCATCACCGCAAGTACAACATACCAGCTCGATATCATACTCGGTATTGGACTTGATATCGATGACAACCTGACCGTTCTCGCTAGTCACGTTATCGAAGTCATGATCAAGTATGATATAAGGTATATCATTAGGCTGTTGATTGATATTAACAACCTTACCGTTCAAGACAAACATCTCATGATGCTGTTCGTTATCCATATTCTTAGGCATAGCTATGACAAAGCTAGCCTCATACAAATCAGTGGCTCCGGGATCCTCAGGATCGGCATACACTATATACCTGCTATCCTCTTCCGGGACTTTCATGGATAAACCGTTCACGTTCATGGATACTATATAGGACTTGCTCACCGAACCACCAAGAGTAAGGCAGGAAGCCTTGACCGAGGCGGAGTTGAGCTTGGCGTTGATGGTCGCCGTCCCACCCTCCATGTCGAACATGATATTGGTCGGATCCACGCTTACCCGCTCCATACCCTTCTGGGTTATAGTGGCGAGCTTCGTAACCTTGCCTTTCTCGACCGCCACGTAAGTCTCCCTAGGCAACCTACCCATCCATCCCGGTTCTACCTTGATCGCCACCTTGTCGGGGCCGGTACCGGAAATCTTGTCGTAGGACACCCATGAGGAGCCTTGCTCGATCTTAGCAAGAATATCTTTTAAATTATTCATATCATTCCGCTTGAGTTATAGTCCATTTATCACTCTTACCTACGATAATCTCCAGAATCTGCTCGCCACCCTCAGGAGGATACTCGAAGTTAGTAGGCTTAATCTCAAACACGCTGGCGCCTCCACAACCAAGATCACAGATCATATCCGGCAACCATCCCTCCTCGAAAAACCGTTCTATAAGCTCCCTGACAGCCTCTGAAAAAGAATCAAGTTCTAACCTGTCTACGGGGAGAGATCCCTTCTTGAGGGTCTCACCACATACCCAGCCGTCGCACTCGGAAGCCAAGACCGTATCGTACACTCTTTTAGCCATAACATGAGGTATTTAAAATATTACTATTCAATGTAGTATATACGATATTAACATCAGTGAACTCATCACCCATGCAATATTTCTTTTTAAACTTAACGGACCTGCCAGAAACGACATACCCGTCATTGGGGACAATAGTGCCACAATAGGTAACGCTGAGCACGACTAACGGCTCGTATCTTAATCTGACAGCTTGAACGCCCTTGAACGAGTCACGCTGGATGGACGCCGTGGCGCCAGATACGGCGACCAGCTTCCTTACCAGAGACTCGATTACGTTATTCATGCCATCACCGTTCCTGATATCTGCCTCAGGAAACGACTGACCGTCATATATGATCTGGGAACTATAGATACTGCACTCGTCCCCCGGTCTGTATTCCGGCTTACATGGATTACAATTATTTCTCATATCAAATCAATTTATTGATCATTCTTCTTAATTCAAGTATCTCGGCATCCCTATCCCGTATAGCCTTTATCATAGCGTTAAGGGTATCGGACATATCACAATTAGGGGACAATCCCAATGATTCCACACGTACCTTATCACCGGGGTAAATACAATCGGTACTCATGTACGTAGAGCACGGTACTTTCGTGTCGTCTACAGTAGGTCTGTATTGTTTTTTGTTGCAACCGTTCATCACCAAACCTCCTCTTCAGTTCCGCTATCCCCGCCGCTACCACCGGCGTTGACAAGCTCGTTTATAATCCTCTTCAAATCCAGAACCTCACGATGGTATAAATCTATCTGCTTATCCCTAGACGCTATAATACGCCTCAATGAGTCTATAACGACAGAGATATCAGCACCTTTCTCTATGCCATCCGCTACCAACTCATCGCCTGAGTACAAGACGCATTTATCATACAAGGTTATAGGACATCCATAACCAACACAAGGTTCGTCCTGACAATCTCGATCGCAAGGATCACAAGGATCGTTAGGGCATTTGTTAAGAAACCTATCTATCTTAACGCCATGACAACACTCTTCGGGACGTTCCCGTGAATGATCATGACAACAACCACCTGTATTACACATATTAATAATATTAATGTTTTTAGCAAAGATACTTATTTGGTTTGATTATAAGACAACAAGACGTATGAAACAATAAGAGGTAGAGACCATAAGCCTCTACCTCCAAAACACTAATCTAACATTATGGAAAACACAAACGCATTATCACCAATAACACTGATCTTCTTGATCGATATTCTCAATCCATTTCTCGCATTCAAGATTAAGGTCAGCGTACTCCTGTCCCTCTACCATCAAGACCTCACGAGCCTTGGCGTTGGCATCCTCAACCGATATCCATGACCTGAACCTGTTGGCTTTGATAGAGTAATATACTTTACCGGACTTATATCCGAATGGACATATCTTCTCGAACCAATCACCGATCATAGTATTATAGAATACAGGTGAGCAATTACCCTCGGCATTAGCCTTCTCCTGACCTTCTTTCATGAACTTCCTATAGGCTAACGTATCGGCGTCTATCTGGGAGATATCGGATATGACAGCTCCGGCTGGTAATTCATATACAATACCTTCCTTGCCCGATGTGCCAGCCTCACAATCGTTCTTGTAAAACAAGCCACGAAAAGGCTGTGAGGCCCAGTCCTCGCAGCAAGCCCCGACGGAGTTGGCCTCCCCCTGCCCGATCCGTCCAAGCTCCACCCTAGCCTTATCATTGGCATCTTTCTTGGATACGTAAGAGACAAACCTACCTTCCTCTATACATACCTGCTCCTTGGATCCCTTACCGCTTACGCAATTGTTCTTGATAAACTCATCGCATACCTGATCATTATACCATACAGCCGGTATTATGTCGGCATATGTATTGGCGTAGTCCTGACCGTTGGCCTTGATATCATCCTCAGCCTTGTTGTCAGCCTCCTCCTGCGTATCGCCAAAATAGACGTTGGCCGGGACCCGGTAGTCAACAGAGCCGCCCACGTACCCGGCAGGCGGGTTGTTTCTGGTGAACGTCCGAACTATTTCTTTATTACCGTATACCATTATGATTCACTTTGTCACAAAGATACAATTTAAAATCAAATTACAAAGGAAGAGCCTTTTTGCTTCTCAAAACCTTATATAGATAATCTCTTAATTGCTCCTCGGTAGTTATATATCCAAACTCAATCATCTTGGCTATATCAATCTCCAGCTCCATCAATTCTTTAGCCTTGGCCTCCTCGCCAACAGAGTTTCTTATCATAGTCTCATGAAGGCCATAGACAATAATATTTACGGATCTGGCCAAATCTTGTATTTTATCTCTTAGTCTTGAAGATTCAATTATTTTAGATAAAGCGGAAGACATCCTCTTGTAAGCATCACCAGCCTTATCCCTGTAATCTATAAGTTGATCATGTACAAATCTCAACACCTGAACTTCGAATCTAGGATTTATCCACATGGCAAATTTTATAAACAACAGAGGATGCATCCACACCTTATCAGGAGTTTTACCATGCTTAGTTGTCTTACCTTTTACTTTTATAACTAATTGATTATCACCAATGTCGATTTTTCTCCTATGGCTTTCATCTTCAGATAAAGCACTAATAAATTCCTTAGTTCTACCACTATTCATAAAATCATCAAGCCGTCTTCTCGTGTTATCGGGATTATCATTCCATTGCTTAAGTAAACTGTTGGCATCAAAATAACCATCACTAGTTCTTTGAAAAACGTTAAAATCACCCATTTTTCTTGTCAAAACATTTACCGTCTTCATTTTTTAATCTAATTTTGAAGTTAATAATTAATTACTTTATGTCCACTCCCTCGTGAGAGTCAGTGGACATACAAAAATAGCCAATCGAAATGATAAACACAAACCGATTGGCTATTTTTAATATCCTAAAATCAGGACATTAATTACCCATTGCAAATCTTATCCTCAATAGCGTAAAGGATTTTAGCTACAGTCTTATCGCCATTTATCTTCACGCAAGACTCACCAAGATCCCTGACATCTATAGCCTCCCTGATACGGGTAAGCTCGTCATATATCTCCTCTATCACATCAGAGATCATAACACACTCATCAGAGTCCTTATGCTTTGACCACTCTGGTAGATCACCCTCATAAGGTACGCAAGTGGACGGGGTTATATGTGAACAACTGTATTTTTTCATGCCAGTAACTTATTAACACGTTCCTTTAACAATCTTACCTCATCCGGGCATAACCCGCAATCATTATCGCATAATGACCTTTGCAGACGAATCATCTTGCCCCAATAGGATATATCGGGTTTGTCCCCGATCCTATACCTATGGTATCTCATATATCTACCCCATTGGCAGGACAGCCATTCGTCTACGGACTTACATAAATCCGTCCTATCAAGGTTTGATATAGATTGAGCGCCCATCCAGAATCTCCTTTCTCATTTCCTGTACCTCCTCGTCAGGCGGGCATCCATATGGCAGGTTCTTGATCCACTCACGGATCTTTTTCTGCATATTAAGATAAGATACACCCACGCCATCACCCTTGGTACGAACTTGCTTATATATACTAACCACGTCACGTTCCATGGTCTGCAACGGATCTTGCATAACCATACATCCAGCGGTGCTTCTAGAAGCATATTCCCTATCGCTAACAACGGTAGAAGAAGAATGATTCATCATACTTCTCTCAATTCTTTCTCTCTCGGCCCTTAATGCCTTTTCCCTACAAGTATTACAACCCACGACTAAATATTTTTATGTTTAACAATCCACGCAATTGGTAGCCATCTCAAGAAGCTCTCCGACACGATCAATGATCTCATGAGCCGCCTCTATATTGTCCAACCTAACGTTAGCCTCCGCTACGACCATAAGTGTCTCCATCTCCTGTATCTTATTTATAAGATCCTTATCCTTGTCCTCGCATAAGACATCAGTCTTAATCCATAGCCGGTCGAGACGTCTGCGTATAAGATCCGTCTTAAGATACTTGCGACTGAAGCTGTAAGTAGAAGGGCTACCTATGATCTTAATATCATATATACCGTCTGGAAGATCAAGATACTTGACATTACAATCATCGTAATTAAAGCAATTGAGACCTAGTGTTAGGCTGGTAAAGGTATTGACCTGATTCTTGCCAAGAAACAACGTAACGGGGTCGGACATGCCCGGCGTAGTGATCTCGATAATCGCCTTCCTGTCCTCCAGTAGCCCCCACTCGGACTCATCCAGAACCTGCAACACCTTGGGATCACGTGTCTCTAGCACCTGAAATGACAGCCGAATATCATTCATATTAACCTTCTTATCGTACCGGCATAAGCTATCGTCATAACGGGCTTGCATATCAAGATCCGGGATATCGGTATAATATGTCTTAACCTCATGACCGTTGATAAACACCGATGTTATCTGACAAACATGAGACCTAGCGACATCAAAAAACACCATCCTTACATTACCCTCATAATCGACTCCCGATGTCGGGTATGTCAATATCTGGGTATTATACTCACCATCGTTACGCCTAGCTACGACAGTAATTACGATAGGCTTCTCTATATCGTAATCATCCATGATAATCCTAGCGGCAAACTTATCATGAATTATCTTCGGTATGATATTGATCTGATTCATCTTAGTATCTTTTTCACAAAGATACTAATTTGATCGATAAAACAAACGAGGCTATAAGATAAGAGCATCAAGAAGATCCTGCTCGCTTAGAATTATACCTCCATTGATAGCCATAGACATAGCTAAATAAAGACATAAGCATGTGAGATCATATCTAAGCATTCTACTCCTAAGAGACACGATAAACTTTTTGAGGTCAGGATTATCCCCAGCCAAAGACATATAGCCGCTAAAAAGGAACGTATTGTATATAGGATCGGATGTAGATGATTTGATATCGCTGTAAGACATACCACAAATATCTACCCACAATCTTATAGATTTGACGACTATCTCCTTTACGAGAGACTTATTCAACAAACATCCGAATCTGACCAAAGCCACTATATCTCCCCACTTCTGATCGGATATCTCTTTAATAACATACATCGACCCATTCAAAGGATCTTTTACGACAGATGACAGTATATTCTTACATCCAATGGAATCCGATAGCTCTTGGATATTAAACATATTATTATCGTGGTTAAATACGATGGACATATCTCCACCTCTTATGATACTAAAGCTACTCATCACGAATCCTCCACAAAAGAATTAATATCAAAACAGTCATCATAAGAGCATAGGCCAGGCTCATATCCTTCCTTGCCATCCTCTATGTCAGAAATAGCTCTATCAGCAATAGATCTTAACTCTAATAGACTTACACCTAAAAAATCTAAGGCCTCTTTCAAGTACTTATATAAGGACGAGGTTTTAACTTCCTTAAACCCCTCGTGAATCAAATGACTATTGAATATACTGAAAAGAACTTTATCATTCCTACCGTCAAACCTTTTACCATTGTTTTTAAGACTACCATCAGAGTCAATCATCTTCCTTATCTTACTCGCAGATCTGGTATTTATGATATTCACCATAATCATAACTTTGTAGTCAACAGCGGCTCTTCTAGCTTTATTAGCCCTCCCCTTTGAACTTACAGGTGCATTGTCCTCGCCGCCAATATACCTGAACTTAGCCTTGCCTACAAAGCATGATGGATAAACCTTGCGAATATTCCACTTATAATTATAATCACCGATTGATCTCATGATCGACAACTCGCTATCAACTACCATCGATATCATCTTATAAGCCTTCTCAAAACACTTAAACGATCCTACATACTCATAGATAAACCGGTACGTCATACCTAGCTTAAAATCTTTATCAGATATCCTATTAAACACTATAGCTCTATCAAAGTTGATGATAATAGCCATAATAATCTTAAGCCTAAAGTAGGGAGGTATATAAATATCATCAGGACTGATGTTCCTAGGATTAGCCGTGGTATAATCAGCGCCAGCGAAAGTATCTCTACGTTTCTTGAAATTACGCGGATATATAGGCTGACCTTTAGATAGCTTAATGCAAGTACGCCCCTCATCTACCTGCTTCTTCTCAGCCTCGGTATACACCGGAAATTCCTTTATCATAGAAGAGCATTTCCTTATATAATTCAAGTCGAAATTCATATTGTTCATATTTTGTCCACTTCAAATATAAGCAAAATATAAGACCTTTAAAAGAATAAGATGAATTAATTTTCCCATATATCACCATTATTATTTCATTAATAACATAACTTGCTGAAACACAGTTGTCCATTTTGTGACATGTGTAATAAGAAGCTTCGCCTCTTTCTGAAGCAAATCTCATTATAAAGCATTCCTTTATTTAATTCTTACCAATTTCTAATTAATAACCCTATTAATGAAATGATGTTAGCTAACGCCTTTTATTATCTAAAGTAGACATCCAAAAAACATTAATTTAAAAATGAGTAGTATGTTGGCAGATAAAGATCTTAATAATCCCACTCAAGACTCTTTATGATTGTATTATTGAGATATTTACTATATCCTTACATTCGATCTTATTTGGCAGATGACTACTATCTTTAAACATAATGATCCTATATGTTTACTTCTTTTCTGCGCTAAAGCGTGAAGTGCCAAAGGGAATCGGCAGGGTTGGTCGTGAGTCGCTCCGCTCCTGGCCGGCCATGGGAGGCAGCCACCAGCCCCACGCCATGACGCCGCCACCTTGTTTATTGGCTTCCAGCAAGAGTCACCTAAAAACAATACTTGTCTATACAATTATCTCTACGGTTCCAGAAGTTAAATAAGAACTATTTGGCTTTAAGGAAAGTTGTTAGTTAAAAAGATGGTCAATTAAGTTATCTGGTCAAATAAAATCTTTATATTCGCGTCACGGTCGGTTGGATGAGTGGTTTAGTCGGTGGTCTGCAAAACCATATACCCCGGTTCGAATCCGGGACTGACCTCTATGCTATTTGCATATCCTTTAAAAACTAATCAGATAAGGGGCGGTGAGGGATCATAGCCCCTTTCTTTTTGGAGGTTCAAAATCTGACTCCCATCTAGCTATATCACTTATCCTGAAATCGTCCATCATAAAATTTCCGTTATCCATACCATCACCTCGTGTATTAATACCTAGGTTATAAGACCTAAGGGAAAGCGTATTATTGGTTTTCGTGTTAATAATAAGTATACCATTAACAAAACATCTTAATATGTCATATTCATTACTGCTTCTGACTATAGCTATATGATACCATTTGTTTGCCTCAACTCTATCAACATGCCAACCAGTTTGTTGAGCTTGAAATAAAAAATAAAAACCAGTACCTGTTAAAACTACACCAAAATAAAAAATACCATTAGGATATTCATGCTCAACCAAACAACTTGTAACAAGATTGGTTGACTTATACCAAAAGTCTATAGTAAATGGATGACCGTCATAAAACAGCTCAGGCAATAACGATTCTTTGGTGTTTATGATAGTATAAAGAAAAGGATCCGTTTTGTTATATTGGACACATTGTATTGAGCCATCGGTGATAAGATTGCCATTATTGGCTATAAAGAGATTGCCAGAGGGAGTAGGATTCCCCTCTACCTTAAAATTACCATTGAATCTCATCAAAAACCTAGTATGATCATCAATCCCCCCCCCTAGTATATTCAATCATTCTTCGTCTCATAAAACCTTCATCTTTTTTAGTAAATATATTAAGCCCAATAATATCAACAACACGCTAATTGATGTGACAGCTATTGGCCATCTTGATTCTTTCTTGTCATCTACATCCTTATGTTCGATGTCTGTCTTCTTATCAATATCCTCAATACCGGTGATCGTCTTATCAATGCCAAGAGAATCGACCATCACCGTGCTGTCCCGCCGGCCGATGACGATATGAGCGTCCGTCTGGGAGGACACGGGTCGCTCCCCAGTGGATGGATCCACCTCCTTCGTAGTATCGAATTTCCTCTCAGTTATGACAATATCAGCATTAAGATCAGATGTCCTGATCTCTACGATCTTCCGATCTATGACCTCATCTATCATCGTCTCTATCCTGCTTATCAAACGATTATCTATAGACGTGTCGCTAACCTGCCTCCTGCTTCCACAAGAGGACAGGAATAGCGACAGACCTAAACAAAAAACAGCCTTAAGACTTATCCTTAACCTTATCATCAGCAATCTTCTTTATATCGTCAAACATCTCGTCAGGTATGTTTTTAGAGAAGCCAAACATCTTGAATACGTTTATCCTCTTGAATACAGCCTTGAACACCTTAACCAGATAAGCGTCAGCGAAAGCATCCCCTATCGTATTCAGGAAAAGCATCACATATCCAACAAGGGCTATATACACCCCATATTTGGTAACGGTAAGTATCATGCTAGCCTCCTCCTCGATCGGGTATAACGTCTTATATATAACACATAATGTCATTACTATAAAACAAGACAAAGCGAACTCCTTAAGAATATCAGTGAACCTGACCTCCCTAAGCCATCTCTTGAAACTAAACCTCCTCCTACGGCTTCTACGGAGCTTCCAGCCCCTTATGCTTTGCGCTAACCTAGCCAAAAAATTAGCTATTAATACTATAAGTAATACGGTCAATAAATGATGCACTGGCTGGAAGTAAGCCCAACAAGAGGCACCATACGCAAGCGCAATATTCCACAAAGCCCCCACTCGCTCTATCATGTCTTTGTCTTTCATTTTATACCACATGGTAATTGTATCACAAATATATCAAATTATTTTTACGCATAAATAATAGACAATTATATATATCCCTGCACTAAAATATATTGGATTATTTTTTTTATATATAAATAATAATATCTACATTTGTGTCATGAGATTGGTCGAACAACATATAATTAAAAGAAATTCAATATGTTACAATGAACTTCAAGATCTGTTGCATAAGTGCAAAAACTTATACAACAAAGGATTGTATGTTGTTAGGCAACATTATTTTCAATATAAAGACGATAATACCGTTAAATACAAATACCTCAACTACTATTCTCTTGAAAAGAAGCTAAGAACAGAAAACGATGTAGACTATCGTGCTTTACCGTCACCGGTAGCCCAACAGGTATTGATGATGGTCGACCAGAATTTCAAATCCTTCTTCAATCTTCTTAACAAGAAAAGCAGAGGTGAATATTCTGAGAAAGTAAGAATACCTAAGTATCTTGATAAAGATGGGATGTTTATGGCTGTTTTCCCAACAACAGCCTTTTCTCAAAAATGGATAAAGCAAGGTATTATTAAGTTGCCAAAACAATTCTCTTTTACCACAAGAACTAATAAACAAAATGTCCAACAACTCAGGTTTATCCCTAAGAATGGATATATTATGCTTGAGATCGTGTATAATAAGAAAGAGAAAGATCTTATGTCTGATAACGGGAATTACCTTGGTATCGACATAGGGTTGGATAATTTAGCTTCTTGTGTCTCTAACAACGGCTCTTGCTTTATCATCAATGGTAGACCTTTGAAGTCCATCAACCAGTATTATAATAAAAGATTAGCATATTTAAAATCAAGATTAAAAGGTAATAAACAAGTATCAAAGCGAATAAGGTCGTTAACCAACAAAAGGAATAACAAGATCAAGGATTATCTGCATAAAGCTAGTAGGGTATTGATTAATCATGTAGTCTCCAATGGCATTAATACGATCGTAATCGGTCATAACAGATGCTGGAAACAAGAGATCAATATCGGAAAGCGGAATAATCAGAACTTTGTTTCTATTCCTTTTAATATGTTTATCTCAATGATATCATATAAGGCTACACTTGAGGGTATTAATGTTAAGATCGTTGAGGAATCCTATACCTCGAAATGTAGTTTCTTGGATAACGAGAAGATTTGCAAGCATGAGGAATATGCCGGAAGACGTATCAAACGAGGATTGTTCAAGACATCTTCAGGCAATATTATTAACGCCGATATCAACGCTGCATTTAACATCATTAGAAAATCGGCAAAAGAAGCCTTTGATGTAAGTACCTTACCAGAAGGTAGAGGGTTTTGGTGGAACCCGGTACGGATTTCCGTATAAATATATATCATTTTACGATTTTAGCGTAAAGTGATATATAATCACCTTTTTTAGTCCTTCACTTATGACATATTTGATCTTCTATTGCGCAGGAATAATCTAGCTTTGCCGAAAACTAGTATTATGGTCACATTGAATGATGTAAATAACGAACTCCATGTCCGGTTATATATACTGGAGGTGCTTAAGGATTATATAAGAGATGATGATTTCGACGAGCTTTTAGATAAGGCGTTGGATTTTGTCATGGAAGGCGTTTCTATGCCTAAGGCTCCGGCCAAGGATACCACCATGAGTGACATATCAAAGAGCGTTTTGGCTTTGGTAGCGGGTGCCGGATTAGATGAGAGGCTAAGCAAAAGCTCTTTAGAGTTAGCTTACGATAGGTATAAGATGAGGTACGTATTCGATCCTCGAAATCGGGATATACACGGTGTAGTCGTAGGTTATTCCAATGACTTTAATAGTCTGGTAGCTGTGTGTGATGAGGGATCGAAGAAAGGAGTGGACAAAGGATCTACTGATTTTGTGGATGTCAATGAGAGATACGTGACTAACGGTTTCTTTTACATATCTGTAGAGGATGCCGATAAGCAATCGAACTACATGGGTGGAAATTCGTAATTATTATGTTTTTGTGCTTTACCACGAGACGTTTTAAGTGTTTAGTCTTCCTCCTGACTTGTGAAAGTTAGGAGGATTTTTTTTATATTCGCGTGATTTGAATGTTTTAGCATAATACGTACAGTTTTTGTTAAGATCCGGCGTGTAAGTGATTATCCGCCGGATTTGTTATCTTTGCGAAAAACATAACATCGTGCAGAACAATTCTAACATAGCGGTTCCCGACTCCGGGATGAACAGGGATAAGCATCCACAGGATCTATCCCCGTCTGAATATAGTTTCGCCTTGAACGCTACCATAGAGGGTGACGATGGAAGCCAGCTAAAGATCCAGAACGAGCCTAGTACCCTTTTATGTAAGCGATTCGATGGCTATAAGGTTATTGGGTATAAGAATGATATAGCTGGTGATAACACTTATTTCTTTCTATCTAATCCGGATGATAATACGTCTAAGATCACGTTCATGCGGTCATTGGATTATATCAAGACCGTTGAGGATCAATTGGCTGGATCGGGAAAGGACATCCATCGTATCCTTGGCGAGAGGCTTGAGGAGTCGGATGGTCGTTTTGATGAGATATGTGATTTGATGGAGGTCCTGATAGAGGACTGGGTTGATGACCCTTGTCTTAATTTCTCCATTCATCATCCGATCTTCGATATAGAGATCAAGGACGAGAAATGCGGGAAGGTGATATACTGGACCGATGGATATAATCCCCAGCGATATGTTATGGTCGATAAGGCTCTTAATCCGGATGATGATGGTGACTTTTGGTATCATTATCATGGGTATAAGACATGTGGGGATGACAAACCAATAGAGAGGTGTAGGCTGGCCTGCGAGAAGCTGCTGGTGTTCCCGTTGCTGACGGCCCCGTGCGTGGAGCCTGAGGTCGTGGAGTTCGGGGGGAGCCTGCGTGCCGGGACCTACCAGTTCTGCGTGGCGTTGTGCGATGAGTTCGGGATTGAGAAGACCGGATATTGCTCATTGACCAACCCAATCATGTTATTCGATCGTCAAGATATGGTTATCCGCGATGGTTTATGGGGTAAGTCAACCAACATGGGTATCCGCCTTACCGTGTCTAATATAGATAAGCAGGTATCTCATTATAAGATAGGTGTTATACAGAACACGGTTGGGTTTAATGGTGAGCAAAGCCCGGTTCTTGAGTATTTCATAGAAGGTATACATCCGATAACGGAAAGGACTATCTATTATCTTACGGATCAATATAGCGAGCGTACGACCATGGAGAAGTTATCCAAGGAAATACCGGTATATAAGACAGCCAGAGGCATGACGTCTGTCGGGAATCGTCTTCTTCAATACGGCTTGACCGTGGAGAATGAATGGAATCTTCAACCGGTCGTTAACTTCTTGGGTCATTTCGTTAAATGGCAGACATCTATAGCCACGGAGAATTTGTATAAAGACGGTGTGGCTTGCTCTAAATACGCCTCTTTCATGCGTGACGAGGTATATCCGTTGGGTATAAGGTTCTTTACCAATACAGGATACAGGACGGCTAGATTCCCGCTCATCCCTCGTCCGGCCACAAGGGAGGAGATGGAGGTTATCGTTGATGAGGACGGTAACTCTGACGACCTGTCGGCTGCGTCGGTGCTGGAGAACAACCCGCAGTGTGCGGGGAACAGCCGCCGTCATCTTTGGCAGTTTAAGAATACGGCAAAGATCATAAACGACCCGTCTTGGGGATTTGATGATTTTGGAGGAGAATGCAAGAATCAGCTAGATGTCAAGCAGCTCAGATATGTAGAGCAGGAATATGCCACGGTAGGAGAGACCCAATTCGTTATCAATACGATGGGGGAAGATGTTACGGTAGATGATGCTATTGATTATATCGCTGATAATATAGAGAACCTGTGTGATATCATAGAATCTAATGTAGGTATTACTGACGAGTTATGCGCTGCTATATCATTGCCGGAGGATCAAGACGGTATAAAGGCTCCCGATTTCCCTAGTGGATGTGATGATATCGAGAGGATAGAGACCAGGACTATATTGGATAAAAACTCTTTGGTGGATTCTAGGATTGATTTTACGTATAAGCTGGCTAGTGATTACGTGGAGACCGAACCTACGACATTAATACAAAGTAACGCCGAGTCACAAAGGAAATTCTCTGTATTGTGTGATTTCGATAATTACTCCAGTGGAGGTAAGAATATCATAGATCTGGTTCAGGAATGGCTGGATGGTCAGGATGAGGATAAATTCCCGTCTGATATAGACTCCTCCGCCTTGGTCTTGTGTCAGGATATGTCTAATGTCCGGCAGTTATATGATGAGGGTATATGTACTAATGGGTGTTCGGTAGGTGATCCTCACGTGAATCCTACTATTAACGATGTTCAACTTCCTACATTCCAAGGGGGTAGGTCATTGGGTAAGTGCACATATTTGTATCAATATCCCGGATGGGAAGGAAAGAAGCATACGGAGACGATGCTTGATCAGTTAATGGATACGATGGAGGCTTATTTCCCCCAATATGAGAGTCAGTTTGGTATCGAGAACGCCATGTGTCTTTTTGGCGATGGTGATAATTCTAAGTTCAATACCAGCATATCTACTGATTGGGAAAGTCGTGTGTCTGTGCAGAATGATATTGACGCCAAGACCAATTGGTTCGGTAGAAGCAACTTGACTTATTTCAAGTTCTATCCACATGTATCCTCATACGCCAGATGGGTGGAGTTGGATTACGAGAAATACATAAGTGGTTTATCCGATCCTGATAACGGTATTATGTATATAGAGATGATGGGTAACTATAATTATCCGATCGGCGACTCATCATCATACAACAAGGTTCGTATAACGTTTTTCTCGGACAAGGAAGGTACCGTGGCTCCTAATCCTTTGGCTAATGATGCCAAGAAAGGTGTTATAGTGAATTACGTGGATCATAAGATATTTATGATGCCAAAGTACTTGTTCTGGAATGATGACAAGACTACTTTCCATAAGATATATGTTTGCATCGAGCCTGCGGTATGCGTGTTCTTCACCGGTTTCGCCATGAGGAAGGACATGAAGGAGCTTGCCGGATTCTATACGGCCGGCACCGCCATCTTCCCCGCCCCGTTCTGTTTTGGCATTCGGCCACTGGAGGTGAAATACGTGTTCTTCTTCACGAAAGAATTGAAATTAAGGAGATTTGTTACCTATGAGGCGAAGTGTGTCTCATGTGGGGATAAACCCGCTGACTGCGCTCCCAGACCATATCAGTATGGTGATTTCGGATATTGGGAGTCTACCAATAAGTACCCGGCTAATTTTGAATTGTATGATTCAAGTAAGATCGGGATATCATCGGGAGGATCAAAGAGGAAGGACATAATAGATTCTTTGACGAAATACTATGGGTCTCCTAAATCAGTTGGGGGTAAGTCTTATTTCACCGGTAATGGGGGTAACGCTGAGTACCCCAATACGTCAACCACGTTTTGTCAGAGACCTATACGTCATTACAAGTTCCCGGATAACTCTGTCGCTCCTTTTATGGGTAATCCGTCTCAACTGACTGGTCAATATGGAGTTGACTCCTATATTTATCCTATGGGGGTGATGCTTGATGACGATATCGTTAATGAGTTTTTGGATATAGCGGTAGAGAACGGTCTTATAGATAAGGCCAGAAGAGATTCTATAATAGGATATGAGTTGTATAGGGGCGATAGGACGTTGGATAAGAGCGTTATCGGAACCGGTCTGGCTTATGATATGTTTAAGTACGATGATCCCGACGGATCGGCTAACCTTTATCCTAATTACCCTTACAACGATTTGTCTGATGATATGTATATCTATAAGGATATTAATCGTGAGAAATTTATAACGCATCCGTTTAACAGGAAGGGTAATATCTGGTATTCATTCTTAAGTCCTGATATTGCCTTTAACAAGCCTGACGCTCCCACCGAGTGCCTTGTTGATGGTTATCAATTAGGTAAATCCTCCGGTATATTCAGGGAGGTGGAGGATCACCCTAAATGGACGATATTAGGGAGTAAGGCTTACAGTATGGCAACATCATTGGCTACGGTGGAGGCTATGGCTAATTTAATATCCGCTATAGCTGAGTATACATATCAGTCGGCTTCACAGCAATATGTCGGTGGAGGCGTGTTCTTTTTAGCCAACCCTGTCGGCATAGCGCTGACGGCTATCCGTCTGGCTACGGGTATCGCCAAGGCCACAGCCCAGTCCGTGGTGGATATAGGCAAGTACAGATATCAGTGGTTAACGGCATTGATAGATAGGGGACCTAGACGGAACTATGCTTATTACTATACTTCTGTCGCTCATTATAATTTATTTTACCAAAAAATAGGGAAGTCAGAGTTACGTGGATTGTCAACGGCTAAATATATCAAGAGCGGGTTATATCCGGTAACAGATATCTCTTCGCAAGGGGAGACCGTAGACGGTAAGCCTATTATCATAAACAACCTCGATCGTGAGCATTCATTGTTCATGTCATTTGGTATGGATAAGTATATGCTTGAATATCCGGAGTTGGTTTCAAGTTACGATACCAGCCGTATTCAGGATGAGTGTAATATTCGTAACGATGAGGTGGCTGGTATGACGCCTCATTTTATGACACGTGAATCTTTCGTATCCTGCCCCTATATGAGGATAAAGAAATATTCTCCGGCTCAATACGGGCAGATAGAGGATATCAGGTGGGTATCGTTAGGCGGTTGCGGGTTGATGGATGAGGGTAAGCGTAAACCTGTTTTTGGAGGTGATGTGTTTATATCCAGATTCTCGCTTAAAAGAAAAATGCCTATGTTTTACTTGACCCAGTTTGGTCAGGGAGACATGATACCATTCCCTTATTACGATTATCGGAACATCGGGTATCCCCGTTATTTCGTTAATTACGATACCGGGGAGGATTATCTTAACAAGACCGATACGGATACCGGATCGCTATACTCTTTCCCTAGCCGGAAGAGCGCTTATGAGATGGTTTGCAAGACCGGAGATATGTATCTTAGCGGTCGTTTCTTCCTATACTTCTATGGCATACCTCAGTTTCTTGTGGAGTCTGAGATCAATTGCAATTTCCGTATAGCCGGGCCTGAGCCTTACGAGGGGTTCTATCCGGAGGTAGGGGATTATATATCATGGACTCAGGAGCGTAATGTCCCTATATCAAGGGATAATGTGTTTAAGATAAGTCCTGTGTATAAGAATCGTTTTACGCTAGGCGGAAGGTCATTACCAGAGACGTATGATAGCAATTTTTGGGACTGCGCCTACCAAAGACCCAACGGCGTCATATGGAGCACCGCCGACGTGTCGGAGAACGGCATGACCGATCCTTGGCTGTCGTACAAGCCTATGGATTACCATGAGTTCAAGACCTCGTTCGGAAAGCTTATAAGCATGAAAGGGATAGAGTCGGATCAGATACTGGCTCGCTTCGAGAATCAGGTAGGGCTGTATAACGCCATAGACGTATTGGCGGAGAGAATATCCCCGGAGAATAGCGAACTAGGGACAGGTGGTCTTTTCGCCTCTCGTGGTATCGAGTATAATAATACGACGTTAGGATATTCCGGGACCCAGAGTCGGGATATGATCAGTTGCGAGTTTGGGCATTTTTGGGTCGATTTAAGGCGTGGTCAGGTGTTTAAGGTAGATTCTAATGGTAGGAATCTTACGGAGGTCACACCGGGGCTTAGAAACTGGTTTAAGGAGCATCTTCAGATGAAGATCATCCGTAGCCGGATATATAACGCTGATACGGACGCTGAGTTGTCTTATTATGATATTGATAACAAGTTCTTTGGTATAGGGCTATCCATGGGCTGGGACAATCGGTTCAAGAGAGTTCTGATAACCAAGAAAGATTATATACCGGTAGGGAATCCGAGCGAGTACCAATTCCGTGGCGGCCGGTTCTACAGGAACGGGCAGGCGGTGGAGCTACAGGACGCCAGCCATTTCACGGACGTCTCGTTCACCGTTGGATATAACTGCCTGAAGGGTGAGTGGAAATCATATTTATCCTACACCCCTGATTATTATATCGAGCACCAGCATTATTTCCAGTCTGGAAAGAACTACTCAAGTGAAAGTCAGGAGATAGGGTTATGGTCTCATGGATTGACCAACCAATCGTATCAAGTATTTTACGGTAAACTATATCCGTTCGTTATAGAGGTACCAGTACGTGAGCAGTATGTGAATAAGATCCTCACGAACTACCAATATAGGATGGATGCCAGAAGGTATCAGGATGAGGTTAATTACCAAATTCTTAGGACTACCGGATTCAATAAAGCATGGTTTTATAACGATACCAACAACAGTGGTGAGCTTCGGATGGTTATCGCTGACAAGAACGATATGAGCCAGCGGTTAAGGTATCCTGTAACCAATGACGATAGCCGTGAGATACTGGTGACGGAGGTTGATCAGAAGATAAATATAAATGACTATTTTAACGAGGTCAAAGACGATACTAATAACCTCCCGGTATGGATCAAGGATGTGAATGACATTGACCGGAAGATCGATCCTAGGGCTGTCGATTATCATCGGAGGTGGCGTGATCGTCTTCGTGGCGATTGGTTCTTGGCTAGGTTCGTGAATGACATTGAGAGCCGGTTCAAGATGATAGTACGTTGGTTTAGCAGCGATGAGAAAGTTTATTGAGGTGATTATATACCTTTAAATATTTGATGTTATGGCAGCAGGGAAAACTAGCAGTAAAAAGAAGGGCAAATGCCCGAAATCAGGATGTATCAAGAAAGTAGGGAGTGATTGGCGAGTGGTCAGTAACAAGACCGGTAAATTATGGCCGGCTAAGTACAAGTCTAAGGAGAAAGCTAAAGGAGCCTTGGCTGCTTATCACATGCATTAGCGTATAAACGGGTACATGATTTATTATGTACCCGTTTCGTGTTTTTAGGCTTATGATATTATGGTTATCTTTGTGAAAAACGTAATATATGTCTAAGAAGAATAAACCGGAGGAAATCCCATCGTGGATAAAGGATTTATATAAGGAGGATCTTAACCGGGTTGTCAATGGCGAGCGTCCTATGTATTTCAGAGGTATGGATGATAGTCCTTTGAGAAACGTGTCCCCGGAGTTTGATATCCTTAGCGGAGGAGCCGCAGTTAAAGGCATGAATGGGATAAGAGGTACGTTGTCCCCGTTGAATAACGGTATGGGTAATTATAATTTCAGCCTCAGGGGTATAAATAAGAAGATAGGTGAGCTGGTTGATGAGGCGGGATTATATCTACCTGAGAAATTAAGACCTGTATATCGGACTGTGGTGGATGCTATGTCGAGTTCCAAGGATAAGGGGTTGGGTCATATCACGCAGCCGTTGGCCAACGCCCTATACCCAGCGGACGAGCGGCGGAACCGGCGCATGGACGGGGAGCATCCCGTTGGTTACGTGGATGCCATAGACGGTATATGGCCCAGAGAGAAATATGGGCTATGGGGAGAGAAGATGGATAAGAAAAAAGGGGGTGGATATGTGGCTTCAAGGGATAACACCTCCGTTGGATCTAGTGGCATAAATCTTAATACTGAATATGGTAAGAAGATAAATGATGGAGTTGACATTACCGAGATTATAGCTGGAGGTATCCCTATTATCGGGGATGTTATGGATGTGAGAGATTTTGTGGAGTCATCGAAGGCTGGGGATGGTTTAGGAATGACATTATCAGCTTTAGGGCTATTCCCGGTATTAGGTGAATTTTTTTCTTTCGCTAATAAAGTAAAGAAGATTCCTCTGCCAGAAGATAAACGTAAATTGTATAATTTTCTTGTAGATAATGATCTTGTGGATAAATATGTTCATGATGAACCTTTGGTTAGGGATTTTTTTAACAAGGATGTTCATGATAGAATTTCAAGGAATTATAACAATCTCCCTGATTCTTATAAGGCGGCTGTGGATTTGATGATTGATAATGGTGTTGATCTCCAAAATATAAATGATGTGTCTAACAAGCATATTAAGGATAAGATAGATTCTATGCTTGATGATAATGGGAAACGGTTGGAAGAAGCTTACAATCTAAGGGTATCGGCGGATTCTGATTTCGATGATTTTAGATATGAGGTATCCTCCGCTTTGGATAATAGTAATGCTAAAGGGTTTTATACTAGTAAATACAATAAGGTTGTTACTAGGAGCGATGAGAGTTTATCTAACCTATCTCATGAGTTTAGGCATAAATATGATTCAAGTAATAATTATAATAAGATTTATTTATCCGAAAATGATAAGTCATTATTAAAAGACGCTTATAGGGCTGACCCAAACTCATCAAGTAATGAGATATCAGAGAAAATAGCTTTTAATACTCAAGCTAGATTTCGCTTGTGGAATAAATTTTATAATACATATGGAAGGACTCCATCTATTGATGACCTTGATAAGTATATCGATAGTATGGATGAGATTGATGTGTACAACCTTGTGAGTGGTATAGGTAGCAATTATGCTGAAGATTATTCCAAGAACATGTTTGGAGCTACGGGAAAGGTATTGAAAGAATCATCGGATAAAATAAAAAAAGCCATTAAAAATGTTCCTGCTATTTTGCCGGCGGCTATAGTTGGTAAGATGTTGATGGATGATGATAAGGAGAAGAAAGATAAGGGAGGGGCCGTAAGCACAGGTAGGGCTTATGGAGATGGTAAATATGTAATTGATCCTGACAGATCAGAGGATAATAAGATGGTTGTGTATGATGAGATATGGGATTATCTGACCGATAAGAAGGGAATACCACAAACGCAAGCTATCGGTATCCTGTCGAACATCGCCGCCGAGTCCGGAGGGGACACCGAAGCCCTAGGCACCGCCGGTGATTTTGGCATCCAACAATGGCTTGGACCGAGGAAGAAGGAGCTACAGCGCAGGTATGGGAAGAAACCGACATTGACACAGCAGTTGGATTATCTCGTGGATGAGTATCAAGGCAAGGTCCCGGGGTTAGGTTGGAATTACATCAATCAAGGAAAGTTTTTTGACAAGGACGCTCAAGGTAATGTATATAATTACTATATGTATTCTAAATCCGATTTCGATAACGCCGTCAACTACAAGGACGCTACCGTGGCATGGAATCAAGGATACGGTAGGCCTCTTGGATCGACCTTAAGAAATGAGAAGAGATTTGAGTTCGCTGATATGTTCGCTAATAGGTATGGTGTCCCGGAGAACGAGCCAATGAGATACGAGTTCGGACAGCGGGATTCGGGCACGGGGGACGGAGGTCAGCAGCCCGTACCTGAGACGGTAGCCCCTGCCGATCCTTCTTTGGCTTCCCGCTCTTCCATGGATAGCTGGTGGGAGAAGGAAGGTCAAGACCTGTTATATAAGATGCTAGCTCAATCAGGCGCCAACAGGAAAGCTATAGAGGATATCGCTAATAACATCAAGAACGATCCCCAATCAGAGGCGCAGATAGCGGAAGCTGAGCGTATGCGTAGGGAGCAGGCGAAAAGGCAGTTGGTGCTTAATATGATACCGGGGTTGATGCTGAATATAAAGGGTATGAGCAGAACTCAGAATTAATGCTATATTTGCGAAGTAATTAAACGTTTTAGATATGAAAAGATTGTTATTTTTATTTGCTATGTTATTGACGCCGTTCGCTTTGATGGCGCAAGAGGTAATCCCATCAGAAGGGACTATCACCATTGATCTAACTACCTTTACCGGTATCATGGCTTTTGTTACGATGTCAGCTACCCAACTAGCCAAGGTTGTGCCGTATATTGACACCCATAAGTGGGCTAAAGTCCTATCCGCCGTAGTCATAGGTATGCTGGTTTGTATATTAGCGTGGCTACTAAAGGTGTCTCCATTGCTTATAGGGAGTGAATGGTGGGAGGCTCTATTATATGGAGTGGCTGTAGGTCTCAGTTCTGCCGGTTTCTATGATTTGGTTAAGGCTATAGGATCATTATTCATAAAAAGAATTTAATTCTGTACATAATAATAGCATTTGCTGAGAGACTCATCGTTGTGAAATGATGAGTCTCTGTTTTTTTAAATTATCTTTGTGTCAGAACGAAATTAATTAGACATGAGCAAATACGTAATCAAGAGGAAGATACCTAAATATCAAGAGGCCGGGGAAGTCGGGTCGTATATGCTTGGTAATATGGACGGTATACAAGGGTTAGGTATAGAACCTTTGGTGAATACCAACCAAGGATTACCCGCGCCGGTCAATCCGCTAGGGATATATTCTTTGGATACTCCAGATCAGTTGAGGACTAAATACGCTAATGCTTTTGATCAGGATAATGTGTTTCCGGCTAGCTTCAAGGGTAGTTTACAGCGTATAGCTGAGAATTATCAGGACAATGGTATTACGCTTAATAACATAACTGTTAACGATGTTGATAAGTCTAAGACCGGTTCAGGCGAGACGGATGTTTTTGATTTTACCACCATCCCCTACTATGGCGCTGATGATATAGGGTCTAGATTCACTCAGATGGGTCGTGGTATAGGGCGTATGAGAAGCGAGGGATATGGTGATTTATCCACTGGGGCTAAAACAGCTAATACGATAACCACCATAGCCTCAGGAATTAGTGGTATCATGGGGTTGGCTCGTAACGTGGTTTCTGGGATAGCGTCAGAGAAAGGTACTCGTACCAATATCAGGTTAGCTCAGGAGCGTGAGGCCAGACAAAGAAGGCAATCCCAGATGCAGTACAAGGATGGTGGGGGTGTTTATCTAGGACCTAATAATAGGTTCGATAGCGGAAGCCTTACCGGTGAGTACCTGTATCCGTTACCTAAGTCGATGGAAGATCAAGCCAACGTAGAGGTCGAGAAGGGTGAGTACGTGACGCAGCCCGGAGAGGCGCCGATGGAGGCTATGGGGCAGAAGCACGCCGATGGTGGAACCCCCGTTTCCTTGGAGCAGGGAACGAAGGTTATTACCGACGACACAACCATAGAGCCGGATTTCGCTAAATACATCAGAGATACGTATGGGATCAAAGCCACGCCTAAGGATACGTATGCTACGTTAATGGATAGGTATAAGGCTAAGATCGGTCTTAAATCGGCTTACGATGATCAGAAAAAGGCGCTGGAGAAGCTGAAGAAAAACGATAAGATAGATGACGAGAATACAAGGCGTTTAAACGCCTCCGTATTATCTAAGGCTATAAATGATAGCAACGATACCGTTAATGGATTAGAGGGAAGATTTACGGACTTCGCTAATGTCATATACAAGGAGCAGGAAGACCGGAAGATGAAGAAGGATGAGGATACGTATTTCGCTAAGGGTGGTGAGATAGATAACATCATATCCAGATCTATGAAAGAATACGGTCTTACGGAGGAGGATATAGCTGAGGCTAAGAAAGAGCTGCTTAAGAAAGTGGCTGGTATTCGTCAGAAGATGGAGATAGGAGGCACGTCTTTGTTCGGTCGTAAATTAACTTTCCGCCCGATCGAGAATAGGTTCAACAATGATCCTAACTATTTCGGTTATCAACGCCAAGGAACTGATGGCTCTTATGGAGGTATTAATACGGATGAGAGGTTGAATTATTATAAGACATTCAATCCGGTCGCTTACGATGCTTATATGGGAGCTTCAGAGGGCGCTAGGGCTAGGGCATTGCAAGACGCTATCTACGGTCAGACAAGTAGCTGGATGGGCTTGGCTACGGCTGAGAACCCGATCATCGCCAACGCCGAGGCGCTTCGGGATTACACGACGCTCGTTTCCTTTGGCGGTGAGGATAGTCAAGGTAATTACCCGGAAGACAAGAAAGCCGCATATCATGATAGGATGAGAGACAATAAATTAGGTTTGTTTACCACATCTCGCCCTATGATCGGTCTAGACGTTGTTACAGAGGAACAGCATAAGGCTCTTAACGATGCTGGTATCACCCATTTTAGCCAACTATTCTCTGACAAGAACAAGGATGTCGTTAATAAGATACTTGGCGAGGATATGCTTAAGATGCAGGCATTGAGATCCATGAAAGGAATGGAAGGTCTTGATTTTATACTTGATCCTCATAAGGTGGCTCCCGGTCCTATGGATATAGGTGATGTGGAGGAACCTGATGTTAAACTGGATATGCCTGAGCTGATTGATCCCAATACACTCCCTAAGACCAATACAAATGCCGGTAAGTCGAACAGCGGCAATGGAGGCAGGAATATAGTGGGTGGCGGTCTTGACTTCCCCGAGGTATTTAGGATGACCCCGGGAGCCGTGACAACGGAAGGTCTGGAAAGGCATTACGCTCCTACCGTGGATCCGGTGTTGAGATCTGCTGATCAGTATATGGTTGAGACCAATCGTGCTTTCCAATCACAATTGGATCAGATGGGTAATGTCCCGGATTCCCAGAGAGGGGCTTTATCATCCAACTTACAGGCTATCATGAGTTCCAATATAGGTAGATACATTAATGAGGTAGAACAAGGGAACGTGGCTCAAAGGGCTTGGGCTGATAATGTAAACGCCCGTACTTGGGCTGATACGTATGATAAGAATATAGCCCAACGTCAAGCTTACCAGCAACGTATATTGCAGGGATTGGCTATAAATGACGAGAACTGGGCTAGGTATTTCGATAGCGTAAATGACGAGATCCAGCAGAAGTGGAATACGGCTACGACCATGAATACATTAAGGTCTATATTTGGGGATGTAAAGATTGGTCCCAATGGACAATTAATCGCTGATCCTCAAGGAGATATATTGAGTTATAGGAGATTATATCCTGCTCAGGAAGTAACTAAAGGCAAGAAAGGATAAAGGATGGCTTCACAATATAGTATATTAAGGAATTACGGCAAGTATGTATCGCCCTACAACATGGATGTCATGATGCAGGGGATGGGGTACATGCAGCAGAAGATAGATACCAATCGGCAGGCTATAAACGAGTATGCTGATTATATTATCAATTCTGACATTATAAAACCTCAGGATAGGGAATATCTTCAGAATAGGTTAAATGGGCTGATACAGGACGTGAATAACGTGTATCGTAAATCTAATTTGGCTTCCGACGGTATAGCCAGAAGCATACAGGCTCGTCTTGGAGAAGCTCTGGATACCCGTGTGTTGAATGCTATTGCCGGTACTAGGGAGATCCGGGCTTTTAGCGAGAAGATGGAGGATATGAAGCTGAACAATCCCAAGATGTATAGTCCTATAAACGAGGCTGAGGCTTTTGCGGATGCCGTGGCTTGGATGAATGACGGTCAGGTAGGGACACGTCTTAATCCTATACATTATACCCCTTATACGGATTACCACGCTGAGATTGATGAGAAGATGAAGAATTTCATCTCCCTTAACAAGGGGAAGAAAGTCAATGTACCGGTGACTGATGCCAATGGCAACAGGACGGGCGAGATGCGTGAGATGTATATAGATGAGATGAGTTACGCTCAGGTCAGGGATATAGCCATGGCTTCTATATCTGAGAACGGCAAAGCTCAGATGCAACTAGAGGGTAGGTATATGGCTAGAACGAATCCTGACTTATTTAATGTTCAAAGCACCTCAGATTTCCTTAAAGGGTATATTGATGATTTCAGTGTCAAGGAAGAATCCATACGAGCCAAGCTAAAGGGCGTTGGCAATGACAAGGCCAAGAGGGCTAAGTTGGAGTCGGAGCTGGCGGATATTATCAAGCAGAGAAATGATTTCGTGGAGGAGGCCGAGGGCGTTATCGGTAGCAACTACAGCCCGGAGCGAGCCGGCATGTTCATGGTACGACAGCAGTTCCTTCGTGGCGTCGGGCTGAGATGGTCTTATAATAACTCATACGAGACGTTGGGTGTTGATGATTATTATTTCAAGGCTAATCAGCAGATGATGGAGAGAGCTAAGTTTAATGAGACAAAAAGGCATAATCTAGCCATGGAGAAAGCAGCGTTGATGAGAGCCAGCAAATCGGGTAAGTCGGAGAATGGAGGTGGCGGAGGTGATGACACGACCGGGCCTACCGTGGTTACCAAGAGCGCAAACCTTGACGATGTGAGCATAAGCGATGAGTTCATGAACGGGTTCATAGCCAACGAGAAGGCGGTGACTACCGGCATGGGTAATTTCGTTAAGTCATTATCAGATGACGCTAGAAGGAAGATCGACGCATGGGCGTCTGATCCTGAGAATAGTAACGTGGTCAAGGATATGGATAACGATCAGGTTATCATGGCTTATTTCAAGGCCAATGGAGGGTCAAGGAACGAGTTGCTTGATTACAATGGTCAGGATAGTTATTTGAAGCTTCTTGGATTAAATACCCAAAGAGGGAAGTATAATAAGATCAATGATGGATTCAATAAGGCGAGCAATGCTGTTTTGGATGGTATTGATACTATAATTCAGAGAGAAGCTAGATCGGACAGTGGGTCAGGTATAGATATTAGTTATGGATTCGGCACATTCAATCTTGGAGATATTAATAACAATGGCGATAAGGTTTTTGATATAAATGGTATAAACGATATAACATTAAATGATTGGAGTAAGTTGTCCGCTTACAGCTCTTTGTTAAATGATAATATAAATACTATTAATTACGGTGTTGAAGGAGAAATGCCTCATGTATCAATGGATTCGGGTCAATCAGGTGTCTTATTGGATCGTGTGAATGATTTAATGGGAACGTCTTTTTCGCTTGATGATATTGAATCTATAATGTCTCTTGCCGTATCTGGGGCTAGTAAGAATAAGCACATTGAGGAAATAAGAGATAGGTTTGCCGGGGATAACAGGGCGATCGCTGTCGCTACCGCTATATATGATGAGGCTCATAAAGAGAGGAATGATTTATTAAGACATAAATGGAGTCGTGGGGATTTAGGTAGGATCGCTGATGACGCTAAACGTGCTGGCGAGGATTACCTGAGACAATATCGTCATGAGTATGCCGAGCGTGAGTATATCTTCTCCGGTGATTATCCGTCTAAAAGTCAAGAAGAGAAAGATTATATAAAGGTTAGTGACCTATTTACCCGTGGTGGCGGTTTTATTCCTAAGGATAAGGATAATGCCAATACGAAGATAACGTTTACCATATCCCCTATAGGTGATGGTAATTATCAGATCATTGGCAATAATGGAGGTGATGGTCGATCTGTTGTTGAGGTAAGCGAGGCTGATCTGGCTGCGAATGGACTTACTTTCTACAAAGAGGATGTAAGCATCCTGTCCGAGACCTATGATTCCGGTGTTGTACCCATATCTTTCGCCAGCTCAAGCAACAACGCTTATGGGAAGATGGCTAAGTCATTGTTGGTAGCTCCATTCGCTTACGCTAGCGGGGCCAAGGACACGGTAATGCCTTATATAGATATGTTTACGAATATAAATGACGGTAATATCAGGAAGAATCAGATGATGATCGCTACTGACGTGTTGTTCGATAACGCTTCTATGTACGAGTTAAGGGCTTCCGGATATAAGTATAATAATGGTTCTTCTGGGATAAATGTTGATATATATAGCAAAGGAGGGGCTAGAGAGGGTAATACCCCGTTGTATTCAATTGATCTGGATGGCGTTAACTATGCTGATGAGGTAGCAAGGAAGATCGACTTCTGCCCGCAGTATTATTTGGTCATGGCATGGCAACAGATACTTAGCAAGGAGAATGAGGTGTATTGGAGGAGCGAGGGAAGATCTACTACTGATGATTTCGAGAGCTTCATCTCGCCCATAGCTGATATGATTGATCAGGAGATAAGAAACAGGAATAACGGAAATAGTGGAAATAATGGAAACAATGGAAATCTATAATAATACCTCTAACGGAAAGGATCTTGCCGAGAAGTACAGATATCCTACCATAAACGTAGATAATATAAAGGCTATTGGTACGGATCCCTATGATATACCGGATCGTGACCTGCCTCCGGTATTGGATCCGTATTCCGCTTCCGAGAGATCAAAGTCCCAGATACCGTCATTGTCGGAGAGGATCAAGAATACTGTTAAGACAAATTATTATGATGATATGAAACATATGTCCCCATTAGGATATATGGCTTCTGATCAAAGCTATAAGGGCAGGTTTAACCTTACAGGTCCGGAGATATCGTTGGAGGATTCAAGGTATCGACTTAGTAGCGGTACTTGGATACCTAAATACGAGTCTTATATTCCAGGCGTAGATAACGACACGCGTCTATCTAGGAGCCAAGGTAGGACCGAGAAATGGATGAGAGGATTGGGTAAGCTGGCGGGTAAGGCTGCTTTATACGGATTAGGCGGCGTTATCCAGCCTTTTTATGGTATTTACGCCGGTGTATCCAGAGGTAATTTTAACGCTGTTTTTGATAACGATTTCACGAGATGGTTGGATGATCAGGACAAGAAGATGGATTACGGTCTTGCTCATTATTACAATCGTGAGGAGCGGGATATGAATTTCCTTCAAAGCATGACTACGGCTAATTTCTGGTCTAACGATTTTTTATCCGGTCTTGCTTTTACCGCTGGAGCCATGTTATCGTCAGCCGTATATTCCGGCGCTGGATTGATGAACTTAGCTCATACGGGAGCTAGGGCGGGCGTGGCTTTGGCTAGGATAGGCAAAGCGGCTTCGGATACCAAGAAAGCGTTCGGCGTCTACCTTAGGGCCGCCCGTACGGGACGGAGGATAGGCAAGGGACTGGACACCCTCGCTTTCCTTGGCACATCTACCTCGTGGGAGGCGTCTGTCGAGGCCAGAAGCATGCTGATGGAGGCTGAGGAGAATTTCAGGCAGTCTTACCGTAACGCTTATGGAAGGGAAGTCCCATATGAGGAGCTTATGAAGTTCAGAGCTGACAATGCCAATGCCGCTAACGCCGTATTCGCCGCAAACGTCGGCATATTGTCATTATCCAATATAGCTATGTTCGGCGATATGTTCGGCATGGATCTTGGCGTGGATAAGTTTATAAAACGCAATATATTTGGCGTAGGGGCTGAGAGGATGGATAACGGTACGTTAAGAGCCATAACACCAAAGAAATGGCAGAAGGTAGCTGGTAATACGTTTAATATCATTAAGCGACCGGTATCTGAGGGTCTGTATGAGGAAGGTCTTCAGGGAGTGGCTAGCAAGTCCGCCGAGGATTGGGTAGAATCAAGATACAATCCTATGGCTATCCGTCAGAACATAGGTTATATGGAGGCTATAAAGAACGGGTTCAAGGAAACATACGGGTCTAGTCAAGGCTGGAAGGAGATCGGCATCGGTATGATTATCGGATCGGTTATGGGTGGAAAGACCTTTGGAGGTATAAAGGAATGGAGCCAAGACATGTCCCGTAACAAGGGGATGGTGGAGGCCTACAACACTAATGCCGGCGCCTTGACCTCGGCGGCCGTCCAAGCTATTCGTGGCAGTATGGCTCTGAACGCTCAATTATCAGGCTTGAAAACGGATAATAACGCTGACGATATACCTAATTCTAGAATCATAGATAAGACTTTTAGTGACGCCGTATTCAATCGTCTTCGTTATGATCAGGAAATGGGGATGTTAGATGATACTAAGGAGAATTTCAAGACAGTCATCGAGTCTATACCTAATAGCGATATAGCCTCCGATATGAATATGACGGATGAGCAGGTCAATGAGTATAAAGCCGATCTTGTCAACGAGTTTAATAAGAAGGTGGATAATTTCATTATGGCCAACAGATTCGCCGACTCCCTTACCGATGGTATATCCAATAGGTCGTTTAACGCCTATATCTCCAATATGGCTTATAATGGCCTTGAGGCGAAGGATAATTTGAACGATATTGCCAATCAGTTAAGAAGGATATACAATACGGATATAGGCCCCGCTCTTGATATATATTCTCGTCTTAATCCTGATTCGAGCAGGGATCTTGAAGAACTCAGGAAGCTTACGGATGATATACAGAGGATGGAGAAGAATATCTTGAGGCTTCAACAAAGTGTCGCGTCGAAGGACGCTCTTGAATCTGATAAGGCTAAGTTGGTCAAGGAGAATGATAGGCTTCTTAAATTAACAGAGGATAGGATCGCATTGGAGAGGAAATTAACTACGTTAATTAACTCAGAGGCTGATATATCTAAGTTGTTCTTAAATAGAAATGATTCAAGGATCAGTGCCGCTGATCTTATGGCGGCTTATGATACTATAGCTGATTTTGAGAACGTCGTATCTATCCGTGGGGTTGATAATTATAAGGAGGCTATGGCATTGCTTAGTGAGTATCGTCATAATCTTGTGGCTTATAAGAATATAAACGAGTCTCTTCGTCGTATGCGTGACAGAAGATTCATCCGGGCGCAGGAGCGCGGGTTCATGAAGATATTATCGAACGTATGGGGTAAGACTTATGAGGAGGATGATAGCAAGTATGATTTCAGGAATACTGATAATCCTGATGCCAATGATCTTTACGCCAACGACCAAGCTATAGACAAGGCTTACCAAGATGGTCTTATAGGGGAGGATGAGGCATTTATGTTCAAGACATATAATCATATGATAGCCAGATCTATGGAGAACGAGATTAAGACCGATGAAGGTAGTATAGTCGAGAGGGTTCCTGATGATGAGGATATCATAAATCCTTCTGACGATAGAATCAATAATATAGCTATAAAGATATGGAACGGTAATGAGGATGTCTTATCTCCTAGGGAGAGACAGATATATGATAATAACAAGCCTCGTGTCGATAGTCTAGTTAACGGGTTTGGGGATAATCCTATTTCAAGGATCAATAAGGCTAGATCGATAATAGATAGATTGAAGATCCATGATAATATTTATGATAATATCAAGGACGCTGTTGATGATATTGTAGATATGAATATCAATGGTCTTGATCAGGATCAGATCAAAGAAGCTATAAAGACTTATAATGATCTTATGAATGAGGCTGACAATGGCAATGAGATTGATCAGGATAAGCTTAATGAGGCTATTGATATTATCAATAACTATTCTGATGATCCTCTTCTTCGATTCGTGGAATGGATGAGGCTGTATGATAATGGAAGTATAGCTGTCAAGGATTACGATAAATCCATACCTATGGGTGATGTCCTCACAGAGAGCGAACCCGGGACATCCACCGGCAGGACGGAAGTTAACGCCGCCCAGAACCCGGTGGTGTTGATGGCCCAGAAGAGAGAGATCGGTGGGGTCATGTATTATGAGGTTGGTGGAATGAGGCTTGACAGGTTTATGGCGGGGTCCGGGCTTAAAAGGTCTGATGCCACTGATACTGATAATGGAAGGGTGATGGATTTCACCAACGGAACCGACATATTTACTGTTATAGAGTCAGATAACCACTCAAGATGGATGATTAGCGAGGATGACGCTCAGGCTTTCGAGAACGCTACCGGTGTCATATTGGGGCGGCAGACCGCCTTATCGACCTCCAACTGGTTCATGGTGTATCGCAAGGGGCAGGATGGGTCTATTGTTCCTTATTACACGGGTGATACGTTTGGGTCTAACAACGAGTCGGTGAATCAGGAAGCAACGGCTAGCCTTCGCAAGGGTGATATGGTAAGGTTTAAGATGGATATGTCAGATCCATATACCAAGGAATTGTATGATAAATACAATAGTCTTAACGCCGTTGACCCTAATTCTGATGAGACTAAGTCGGCTTACCGAGAGCTGGTTGATAATATGGTTATTAAGATCGTGGATAGCGACGGAAATTTCGTCTCGGTGCTAAAAGCCAATGATCCAGACTCAAAAGGGAGTAACGCTGATTTAAGGAGTATGGCCTTTGAGTTGTATAGGGATAATGTGGGATCTGTCGCTGGCGAGATTGATATACCGTTTGTAGGTACAGTTACCAGTGTTTTGCCGGGAAGACCTAATTTTAGCGTAAGTGATGATAATGGTACGTTGATGGTATCCGAGAATGACTTTACCAACGAGACGGTTGGTAAGGTTGAGAGCGTAGGATATATAGAGAATGGGGAGGTTACGATGAGGGATAATATTAAGTATAATATATTCCCGTTCTGTACGGCTATCGTCAGGGACAAGTATGGTGATTATAAAAATTCACGTATCCCGGTCGTAGCTATAAAGACAGGAAATGGAAGAAATTACCTGTACCCCGTAAGATTGAAAAATCAGGATATATCGTCATTTTCATCCATGATCGAATCGATGGCTGATAGGATTACGGAGGGTCTAGGCGGAGGCGTAAGTATTGATGATATAATGGATCTTAATAACGCTATAGCCAGATCCGGGTTGGATAATAAGACGTATATGATCCCGCTGGCTGGGGACGTGGGTGTTATCAAGAACCGGCTTAAAGCTGTTAAGGAGGCGGCTAGCAGGATGCCTATGACCGCTGACGTAAGAGGATGGATAGGTGATTCCAGAACTAAGGAGGATATTTTGATGAATGACGTTACGATCAACATAGATCTTAATAACGATCCTTTCATAGCTCCTAAGTTCAGGATGAGTATTAGGAGAGATGAGACGTTCTTCGAGGAGACAGAGACCCCGTTCGTCAACCCGTCCGGCTCCCAATCGGGTTCCGCTTCGCCTACGAAGGCTGCCGAGGACAAGTCTTTGGTTTCCGATGGCAACGTAGTATCCGGAGAAAATGAGGCGGAAAATCCTTGCTAGGTAAATTTATTCGTCTTATCTTTGCGGTGTCAGTCCATCACCTGACGAGTAAGATATTTAAAAGTTGGTCCCTGTCGGGTGTGTGATGGCCCCGGTGGGGACTCTTTATACCATGCAATTAGATTCTTTTTTACACCGGAAGATCATGCAAGACTTACGTATCCAGCGAGTGAAGGTCTTGATGATGTTATATACCAGTCATTATTTTGTCAATAACAGACAAAGGCAGTTGCTTGACCATACATACTCATTAAGCAGGGATCAGGCTTTTGATTATATGACTGAGTTCAATAAAAGGCTTAGTGATAAGGTTGGTATAGAATGTACGATGGATATTCTTCTGCCTACCGATGATGATAACGCTAATATCATAATCGAGTACAATGGCATCATTAAGAAGTTGATGAGGGAAGCCGAGAAGCTGGAACTTGATACTGATGCTATCAAAGCCATGATGCGTGATCTTCTTGATGAGTTGAAGGATGATATTGATCTTAATATCCTGATATTTGACGTAACCCAGTTACTTATAAAATACAATCTATTTAGGTTGGATGCTATAACCGAGCAGGAGTTCAAGAACTCTTTTGTCAGGATGGATAGTAGGAATATGGAGATAAAGAAACTAACTTTATCTGATATCAAGAAGGTGGTGGAGATGATAGAGGATAGGTATAGCTACGCTTTATATATGACAGAGGAATATGGCTGATTACATTTTTTGTAAAAATATCTCTTGTTTGTTTGTAGTTTCAAAATAAGGTCTTATATTTGCGGTGTCCATCCGTTATTGGGCCATAAGAAGATATTAACTCGCCTAGGCGTAGGCGATAGATGAGGGCTATTGGTGGAATAACGGACGCCAATGGTCCTTGTTGTTTTATATTATGGATAAAGAACATATTTTGAAGTTATATGACGATTTGAATTATTTTTGTCAAAAGAGAAAGTTGAAATATACTGATCCTCCATTATATTCAGAAGAACTATATGTTGTTGTAAGGAATTTTGTAGACGATCTTAAATATGTTGATAATAATGACGTTTTAATTATCAAGGATTGCACTATAACTTCAAGTGATAGCGATTATGGTAATTTTATTCATTATGCATTGATAATGCTGTTTGGTCATAGTGATTTTGATTTCGATTATACCTTGATGTTGTACAATCGTTTTATATCGGCAGCTATAGAATATGAGGATGAATTATATAAATATGGCTATGGAGAATATATTCTTGATAAGATGTGCATAGATCATATGTTTAATGGCGTTGTTTATAATATAACTATATTGAATACGGATAGTAACATTGATAGCATTAAATTCACTATTTCCAATAAATTGAAAGCTAATAGAAAATTGGCCGAGTTTGTGAGTAGAATGATGCCTAGATGTATGAGTTTTGATATTTATGATTTATACGATTTTACAATGTGTGCTATTTCTTCATTAAGGGAAATATCACGTAGTGATAATAAAAAGATGCAATTTACTTATATTGGATTAGATGCAAACAATGGTCTTGTAAAGATTGGTAAATCTAAGGATATATGTGCAAGAGAGAAAGCGTTGAGGGTTGCTAATGTGTATTTTCACATGATAGCATATGTAGATAAGGATATAGAGTCTATTCTTCATTCTAAATATAGTGTATATAATATTGATAGAGAATGGTTCCATTTAAGGAAAGATCAAGTCGAAGACATTATTAAAAAACATGATTTTAATATTGTAGAAAATAATAAAAGATATTTTGATCGTATAGGAGATTTTCGCTAAACGATAAATTCCATTTTTTTTGTAATTTAGGATTGAGCTTTTGCCTGTCCGTGAGGATCGGCAAAATGATTTGTACTTTTCAGTAGAAACATAAGGTTTGTTATTATGTTGTTATTTTGGTATCCCGTCCGCTCGTGAGAGTAGATGGGATTTTATATCTTTGTAACAAAACGATTTAGTAATGGGCAGATCTTGTTATGTTATAAAAAATAAGGAGGGTAGGGTAGATAATGTCCTTGCCCCTAATAACCAACCATCCGGATTATACCAAAGGGCGATGGAGGTGTTGGGCGACCAGAAGCAGGCCTTATCGGTCTGGGGTACGGCCTACTCCCCCGACTTCGTGTCTTTCTTTGGCGATTGGATGTCCATGCCATCAGAATATGATCTGGATAGTAATGGGGAACCTAGGTATGATGATGTTATGTCATTTATCAAGCGAAAGAACTATTTCGCCGGCAATTTCATGGCCGATGAGGTTAAGGATATCAATAACACCCTTACTTCCTTGGGCGTTGATAATATCAATGATCTTAATGATATGATCGTATCTAACTTCCTTTCCGGCGGTGATATATTCCTCAATAGGTACAATCTTGAGCGATCTGGGATGTATGACGCCGACGAGATTGATAATATCATGACCAACCGATCGGCGTATGATCGGGTAAGGGATATGATGAGGAGGATTGTCGATTTTATGTCTGACGGGGATCTTAATGAGAAGGATATGTATTTCCTGTCCTCCGAGTCAGGCCTTGGTGATGATTATATGATATATGAGGATACATATGACTCGTTAGGAAAGAGAAGGGTTTTGAATCCAATAGAAGTAAGGGATACGATCATGAGGGCGGTAGGCGGTATCAGCGACCGCCGGGAGTTCGATCAGGCTTTCGCCTCCATCCCATACCCTTCCTTGGCACTCCGGTATCAGGAGGATCAGGATTACGCAGATCGGATGTATGACACGTATCGTAATATGACCCGTATGGAGGTTCGGAGTCAGGACGGAAATACGATTACCGACTCGTACTTCAATAGTACCACACCGTATATCAGTATGCCTAAGGATATGAAGGGTCTAAGGGATAAGGTTGGGGAGATAATCGATATGGATGATTTTAAGGACATCAAGGACGTTGCCGGACGTCTGCATGACATAGCCATGGATCTTGCCGACATGGGTGTGGATATAAGCGAGGCGATCAGCGATGAGATGATTATATCCAGACCGGAGGATATCCGTGATCTTATGGCGTCGCTGGACGTCATGTTGTCTTCCATACAGGCCGGCAATTCGGTATACGATAGCTTTATCTCCGATCTTGATAGGATAACAGGAAAAGGGAACCCGATATACGAGGTTCAGGATACTTATTCTACTGGGGATAGGATGGTGTATGTAAGGTCCGGGAATACATCCCCTTCCGATATGTATGATAGGAGCATGTTGTATATGGGTAGGAATACGTACCATAACACGGCTCCGATAACCGACACCGATCAGGCCTATGAGATGTTGGCCGATATCGGGATAGAGCGACCCTCGTACTTGCCGGCTGGCGTGGTCCCCGCCGGGGCTTCCCGTTCCGATATTGGCGTGGTTAAGGATAACATAAAGAAGCTAGTTATGTCCAACATCTCATCCTCGAATACCGAGAACATGATCCTTACCAGATTGATATACCAGCATCCAGTTACCCCTGAGATGGATGATGCCGATATCGATCGGGAGTTCAGGAGATACGAGGCTAGGCAGGGAAAGGATCGGGATTTTATCAAATCCTGTACCTCGTTGAGGAAGATCCAGATCAAGGAAAGGTTAAAAAAATCGGATTTATATAATAATGTCTTACGTTTCCTTGATTTTAATGGATTTTATAATGTATCTTTGAACCACCATGACAGAGGTACGTTAAAAAGCATGGAGATGTCGTTGCCGGAAGGTCAGGTAAGGGATCTTCTGTTTGACGTGGCTATCGAGTCCGGTGACAGTAGCATGAGAAACCTTTTCTATCTGGATGGTCAGGATAGGATGATGGATGTCGGGTTTTACAGGTATCTGTACCAAAGGAATCCGGGCCTGCTCCGGGAGGTCAACGGCGGCGTCGAGGCGAGATCGGACGGTTCGTTCTTGGCTCGTGGGAGGTATGATGATTTCGTGTCATTCCAATCCGGTTTATATGAGAAGGTAGGTGAGACGGTTGATGGTGCGATATACAGGTTCGTTGATGATCTTATATACTCCGATCCATCATCATATCAAGAAAACATGGTACGAAGGATGGGTGACGTTACGGTAAGGAGTGACGATAACCGCCTGTCAAGGATAGAGGATGATCCCTCATCCAGTAAGATAGTTAATGAATACACTGCTAATACAAATAAGTTGATGCGAGATTTTTCGTGTAGTTAATCTCTCTTTGACGTCGTGAGACGTTTTCTTTCGAGCATTGAAACATTGGATTTTATAGATTTGCGATGAATCCGGGTCGTAGTGATACGCTCCGGATTTTTTGTCTCTCGTCAGTCGTTATTAATACCATTTACAAGACATGACGTACTTTGATGATGACACATATCACGATTTTAGGGCTGTTAATTTTTGAACTTTGTAACGCCCGCCATCAGGTGGGGTTATTATTAATTCAAAAATAAATAGACATGGGTACAAGTGGAGACAAAATCGTTTTGTTAGACGGTATGGGTTCCGGTAGTGGAAGCGCCACTAACGGTTTATTATCTATGATTCCGGGGATGTTCGCCAATTTAATAGGCGGAAATAAGATGGATCCGAACTTGGTAGCGGCCTTGATGAACGGTCGTAACAACCAAGACGGTTTCGGCGGGGCTAACGGTTGGTGGTTGTGGATCATCGTCCTGTTCTGGTTATGGGGCGGCCGTGGCTTTGGCAATGGTTTTGGTAACGGTGGTGAGAATTGCGCTAATGGTCTTCCCGCTCAATTGAATAACGACTATGGTCGTGAGTTGCTGATGCAGGCCATCCAAGGTAACAGAAGCGCTATCGAGCAGATCGCTAACGCCTTGAACTGTACTACCACTCAATTGCAAAGCGCTATCTGTAACGTACAAGGCGCTATCGATAAGGTAGCTGGTCAGGTAGGTATGACCTCTCAGGCTGTTATTAACGCCGTACAGCAACAAGGTTGTGAGATCGGTAATCAAATTAGCTCTTGCTGCTGCAATTTGAGTTCTTTGATCAACCAAAGCACGTGCGCTACTCAAAATATGATAACGCAGCAAGGCTTTGACAATCAATTACGGACGTTAGAGCAAACCAATGTTCTTCAGAGTAACATCAACCAAGGATTGACAAACAATCGTGAGCAGGCTACTACGCAGTTCAATATCTTGAGCGCTAAGATTGATGCTCAAACAACCTTGATTAATGATAAATTCTGTCAATTGGAAATGCGTGAGATGCAGAATACGATCAATCAGTTGCGTGATGAAAGGTCGGCTTACCAAGCCTCCGCGTTGACTCAGCAACAGACTCAGAATTTGATCAACCAGTTGAGACCTACCCCTGTGCCGGCTTATCCTTCATGCTCTCCTTACCAGACTTATGGATGGGGTCAAGCATTTTATGGAGGTAATTACGGATGTGGGTGCAACAATGGATGCTGCAACAACGGAAACGCCGCTATTTAACTCTATAAAGGAAGGAGGCTATTATGGCTTGTGTTTCTAAAATAGGGTCTCTTTATGAGTTGGTCACGAAGAACGTGGTAGTGACTACTACCAACACCATCTTCGGCATCAACCCAAGGATATGGCTGTCCTTGCCATGCGAGGGCCTTCTGCTGCTGAAAATCCGGCAGGTGGTTCCGACAACAGGCGAGACATTGCCAGTACAGATAGCTATTCCAGCGAACAGCACCGTATCCACGGTAGGTGATGACACATGCTGCCCGGTAACCGGCGTGGTTGTGGTGAATCCGATCAACGTGGCTGTGACCGGAGCGGCTATGGTTAACAACACCGAACGCCTTGTTTATTTCAACAAGGTAAGGGGTGTATTGAGGCTCATGGATTGCTGTGTGCCTACAACTTCCGCCTCGGCGTCGGAGACGACTGTTGATGAGGAATAGGTTAGATTGGATGTCTAATGGGAGGGTATTCCCTCCCGCTTAAAAATCGAGATATGTTTAGAGACTTAAAGAAAGGATTTCAAGTATATACGCTGGATACGTCCGATGTTCCGGTGTTCAGGATGGGGAATGTGGTTAACGTGTCCGAGCCTAGGTTCCAGCAACCCCAGATGGGTCAGATGGGGCAATATCAGCAACTACAGGATAGGGTGATAGACCTTACCGTGGAGATAAACGGGTCTTCCATGACCTATGTCGTACCGGAGAGCAGGGATGTCGCTATGTCCAATAACATAACTTTGGCCTGCTCGGTCGATCCGATCATGAACCAGCTTAACGCCGCTAAGAGAACCAGCTCCGATATTCTCGATAGTATCGATAAGCATAGGAGGACACTAGAGGCTTGTGATTCGATCCTTGAGGAAATCAATCCGGCTTTTAAGCAGACTAAGGATCAAGACCGGAAGATCAAGAATCTTGAGGAGAAAGTCGATAGGATGGGATCCTCTTTCGATGAGCTAAAAGAGTTGTTAATTAAAAAATTAGGTTAAGATGAGAGTTATAGATTTAGGCGGCGGTCACGATGAGGACTACAATGACGAGATCTACGATCGTAGAGGCGGCCGTGGACGTAGCAGACGTTCGGATGGGACTTACATGGGTTATGGTGGTGGAATATATGACCATTATGGCAAGGAGCATGACGGTAGGATGGATGAGCTAGAACGCCGTGAGCGTGATCTTGAAAGACGTGAGAGGGAACTGGAACGTGACGAGCGTGAGCTTGAGAAGCGTGAGAGACTCCATGAACGCGAGGACGAGATGTATCGCAGGGGATGGTTCGGTGAGCGCGGCATCCGTGACGAGTACGAAGGTACTGAACCGTATATGCGCAGGGGACGCAGGAGTCGTTATTACTGAGGAGCAGACGCCGATGACCCGGATTATAAGCGGTATATAGACACCCATGGATATCACTTTTCCAAGGAGCTGGCTAGGGAAGCCGCTGACAAGATGCTTAACGCCGACGGATCCAAGAGAAGATGGACGATGGAGGACGCTAAGCAGATGTTCGATAAATGCGGGGCTAAGAAACCTGATAACGCCACTTGGGGAGATATCCAATATCTGTTCGCTATGTTCTATAGCGACTACTTTCCTAAGGTATTGGATTGCGACCAGAAAATAGTCAAGGCTGTCTTGGCTTATCTGGAAGACCCTGACGCCCCGGAAGGGACGGCGTTCGTAAGGTATCTGGCGGTGCGGTGCTTCGTCGGTGACACAATCAAATGGAGTGATATGATTTAGTTTGATACAACGTTGGAGAACCCTGTCGGCAATAGAATACCGATAGGGTTTCTTTTTGACCGTATCTTTATTATGATTACATTTGTTCGAGGTAGATCTTTTTGTCATGGTAGGGTGGGCGGGAATGAAAAAAGGCATCCTCACGGACACCCTTCCCCTTTGGTTGAAAATCACTTAAAACATTATGAGTTACTACTACACCGCAAATATAGATAATTAAATACAAACTGCAATGGGTAAGGGGTATTATTGGATAGAGCCAGTGGATCAGACGTTGAATGATTTCCAGTTTTATAAGGCACGTATCGTAGGCGATCCTGAATATGACGAGAGACATCATCGAGTTATATTGAGAACTGATAAGTATTTCCCTGTCGGAAGTATCTTCCATGTCCTTAATGACCCGGAGATGTTTGTCATAGAGAGAAAGTTCAAGACATGGGGGAATAAGTATGTCATTAAGCCTTATGAGGGTGAATGGGAATGGGAGTCTGTCCAGAAACTTAAAGACAAGGCTATTATATTCCGTAGCGGATTCCTGCACGGGGACGGCAGCTTCTAACGCCTGCCCGCATCTACCCCCCCCCTATATTTCTTGGTGTGTATGTATATAGCTATATTTGAGCAAAAAATAAGTGTAATATGGCAGATTTTCAAGGTAAATACAATGGTGATCAGATAGAGCAGCTTCTGGATAAGGCTAATGATATTGATCTTACCAAATATGCTCTTAAGACGGATAACGCCCCTACCGCCACGAAATTACAGGCGGCTAGGACCATAGCGCTGTCCGGGGCTGTTACCGGTAGTGTCTCATCGGACTTCGGAAGCAACGTAACTATCTCCACGACATTGGCTAATTTTGATGCCTCTAAGATCGCATCCGGAACCATCAGCATAGATAGGTTACCTAAGGCGGCTTTGGAGAGATTGGTCGTGGTAGCTGATGATACGGCTAGATTCGCCCTTACCACCGCTACGGCTCAAAGCGGTGATACGGTAAAGGTCACGTCTACAGGTAAGATGTATCTGATAAAAGACGAGTCTAAATTAAGCAGTGAGGATGGGTATGAGCCTTACACGGCCAGTCAGGCTTCCTCCGTGCCTTGGTCCGGGGTTACGGGCAAACCAAGTACCTTCACCCCTCCCACGTCCTCCGCTACCGTTCTTGGCGGTATTAAGGTAGGATATACGACTTCCGGGAAGAACTATAAGGTGCAACTGGATTCGTCCGGCAACGCTTACGTTAACGTTCCGTGGACGGATACCAACACGACATACACCAATATGGGAGCCGCTTCTGCCTCAGCGGCGGGAAAGGCCGGCTTGGTCCCCGCACCTGCCGCCGGAGCGCAAGCCAAGTATCTTCGTGGTGACGGGACATGGCAAACGCCTCCTAATACCACATATAGCAACATGGGTGGAGCGACGTCCTCAGCCGCGGGATCGGCGGGATTGGTACCCGCTCCGGCTGCTGGCAAGCAAACCTCTTTCCTTCGTGGAGATGGTACGTGGGTGGTTCCGACGAATACCACATACGCCAAGGCCAGCTCCACTACCCTTGGATTGGTGATGATCGGATACGCGGAGAACGGTAAGAATTATCCGGTAGAATTGGATGGTAGCGGAAAGATGTTCGTTAACGTACCATGGACAGACACTAACACGACGTATGGTGTTGTGGGGGCTAACGGCAGTACGGGTCTTGTCAAGAACGGCAGTACCGTTACAAATGCCTCTGGTTACACTGCTTGTCCGATCGTGGGAGGAGTCCCTTATTATAAGGATACGAACACTACTTATCAGGTGGTTAGCTCATCATCCGATGGGCTTATGCCTAGGGCGGCATTTAGTACTTTAAACTCCAGCTCCTTGCTTATAGGCAGCCCGGTCTCGGTAGCTCCGCCATCCACTGGTGGGGGGTATCCTACATACAGTTTCATGTTTAATCATGTGAATATAATAAATGGGAGCAGTGGCGAATTAAACTTAATGACATGTGGTGTCCCGGGTCGAATGAGGGTCTGTGGCTCAGAGATTAAAGGATTGGGACTTATTCCTACTGATCTTTACAATGCGATTAGCAAGTTAATAGGCGTGAATACCGTCACGACGTTAGCCAACCTGCCTGTTACCAAGAGAAGTATTACGGCTACTCTCTCGGCTGCTACCACCCTATCCGTGGCGTCAGGCATGCAGGTAGGCGAGGAGCTTATCATAAGATGCGTCCCCTCTGCGGCGTTCACGCAAGCCATCCCTAATACAGGGAATTATGTCAGCATGAGCGGGGCGTCTATTACGACAACCGCTAACAAAGCTTTTGAGATAAGTATCTGGTGTTACGCTTCTGGTAAGTATAGCATCGCCGTTAAAGAACAAGATTAAAGAACAGATTATGGCATATACATATATAAACAGGGAAATATATCCCAATATGTTGGTTTTAGACGAACCTCTTGATGATAATTTCGCTAAGGGTAATAGTTATGATGATTATATTAATGGCAATCCGATTCCATGGATAGAGCTAGGCGAGGAGCAATTGGCGTTCAAGGAAGATAATCCTAAAGCCACGGTTAAGGAGATCATTGAAGCTAGGCTAGATGAGTCGAGGATTCTTAACGAGGAGAAATCGGCTAAATATGAGGAGATCAGGACTTATGAGAATGAGAATCTTCATGAGTTTTTCTTGGATGACCAAAATATCTATATCCCTGAATATGATAGGCGTAACGCTTTGGCTGATGGGGCTATAGCTGGTAAGATAACGATCATAGGTCTGGAGTTCGATATGACGGAAGGCAAGATCTTGATCGGGATGATGGATAAGTATGATAATGATCTGATGTCGGCGTTAGGGGCCAAACAGAGGGAAGTAAGCTTAGCCACTACCGTAGAGCAGGTGAGGGCTATTGACGCTCAGTCCGGCTATCCAGATAAGGTAAATATCACCATGACTTATGTCCGGCAACAGGCAAAGGAGAAAGATGCCTCCGATCCTCAGGAAGTGGCTGTCAGATTCTCCAGAATGGTGGTTAATAACAAGGCTATATCTTTATCCCCTAACGAGAAATTGGATGTTAAGGTCCTATTCCCTATATGGGGACAAGAAGGGGCGGAGTTCGGGCTGTCGGTGGATGCCGGATTCTGCCTCAGGGTGGTTAAGGACGATACGGATATCCTTTATGAAGTTATTCAACAACATACATTATCAAAGGAATGGGAACCCGGATTAAATACGGCTTCCTTATACAAGGTCATTGATAAGGAGCATGCCGGGACCATAGGGGATCCTATCCCGTATTTCCCTCCAATGGAGATATTCAAGGATAAATATTACATCCAGAACGCTGATGTATATAAGTGTACTAGGGATAGCGGAACTCCTCTTAGTCATAATCTAAAGGACTTAGTAGGGTTGTATGTTGAGGTTGTACAGGGCTAGTCGTATCTACCCCCCCCCTATATTTGGCTTGTGATATGATACAAGTTATTTTTGGCATAATAAAATGACATTTATAAATATATTTAAGTATGGCATCACAAAAATTCGGTTTCGTAACCGTCGACCCGGTATCAGGATCAGGAGATCAGGCGGTTAATTTCTCCGGTGAGAAACACACCGGTCGTATTCAACGCACTATCAACCTTACGGTCACCACGAGCGGCGGGGCTAAGAAGGCGTTGGTAGTTAATCAGGCAGCGGCTGCTGAGGTGGTAAGATCAGACAGCCCTAACGCTTCCGTACAAAAGACAGGCGGTAATGTTACCATCACCGGTAAGTCTAACAGTACTAAGCTTACGTTCGCGGTCACGCCGGCTGAGGAGAACGGGCTTACGTTACAGCTCCCGGCTAACTACACGGCGGCTGGAAAGACTACGGCTAACGGAGCGGTTATCGCCGACGATCCCGGAGCCGCTGGCGAGTTCGTTTGGAGCATCACGATCTCGGACGTACCGGCCAACGTCACGATCGAGGAACTGACAGCTACATTGAAGGTAACTGCCGCTGGTGGCCAGATAGCCAACGTGACGGTAACGCAAGCCGCTGGAGACTCTACTATCGAGCTTGACAAGGAGATTATTAACTTGGATGTAAATGGTACTCAACAGACGGTTAACGTAACATCTAATGACAGCTGGACATGGGCGCAAGCTGCGGCTAGAACCGTATTGAGAATGATGGGACGATAATCAGTTTCTTTTCTCTTACTCAGACCCCGATCGACTAAAGCCGGTTGGGGTTTATTTGTTTTGCTATCTTTGCAATAGAACAAAAATAATACAACTATGGCTAATGATTTGAATATTAATTGGAAGGACGGGGTAGGCGAGGTAACGGACCAGCCTCTGACCGTCAGTCCGGGGTCCGGGGCCGGAAGCGCCCCCGTTTCCTTTGGCTCGGTGATGAACAACGGTCTTGATCGGACTCTTGAGCTGGAGATAACAGCTCCAAAAGGTACTAAGAAGATACTTACAGTGAATCAGGAGGGATGCAGGCAAGCCTATGTGACAAGCGATGGCAAACGATGGTTGACTAGCGACAATCGGGTGTATGGGGTGTTGAAAGGTGATGCGCCGTGCCAATGCTTTGATACCGGTATGCGTGGAGTGGCTAGATTTAGGATAGATGACAAAAAACAGATTTCTGTTATAGATTCTTGTGGCGATAGCTCATGGATTAAGGGACGAAGGTGCCTGGTTAAGAAAACGGACGCTGGGGTCGCCATATGCTATCTGGATGAAAATAATTCGGAATTGTTCCATGACGGTAAGACCCAAGCCAAGCTTGACGGTACCATGGGTCAGTGGATGACAGATATACCTAGTTATAGGTATAGCTATACTGGATTCAAACATGATAATAATTATGATATTATCAATTATATTACATTAACCCATAACGATGTCGATGACAATATCACCAAATGGGGAAATAAGGGGCTATTCAGAAGATGTTTGGTAGGCGTAACAGAGGCGGTTGTTGTCAATAGTAAATTGTGGAGTCGCAAAACAGGAGATGAATATTCTACGGGAAATTTAGAATCACGTTTATTTCATGATTACGCTACGGCGTTAGGTGCAGGATTTGATATTATTGATTATGAGACACATTGCAAGATAGCTCATTTATTCTACGCAAAATACGCTGATAGAAACCCTCAAGGGATGGATCGTTTTGGGACTGGAGAAGACTCGTTTGATAGAATTATTGGTACCACATCCTCGCTAGGGAATAATGACGGAAAAACTTCCACCCAAATCAGTTTCTTGGGCATAGAAGATTTTTATGGAGGGAAGAGTGAGTTTATGGGAGGAATAGGATTTTATGGTGAAGATATATATATATATGATGGGTTTAACCCATATAAACCTCCTACTGTTGATTATCGTGTAGTGTATTCAGGAATGTATAAAGAAAGTGGAGGTATATATAAAGTAGTATGGGGGGAGCATGGCGATATGATTCCTAAAGTCATTGATATATTTTCTAGTAACTTTCATTATTGTGACTTTGGATATATTAACGGTTCAAGTGGACGCTGGCAGGGAGTTACTCGGTCTGGTTATGGAGCGAGCCTTTACAACGGAGTCGCTTTTTTCTCAGATGGAGGATCTTGGGCATACAAAGGGACTCGTATCCAGTACAGAGGAACTATGCAAGTTATAGATGATCCAGCTGATTTCATAACAATGCCGATAGGTTTTTGATTCATGGTTTTGTTTTTACAAAATTTGTAATTACATTTGTGGCGCATGTCCATCACCATGCTTTTCGTCGCTAATTTATTATAAGGGATACCGGTCTGTGATGGGATCGGCATCCCTCTATTTTTTAATATGGATAAGATAGATGTTTTCGATGTTCAGATTCCTGATGGGAGACAAATCAGTTGTATATCGTATAATAAGGTTACTTATTTTGATCTTGACGATATATGTAAGTTATGTTTTGACTCATACGACCTACATGATGTGGCTGACACTAAGGTTATGAGCGAGTTCCTACACCGTGAGGGTGGTCGTTATTGGACTACGATAGATGGCGTAAGGCAGTTGTATCGTAGGATTGAGTGTAAGATGTGTTTTGAGGTTATAGAAAAATTAAAGAAATTATGAGAGAGATGGAGTTTGATTTCGTGATATATCCGTTGAAGTTGATTATCACGGTTGGATTAGATTATAAGACATTGTGTGATCGTTTCGAAAATATGGAGCCTGAACACGAGGGGAAATGGGGAGATGAGGATGATATGGACAAGGAGGCGTCTTTCGCAAATTTGGTAAGGGATAGGGATGATGACGATAAATTCGCCATACTTTGGAATTTTTCGAGCGACGATGATTTAATAATGAGAAATATATGTCACGAGTCATTCCATATAGCAATGAGCGTATGTCAGTTTTGCAATATGTCTCTTGGTTTTAAGGTTGGAGAGGATGAACACGCAGCGTATATAGCCGGCTTCGCTGGTGATTGTGTTAGCGAGTTCATCAATAGTAAGAATACGGATTAAGCCATAAATTATATAAGGAACACAAGAATATCAGCCTCCGCTTATTTGTGGGGGCTTTTTGTTTATCTTTGTCAAAAACATGAAGTTATGTCGAGTTGCGTAATTAAAAGGAATAAGGAGGGTAAGATAACCCGTGTCTTGACCCCTTCCGGCGAGGTATCCACCTTGTTCGATAAGATAGCGGGTATAGCCGCCGTAAGTGACCTTAATAAGGCCGCTGAAGCTTATATGACTATTTATAACGATAAGTTTAGGTCTAAGTTCGGTGACTGGACGAAGTCCGTACCAAGGAATAAGGAGGCCGCCAGATCCATAAGTGCCAGACTTAACGCTAGCGAGTGGGGACAACTTATGTCAGCCAAGGTCTTGTCTGCCATAAGTGATATGGACGCCCCGGCGTTGGCCAGAAGCCTTGGGAATAGCGACAATGTCGTGGCTTATCTTACTTCCGGAGAGGTAGGTGAGGTCAGTGATATGGCGGTGGTAGATACATCCACGGTACAGGAGGTGGATTTGGATTCCATAAATGAGGATAATATTGGCGACACGATACTGAAAGAGGCGTCATGGGATGATATAAGGGCTATCAGGGAGAATATAGACATTAAGGAGACAGCCCATATGTTATGGAAGGCCGTGGAAAGCGCTTTTACCGGGCAACGACCTAATATTAGGGTGAAAGGCGGAAGTATAGACGGGGAGATCATATTTTCTGGCAATGTCTTGCCGTTAAATAATATTGAGAATTATACTCCTCCATCTTCAAGATTGGTATATGATTCCGGTGAGCCTCGCCTGTTCTTTAAATCGGATGACGGCAAGATATACGACTCTTACGCCAACGCCATAAAAGGCTCGTCCGGCGGGCGGATCGAGGCCGGGTTCTTGGCCGGCAGTGTCGAGGAGAGCGACGTCCCGTCCGGTACGGCTGACATCTCCTTTGGCTCGTCCTCCATAACCCTTAACAACAGTGATTCGTTCATCCCGGTCCTTGGCATCAGCTCAGATTCTAATATAAGTACCCGTGGAGGGTTTGTCAATTACCTTATCAAGAAAGGTCTGTTGAGCGGGGAGCGTATAAGGCTAGGAGATAGGTATTATCTTACAGGGGCCGGCAACTCCGATGGTCTTAAGATCTATAACGCTATGGATGCCTTGTCTAGGCTAAGGAATAGGTTTGGAAGTCAGTCCTCCGAAATGAACGTATTGGGTTCTATAGGTTTTGATACGGAGGTAAGTAATGATCTTGATCTTATCACGACATCAGGGGAGAAGGTTACGGTAAGCAGATCGGAGATCAAGGGCATGTTAAGGCAAGGTAAGTTTGAGGAGCTTAATAATAAGTATGATGGGTTCATAGAGCTAGCCTTGTCGTTGATGATGGAGGATAACGCCTTGTACGGAAGTAATGTCCGTGGGGTTATTGAGAACGAGAAGGCGGAGGATCTTCAGAACAGGACTGATATCACCAACATCTTATCCACGTTAGGTATCCGTGTGATGGGTATGTCTGAGTATATGGATAAGTATAAGATGCGTAATGGTGTCGAGCCTTCGGCTAGGGCATTGTCCGATATGGCCAATGGGGTTATCGCCTTGGCTGAGGGAGCTACGGTAGAGGATCTTAATGAGGAGGTGGCTCATTTCTTGATCGATACTTACCGTAACCAACAGGAGATTGACGAGGTTCTGGACTCTGTTGTCGGCACGCCATTATGGAATCAATTCGCCGGTCGTTACTATGAGGTGTATGGGAAGGAATACCAAGGGGAGGAACTGGATCGGATGGTGAAGCGGGAGATCCTAGGCAAGACGTTGGCCCAGCGGTTCGTGCCGGGGATGGAACAGGCGGTAGAGGATCTGACCTCGTCCGAGGACTCCCAGCTCTCCTTGTTTGGCAGGATAATCCGGGCTATAAGGAATTTCTTCTCTACTCAAAGATCAGACTTGAATAAGGTTCTTGATAGGATAAAGGAGTCGGCGTTAGCTGATGATCCAAGCGCATTTGACGTGCTTCTGTTAAAGGATAGCGACCATCTTATGTACTCATTATCGGATGTTGATGTGGCTAATAAGTTGATCAAGAACGGTAGGTCATTGGAAAGACTATATACCAGATTGCAGAGGATGAGGTCAAGCCAAAGCCAGAGGATCGGTGAGAGTATCTCCCTTCTACGTGATATAGGCGAGAAGGTAAGACAAGTCGGGGGTGAGCTAAATAAGAATAACAACCTATTATCCACCAAGAGCGTCATAGCGACCGCCAAGGCTGAGGTGGAGTATTTGGTCACTGTCGCCAGTAACCTACGTAAGAGCGGAAAAGGATTGGATTATGAGACGATACAGGTTATCGATAACGTATATGGGGAGATAGTTCCTCTGATCAGGAACCTTCGTGGATTCGTCAATAATCAGGCGGCTGATTATTATGGCAGCAATAAGGTTGGCATGGTAGAGGATATGGATGATATATTACGTATGGCTGAGACATCCTTGTCTGATATAAATGCTCTTCGAAGTGATCGTAATGAGGACTGGCTGGATGGACAGCTCAGGATGTTTAATATCCCGGAAAGATATTGGAATGGGATAAAGAAGTTGGTAAATAACATCCATGAGGATATCAATGTCATGTCCCGGTTCTTTGGTACGCTGGAGCATAGTGGTAACGCTATTTTAGGTATGTTAGGCCAACGTCTAGCCAAGGCCCATAATGAAGCCCATACCGAGGGTATATCCAATATCAATAAGATGACTAGGATGATGAAAGAGCGTGGATGGGGGATAAAGGATAATGAGGATCTTATACAGAAGATAAATGGGAAGAACTCGGATTACCTTGACTCGTCCCGTGATTTCGCCAAATACGATTTACTATACAGAACCGAGCAGGCTAAGGCTATTATCGATATATATGATCTTAAGAATGTCATGGGTAAGACCGAGAAACAACTTATTGATCTTCTTCTATCCGATAGAGGTCTTAAGGTGAAGACCCGTGACGACATAGTAGGATATGACGGGGATAAGCCTATTACGAAGGAGATATATCATGTATTCAAACCTACCATCCAGAATTTTGATATCTCGGACATGACGTTCGAGGATCAGCAACGATATCTCGACGCGATAAATAGGTGGTTGGATGAGAACCGAGAGAAACCTATGGTGCAGGCTTATTACGATAAGATCGAGAAAGTTAATAAGAAGGTCGAGGAAAGACTGGGTCGTAGGGTATCGCAAGCCACGTCCGATTTCATGACCCGTATCCGCAGGAGCCGGTATGTGGCTATGGATAAGTTCGTGAGGAACGGGAAGGTCGATTGGAAGGCGTTTCAATCCGATCCTATAGCTTGGAGATCTTATCTGGATATTTTACGTGACAGGGCTATAGCCAAGAGCGAGTGGTATTCCGATGGGACACCAAAGGAAGAGGGATCCGAGGCTCTGATGATGTCCGAGGAGATCAAGGCATGGGACGAGGCGTGGGCCGAGGAGTTCGGGAATACCAACGAGGGTCGTAAGGCTTCCGCCGAGTTCAAGGAGATACTTCGTGGGATAGAGCGGTCCGAGGGCGGCAAGGCTGCGTTTGAGTTCCTGCTAGCTGGCGGTCATCTTGGCTTCTCCAAGGATATGTGGGGATCCGAGGAGGGTGATTATTACGAGAATCTTGTTGATAAGATCACGGAGCAATCTGTATCATCATCAAGGATAGAGAAGGTAGAGGAGGCGATGGCGACAATAAACGAGATCAATGACCAGCTAAGGCCTTTGCTTATTCAGTACCGGGACAGTACTAGATATGGCGAGTATGATTTCGATCGTCTTCGTGGATCATCGTCATTAAGAAAGATAAACGAGTTATATGATCGTCTGGCCGAGGCTAAGAGTGTCATTAATGCCGCCGCTTCCGCTGAGGCTATTGAGATGGATATGCCTGATACGGTGGAGAGTGGAGTCACGGATTCTTACCGTAACGCTCTAAGGGACGCCATGGCATACGACAAGGGTATGGATGAGATTAAATTCGCCAAGGAACATATGTCCGCCCGCTCCCGCAGCCAAGTGGAGCGGATGGCCGCCAAGTTATCTCGGAAAAACCCGTCATGGACGACCGTGGAGGTATCGTTTTTGAGAAGGAAATACGGTCCTGACTTCAATAATAAGCTAGCTAACGACATAGCGATGGGTAAGACTGATAAGATCCTTGTCGAGTACGCCAGAACCCGGTTGTATCCTTATATGAGGAAATACTCTCCCAAGGGATATTCTGATTTCGTTAGGAAGATAAATAACGGTACGTATAAGGTATCCGAGTTCTTTGATGCCATAGAAAATGGTATATCTAAGGAAAATAGCGTATCCCGTTTCGGGTTTGATATTAATATGATCGATCTGACGATCAATAACCAGTGGCTTGATGAGGCTGATGCCGAGAGTTCTTTCCGTAATCCTAATTATAATCCCGATCTGGGTTATGGATATCATACGCCTAGGTTCGATAAGTACAAGAACGAGGCTTTCTTCAAGAAATACGGTATTACCAACGAAGGGGAGGAAGCTACGATCAATAAGGATAAGTGGGAGATGAGGAAAGAATTGCTTAACATAAGCCGTAAGGCTATGGAGGATTATGATGAGCGGTTCAGGAATATCTACCAGATACCACAAATATCCAAGGGCGGCGTGGAGAGGATGGTGCAGGCCGGGGTTGACCCGAAGGCGGCTATCGGCAATGCCGTACGTGATATTGTTGGCGAGAGGGTGGATGATCCTATACACGGTCAAGGACAAGACCTAGGAGGGATTGATGAGAACGATAACAAATATCGTATGATCCCCAAATACTATCTTAATAAGTTGGAGAACGCCGATGACGTGTCCCATGACTTCGCCTACTCCTATTCCATGTTATCCTTACAAGCGACCTCTTACAAGTATAAGAGGGCGGCCTTGGATGATGTCATGGGATACAGGAACATGATGATGGAGACGCAATACGACGGCGGTAAGAACCCAGAGGCGACGCATGCCTATAGGATGTTCCAAGATTGGGTTAACGCCAGTATCTATGACGTCAGGATAAACAATAAGCGGGCGGAATGGAATATAGGTAATTATAAGGTCGATCTTAATAAGCTGGCTCTTGTGTTTACCAAATTCGTATCCAAATCCAACTTAGGCTTCTCCCCGTTCGTCGCGGCTACCGGCGCCCTTACCGGGCAGGCCAACTTCCTTTTGGAAGGTATGGTAGGGCAGTATATAAGCAAGGATTCCATGAAATACGCCTATGGGGAAGCCCAGAAGCAGTTGAGTACGTACGTGTCTGAGATCGGGGACATAAACCGTACCAACAAGCTATATGTCGTTGGAGAGGCCCTAGGTGTGTTTAATGTCCGCAACCGTGTACGATCGGCGGCGTACAACAAGATCTGGAGAACCTTATTCCGGGATCTGCCGTTTAAGATGATGGAGGTTCTTAACTCCCCGTTGGATCCGCAGGTTATTATCTCGGTCATGGATGATACCCGCCTATACGAGGGTCAGTTCTGGTCATACTCCAATTTCAAGGAGATGATGATGAAGGACAGGAATATGTCCGCTAACGAGGCTAAACGCGATTGGGAGCGTTTAAGGGATTATTCTATGTGGAACATGGTAGACGTCAAGGATGGAAAGATCGTGGCTAAGAACGAGGCTAACAAGGATATTATAGACCGATATATACCCACCTTGTCCAGTAGGGTAAGGAGTATGGTGCAGATCTGTGACGGCGCCTTGAACGAGCAGAACCGGGTGGGGGCTAGCCGGAACGCTATCCTTAATATGGTGCTGCCTCACCGTGGATGGTTTATATTGGCCGTACAGCGGGCGTATAAGAAAGCCGGTTTCAATTTCCAAACCAACCAGTTTGAGGAAGGATATATGAGAACGTTATGGAGACTGGCCGGTAATGTCTATGGATCGATGTCCGAGGGCAGGATGGGAGAGGCATATGACGTGCTTAAGGAAGAGTATGATAAGCTTACCCCCTACGAGCAGATCAATATCAAGAGATCGATTATCAACATGGCGGTATTCGCTACGATGATGGCCATAGGACGGGCTTTGATGGGATATAGGGAGGATAATGAGGATAGCTGGTTCGGGCAGTTCATTACCTACATCGGGTTCAGGACGATCAATGAGATCGCCTCCCAGACATCCCCGTTCATGGAGCTTAACGCTATAGACATGTTACAAGACCCGCTGGTTACAGCCCGTAAGTTGGGTGATCTTACCGATCCTCGAAACTGGGATCCTTTCGCTACCGTCCAGACCGGAGTGTATAAGGGCGAGAGCAAGCTATGGAGGCAGCTCATGAAGTTCTCGTTTGGTAAGCAATGGTATAATATCAAGACGGCTAGGGATATTAAGCAGACATCCGACTACTGGTTGATGACCAACGGCATGACGATGGGATTCTTCTTAGGAGGTAGGGATAAGGACGAGTCTGGGGAGGACGCTAATTGGTACTTTGACAGGGGAAGATAACCGATATAGTATGACGAAAAAAATAGCCAGTCAATTGTTTAAGACAATTTGATTGGCTATATTTGCATCATGAAACAATGAATGACGGGATCTCACTTCAAGGTCATTCAATGTGTAAGATATTTTTGGCTCATTAGGATTTGTCGAGGTGAGATCCGACATTTCCTTTTGAGCCTATTTTTCATATTATGTGTAATATTGTTTTAAATGACAATTTGTCTATTAGATTGTATTTCGAGAAGGTTCTTGAGTTAGTTAAATCCGGAGAAGATTTTCCAGTTAATTTAGATGATGTTTGGCCTTTGATATATTCTGATAAGGGCAAGGCTGTTAGAGTGCTTACTGGTGATAATGGGTTTATTAAAGATATTGATTATAAAGTTTTTACCCAAAATGGCAAAAACCCAGTTGGTGGGAGACCTACGATTGTGTATATGATTTCTGTGTCTTGTATGGAATATTTAATAGCAAGAAAAGAAAGAAGAGTATTTGATGTATATAGAAGTGTGTTTCATGGTGCGGTAAATGCTTTCAATAAGATGGAAGAATCCGTGGAGAAGAATCTTCCACATAATTATATAGAAGCATTGGAAGCGTTGTTGGCATCCGAGAAAGAGAAACAGGCGTTAGCTGAGGCCAAGAAAGAGGTAGAGGAGGCTAAGAGAATATCCGATAACATTATCAAAGAGCAGGCTCCTAAGGTAGGATTCGCCGAAACAGCTATTATGGCCAATGACAAAGGTGATGATATGTTGATCCGTGACGTTCGGAGAGAGTTGGAGTCTCATGGATGTGATATAGCGGAAAGATCGTTAAGAGAGTTTTTACAAGAGCAAGGTTTCTTTTACAAGAATAAAAGAGAATGGATATTAACAGAGAATGTTATGAAGAAGGGTTACGCACATTACAGATACAATACGGATACCGGGATCAGGAATACGGTTTATATGACTAGGAAGGGATTTGAGAAAACGTTATATAATATCAGGAATATACCTAAATCAAGAGAGTCTTTTATCTCTTTTGGCGGCAAGATATTTGATTAAAGTAAGAGAAGGATAGGCGATTATCATCCTATCCTTCTTTTGTTATCAGCCCTTATACATTACCTTATCTTATTCGTATACTACTCGTCCCATTAATCCTGATAGCTCTTTATCATCCTGCTCCTTCACCTCTACATAATAATATCCCTTGAAACAGAATTTCTTTTGATCGGGATCTGACAAGAACTTTTTATATTCCTCGAATCCTTCATCTGAAAGATAATAAGCTCTTCTTTTTTGTTGAAGTAATTCATCTGATTCTAATATCTGTTTTTTTAGTAGCCATAATATCTGTTTTTTGGATGTGGTATAGATGATTAATCTTTAGGAATAAACCCAACAGCCTTTTCGGTAGAAGCTCTTTGTTTTATAAAACATTCAGCTTCTTTCCATGAGGTTGCCCATATTTCACCGGCATACTTTTTGCCATTGATTTGATACTCTGTTACAAATTTCTTTTCTTCTTTTTTCATGTTTGTAATTTTTAAAAGTTAATAAAACTAAGGTTTTAGACAATGAGGCATTATATCCATTCTACGAAGTTTATTATCTTCTGTTTATAAAATTCAATGTCCGCATGAGGAAATTTATCGATGACGGATTTAGATTTAAGAGATATAGGATCGTCCTCCCACTTCAAGTCCCTACCTGTTAATCTACGGATAGTACCTTTTGGGAGTACGATCGCCGAATTATGATCCTCGATGGAAAAATACTCTTCGTCATGCGTCGATCTCTCATCCGTCCATATCTCCCCTTGTCGAGCGGGGGTGTTGTCAAGAATAATCTCATCACCATTCTTGTTCACGGCTAAAAATATTATTGTCTGTTCTCCTATTTTCATAAATTATAATTTGTTTACCAATCTCCTCCATCATTACCTATTCCTGAGATTGTAGTTATAATATTATCTGGATTTGTACCTGCGTTAGGAAGCATCTCAGGTATAGGATTGTCTTCCCTATCACCATGCATCATGACGGTAAGAACCCCACTAGCGGAATACAACCAAAGACGTTTGCCGTCCTTCTCCCATTTCTTCGCTAATCTATTTAATGATTCAATCAGCTTACATTCTTCCGGGGTACATTCGATCCCTGCGTCAGTAAAATATTTTACTCCCATATTATTGATTTGTTTAATTTACGAGCCTCTGATAAGGCTCGTGTTAGTATATCCTTTTTTCTTATAATCTCCTTATATCTTTTGATATTCATTTTTATTATCTTCATAATAAGTTCTTTTGCCTTAATAGCACCAACATCTTATTCCAATCAACATATCCTTTATCCGTAAGTGGAGTGCCGATATTCCTATCATCTATATAATAATCACAATACACTTTTGGTGATGATGATACTGGCTCAGGATTGTAGTTTACCGAATACAGATCAATATGATTGTATCTAAACCAGTCTACGGCATCCTGTAGATATTTACCATCTCTTACCGTATATAATATCAGAAGATTCTTATCAGCCAATTTTCTCAATACGCTAGCGGCTCCGATATTGTCTCCTACGTAAGGGTATAAGTCTGTCACGCATGTCCCATCGAAATCTATTCCTATTATTTTTTTCATATCACCTCTTATGATAAATACTCCTCTATTTTCTTAGCCATATCAATAAGCATCTCACATCTAAGGTCGTTGAGATCCTTACAGAACCTCATTTCCTCCTCATGCTTTTCCTCCGGCGATCTGTTATCACTTATATTGTAGCATGGTGATGAGCATATCGGTATGGGCTTCATGGCATCTATGGCTAATTTGATAGCCTTTTCTTTGATATCGCTCATATTAATTTCTTTTTGCATCCAGATCATACCGCTATTATGGCAATCAGGGAAATCGATATGATCAAAGTCACGTATTGAACAACATCCCTCGTTATAAAAACAACATCCTGCACAATGATCTTCTTTTATCTCCGGAATAGCCACGTATGTCTTTCCTCCGTATATTCTAACTTCTCCCTTTCTTACCTTATTCGTCTTATTCATCTTATCAAATTTTTATATCCTATTTTCTTTAACTGCTCTTCGGTAGCTTTCTCCTTCGGGAACTTCCCGTGCCATTTACCGGGTACCACGACATCACGGCCGTCCGGGGAGGTAGTAAGCCTCCCGCATTCGCTGCACAGCCCCATGCCCTTGTACGGCTGTAGTTCCTTGGCATACTCGAATTTGTCCACCATATACTCGTTTGTCAACATCCAGTAACTAGACGTAGCGGTATTGTCTACGCAACCGCATTTGGCGCATACAAACAGGCTCATAGTAAGTTCTTTTTTGCCTCATTGAACAACCGTTCTACCATATTCTTAAATTCCCTATCAGGTATATCTATTACATCTTTAGCCTGTACTTGGATGTTTTCATCTTTTGATAAAGAATAGTAATTATTCTTGACATCGCAATGAGCTACAGTACCATTTATGTAAATAGAATCATCTGGTTCTAAATTATCCGCATAGCCATTCATACAAGATGTATGGACATGACATATATCATCTATTCTTATCATAAAAGAATCGTTATGTTTAACATATTTCCCAATAACCCATTTATATTTCTCTTTTAGATCAATTTGTACTTTTATTCTTTCCGCCATTAACTGGGCTTCTAATTCTTCAATCTTATTCATATTCTATCTGTTTTAATGTTATTGTTATTAAATCTGTTTATCATCTCATCAAAGAATTGACGGTCTATCTCCACAAGCAGGGAGTCCCTTCCCTCCTCGCAAGCCGCTATCCCTGTCGTTCCGCTCCCGGCTACCGGATCCATTACCGTATCTCCCGGATTCGTGTATGCCCGTATCAGGTATCTTAATAACTCCACCGGCTTCTGGTTGGGATGGACGGCTGATTTTTGCCTGTCTGTCTTGAACGTCATGACCGATAGCGGGTATCTCTCCGTGCTATCGTATGTAGTGAGACCGGTCTTGCCGTATAATTCCGTTTCCTTGCACCCTGCTTTACTAGAGGCCTTGGATACTTTCCTGACATGACCATAAGTCTTTTGGGGATTATATGTATGCTTCCCAAGTGGCATAGGTGAGAAGATAAGTATCAACTCATGATTTCTTAATGGAGCTTTCTTGGCGTTAAGAAAACCGGTAGGGGTAGTCTTATGCCAAACAAGGTCGTACCGGTACCATCCCGCTGGGGCGACCCTCATGATCTCGACCGCCGCCGTGAGGGAACAGGTGACGGCTACCACCCCGTACGGACACAGCATTTTTTGGATTACCTCCCACATCGCCTTATAATCAAATCCCTCCTTGTCGTATCTTGCCTGGGTTATCTTATAAGGAGGGTCGGCAAAAACAAATCTTACCTTCCCTACCATATCCTTGAATACGGACATCGCCATACCCATATCCCCGTTAAACGCCCTTACTTTCCCGTTCATCATCAACCCTCTCCACTTTAATTGTTCCCATATCACCTGAAGGTAACGTAATACCGCTATACACGTTATTCCAGTTCTCGTCAATGGCCAACTGATGTAATATCGACCTATATATCTGGTAGGTGTTACCGATAAGTCTCTTCCTATTTATCTTATCCTTACTACCCCCATCATATCCTATATGCTCATAATCCCCAAGATCAGGGAACAGTCTTCTTCTTATCGCTCGTGAGTTATTGATTATAAAGCTTCTTATCCCCAGCGTTTCCGCTCCATCCATATCATTTATCAACGTATCTGTCGTATGTTGTAGGTCCATGTCGCCAGCGGCGAATCTACTGATGTCTTCCACGCATTGGGATATCAGCATTAGCTGCTCCCTTGTCAACGTTATTTTATAAAGTTGTTTATTATCCATGATTATCTGATATTAATTTTTCTTTTATATGTTTAGATATATCAATTATCTCATCTTTTATATTGCAATCATCTTTTAATAATGAACCAAATATACATGATATGGCGCTCTTTAGGCCTAGCGCTATCCCTATCTCCAATATTTTTTTATCGGTATTAGAGATTTCTACAGGTTCATATAATATTGATGATATGTTGTTAACGACGTATATTATATCATCTTCATTCATTGATGTAGATTTATCGACAATAGCTATAAAATCTTTTATAATCATAATATAAGCTATTTTTATTTCTTTTATCGTATCATCGCTTAGATGTCTATTTCTTATATGCCTTTCAACATACTTGTTTGCTAGATTCTCTATTTTGTTTGATTTGTCCATTTGTACTATCAATTATTTAGTTAATAATAGATCATAGTCCTCTTCATCTATACTCCCATTATTGTTGACATATATAATGAAATCATTTAAAAGCACGGACTTATCCTTGGATAAGGCTTTTATAATAAGCTCTCCATCATCTTTCAACATCACATGCACAGTATCCCAGATAACATATTTTTGACATTCTTTCTCAATCTTCTTGATTGTTTTAAGTATTATCTTATACGTCTCCTCATATCTTTTTACTATTCCGCACAGTTCAGTCGTATTATATTTACGTATAGCCGTGAATATATATTCCTTTTTACAATCCCAGCATTTTATCAGTTTTTCTGATCCGCACGCCTTATTCTTGTAGAAGAAACAGCCCTTACATGGCTCATTATGGTCGTAACTTAATACTACAAGCAGCTCCATGCCATTCTTGTATATCACATCTCCTTGTTTCATCTTGTCTATTTTATTAATCTCATTATCAATATAGCAAAGTTGGATATTATCCATACTATAGATATCCAGAATGTTATACTCAACATAAGACCTATGTTCTTAGGTATAGGATCTACTCTCCTGAATGTAAGGATCATGAATACAAATGTCTTGAAGTTCATAATTTACGATATTTTTCTATATAGTTAACTATTAGATCCTTGACACCTTTAGGGACATTAATTAGCTTAAGGTTACCTTGGAATATATCCTTACCGTACTCGTCCATGATCACCCCGAATGAAGGATTCATGATTCTTGTCGATATACATATCGGTTGGTCGGTATCGAATCTGATAACGGCTACCTTCTTCTCGTTTATCGCCTTCTTTAGGGCTATATAAAGCTTATGACCTTTAACAATGTCACAATTACCTTTCATGATCTTAGACATATATATGATATGCTCTTTCTTCACATTGCTGAGATTGTCCATAAGTTTAAGATCTCCACCAACAGATTTCCATTTTTTGAAGCAAGATATGCATAGACAATAACTGGACTTGGCGTTCCTCGGCATCATCCTGCTGCTACCAGCGGGAACCGTATCGCCACAGCAGACGCACGTCCGGTCTTTGTTGGTGCGTACTGGGCCATAGCTGTTTATCGGGTATTCTTTTTCTTTAAGCATCTTTTTCTGTTTTCAAAATTATCATCACCATATTCATAATTAGGACAAGCCTTATTGCTTGGGCGTCTCGTATAAGTCTTTTGCTCCCTATCATATTTCCTGTTAGGGTTTATATAATGGTCGCACACTTGCCAAATGGAGCAGCATACTTTCCCGTATCTTTTCGCCCATTCCCGATCATGTAGATGTACACAAGTGGCGCAAGTTGGGTTCTTGAGCTTATCCTTATTCTCATCTATGATCTTATTGACCCGATCAAGAATAACATGCATTTTTTCAATATTTATGACGTTAAATGCGTCTGGGCATGGAAGATATGTCATTGAGCTTATATCTATGTCCATTTCCTTGGATTTATTGTAAGCTGATTTGTATTTCCTTCTCATCAAATCCTTTAATTGATTTACTTTTCTCTCATAAGTCCCCATATTTCACTCAGTTTTCCATCCTTGTTTTTTCAATAGATCCACCATCATCTCCTTTATCTTAGGGCTAATGGCTTCGGTAAGTATATCAGCGGCCAAGTTAATAGAGAAGCTTGTCATTCTAGATTCTCCTATATACTTCTCGCTGGTAACTTCTTTCACATAGTCGTGAATATCCTTGATCATTTCATTTTGAGATCTTAGGAGATTCAGTATCTCATCGAGTTTATCATTCATCTTTTTTCTCAAATATACCTGATAATAACCAGATAACCACTATCAAAAAGAAACACAACCCAAGCGCCTCATCCGGGTAATCATGCATAGCCTCTAAAATTCCCCTCATAACTTAACATCCATTTTGTTGATTATCTTATAAAATATATCTCTAGTCAGCTCAATATCGTAAGTAGCGTCATGGAGCTTATTCTCGTCGATCTCAATACCCATAGTTCTGGCTACGGTCATCAACTTAAAGTTCTCCATATCGTTTCTTACACCCATCAGGAACGGTGTCACCATAACATATACATCCATACAGTTAGGATAGAACCATGATCCGAAATACTTATCCCCACATTGGGTAAATAAAGCCCGTAGGAAGTTGTTGTCGAATCCGGCGTTGTTATACCCCACCAAATACATTTTATCCCTCTTGTCGAACTTATTCACGTATTTGGATAATATACCAACTAACTGCCTGTACCCTTCTTCCATAGGCTGATACGACTGCACTTGCTCCAAGGTAACACCAGCCACATCCAGCGCCTCTTGCTCTATCGTGGCGGCAGGGTTCGGGGCTAGGCGGATGTCGAACCTCTCAGTCTCCTGCCCGTCGATATCCACGATCCCTCCTATTTGGTGTATCCCGTTTCTCCAGAACTTAACACCGGTTGTCTCTAAATCGAAAAATAGCAATTTGCTCATATCTATTGATTTTTTAAATGTTCCTTAATCTTCTCCAATGCCTCATAAGACAGATAGCTGTCTATAGTATTATCGCTATCTATTTCCAGCAACTCATTAAACAAGTCTTTAGCCAATGCTTTCCACTGCTCTCCCCAATCACGGAGATTCTCGACCTTTGACTGTATGTCTTCGAAATAAGAATCTACGTCTGATTTGATTGATTTTGAATAGTATTTAACATCCTTCTCATCCCCATCCATCATATAATCACATTGTGCCCTGATATCTTTTATATGACTGTCTATATCACTGCACATATAATCAACAGGTTTACGTATATTGAATATAGCTTCTGACGTAAGACCGGTTATATCTTGTATGTCTTTTAAATTACCCATGATTTAATCAATTAAATGCCAACCATCCACCTGCAAATCCCATCCCAAAAACGAATAAGATTATAGATGTAAATAATATCCAATCTTTTGCGCTTAGCTCATTATTATCTCTCTTTATTTTCTCAAGATAATCATATATAGCTGTATAAACAGCATGGTGAATATTCTCGTCTCTAGCCCTTACGATATTATCATATTCATTATATCCTAGATTATGGGTGGAGCTTTCGATCCTCATATTCCCCGTAACCTTTTTATTTACATCGAAATCGAAACTAACCACTATATCGGTGGTTAGAGCGCTGGCGATTTTGCTTTTTATCTCATCATTACTGAGATTAGCATCGTGCACTAATCGCTCATAGTCTTTATCGTCAAGAATTATCTGTTTTTTAATGTTCATATCCCTAATATTTCTGCTACATAAACAAATCCATAACATATATAATTATCAGCGTCATGCTCACCCCAATTCACATGCCATACGACGGCGCACGGGAAATATAATGGCATATCCTCAGCCATAGGATCCTCTTTGAAGTCATCAATGTTTATCTTCTCCCTCCACCTCCACAGGTCTTGGATATCGTTCAAAATTAATTTCTCCATAACTATGACGGATATTAGATGTTAGTAATTCTATAGCCAAGCTGATCATGGCTCCCGCTTCAGTAAGTTGATTCATTTGGGCGTACATTTTATGCTCTGCACTACGATAAGCCTCTCTACTACTTATGGTGTCTAGTAAATCATCTATAGCGTTTCTAAGAAGATCGGTCATCCCATGCCCTCCTATGCCCTTGAAATAATAAATATCACGACCAGCGTAAAACATGTCCTGATATCTTTTAGCTACATACTCTATCCCGGATAGATGGTATTTCTCGTTGTCTATCTCCACCTCTCCTTCTTCTATAGCTCTCAACAACTTCCAATCTATCTTTACATCAGCTTGACGATTTTTTACCTTTACATAGGCATATCCGCCATAATGAGAACCCAGCGTCCTCATCGTAAGTTCATTGACTTTTTGTTTGTCTCCATCCATAACAATCTGGTTTTTAATGTTGATACAAAAGTAAGATTTAAACAAAAATAAAAGCATGAATAATATAAAAATAATATTAATCATGCTTAAATATAAATATATCCCTTCTAGTTCTCACGGATATACGTATTCGTACTCATCTGGAGGAGATGTCTTATATTCAACATCGCACTCCATATTGGTGTAATAGTTATCCCCTTTTCTGTATACTAACGCTACCCAACAGTCATATTTTTTGCTGTATCCTATAAGAGGGACATTAGCCATAGGCGGATTATCCTCTGTTTTGTATCTTATTCTTGTTACTTGTTTCATATTTTCATGGATATAAATATTCATATTCTTCCGGTGGATATGTTTCAAATTCGGTGTCGTACTTCATACAAGTGTAGTACTTGTCTTTGCTTCTGTACACTACTATCCACGGACAGTCATATCTTTTGTTGTATCCTAAAAGAGGAACACCTTCCATAGGAGGCTTATCTTTCGTTTTGTACCTTAATTTTGTTATTTGCTTTATGCTCATATAATCTTATGTTTAAGTAATTCCATCATCATCGAAAACAATGTGTCTACAAGAAGTTTCTCGCTACTCCAATATATAGGGATCTCGTCTATATCTCTATACGCTACAGACCATGCATGTTTTAGCTTATAACATTCTAATGTACAACCCTCTATCTCATATGGGAGCAAATTCAGCAACGTGCCTACATCCCAAACAGGGTTGGATATATCCGGGGTAACGACCTCGATCAGTCCTATACGACCAGCGTTATCCTCCATAGAATGTAATTGATCCAGATACTTGTCTCTGAAACCGCTGGCGGTAGAGATAGGGAGGCCGGTCTCGACCAGCACCCTTCCCTGTTCTTTTGTGGTGAATATCCTTTCTTTCATCTAATCCTTGATCTTTTTCTCTACCGTAACGATCGTATCATTATGCCATCCCCCATGAGCCACAAGAAGAATCTCCTGCTGCTCGAAACCAAGCCCGGCCCCTATACCGCCGGAGTTCCACGCGCAGGTAATGACCACCCCGCCTTTCTTGGTGATCCTAGCTATCTCCTTCTTCTGTCTAGCCCAATAACTAGATTGCGTTGTTTGCATATTAACAGCACCTCCAAGTCTTTTATACGATTCAGATACCTGTCTCGCAGAATATGGTGGATCATATAATACCATATCAGCTATATTATCATCAAGATGGCACAAGAAGTCCGTGGCATCTTTATGATATATAGCCTTAGTCTCAGGGTCAAGATCGTTGGTGATCGTCCCTATATCGCTGTTTCTGGCGAACGGATCCACTATAACCATCCCCTCTTCTCGATATTTGTCTATAAGTTCCCTTATCGATCTTATGCTGAATGTCTCTTTATTCGGCATTGACCATTTTTTAGTAATTATCATGATCTATGAAGTTTATCCCATTCTTCTTTATCTACTCTTTTACCTTGTATATAAAACAACTGTATTGACCCATCATGAGTGTAAATTGCTTTAGACTTATCATTTTTTAATCTATCGAAAACATTACCAAACCTCTGTGATAATTTCATAGATTGATATTTTTCAAGAAAGTTATATTCTTGATCTGATAAATTTAATTCCTGTTTAATCATTTCCCTGCTTTTGCTCATACCAAATTTGATTGTTTATTTCCTTTTTGAAATTTAATTTCATAATACTTCTAGATATAGGATCACATATATCCTCCCACCAATTCTTGTGTCCTTTTGGTGGATGTATATCCTTTTTCCATGAAGATCCCTTAACTGTCTTGATTCTTCCGTATGGTCTCATTTTGCTCGTGTTTACCTTCACATATCATAATTGTTTATTTATTCTCAGACCTAAAAATATCTTTTGCGAACATATCAAGGGCAAGTTTATGTATCTTAGGTAAGACCTTAACCAATTTAATACCAAAATTTTCTCCCCTCTTAACAAAAGTCCATTTACCATATATGATTCCATGCATCATATTCTGTATTACTTCCTTACTGTCTGTCAAGAATACTTGGTAATAGACACTTTTGGCATAATTAAAATCCTCCCCATGATCATTTGCCGGTCTTAATATCATTACAGCCGAAGAGCGTCCACGAACGAATCCGTGTATCTCAAGGCATTCATCAAACTCATAATTATCACGTTCCTCATCATGAACATCCTTAACCCATTTACATGGTCTCCCGTCCTTAAACGGGATCTTTAACTGTTTCTTTGCCATCTTTTAAATTATATTATAATGTTAGGTACTTATATACTTTTCTACACCAAAAGCATATTTTCATGCTTCATAGGGACATTGTTGAATCCGCTTACACGAAACTGATTCTAAAGAGGTCTCTTCACGTGCTTTAATTCCCGGCGTACCTCCGGTATCGTTTGTTAATCGTAACTATATAAACCCGGTGTAAAGTTATATATAATCACCATTGTCAGTTATATTGATATCACTCCACAAGTTCAATCTTCCCTTATCATCCAATTGCATATGGATAAAACCTTTTGTCACCTTCTTCCCGGCTTTAAGAGCCTCTACGTCTTTATCGGTAATCTTTTTCATACTTTCGATATTTTATCGTTACAATTAAATTCATCTTTCATCCTGATCTTTATGCCTCCATATGATAATTCCTTATGAGCTGTGACAAAATAATCAACCGCATCTTCATCTAATAAACTATGCGGACACCTTTCCCATACAGGGTTTTGATCTAGATGATCCCATGTGGCTACAAGTAACCTATTCTTGTCATCATCAATAGCTATTTTGTATGTCCCTGTAGTAGCCTTACGTTTAATGATCGCTCCATTTAACATCTGTTTCTTAGCCCAGCTCCATGAGCCTCTCAACCCAAATGTTTTTATAACCCAGTTATTTATCTTCTTCATTTCAAATTATTTGTTAAAAGTGTAATATAAATATAAATACATAAATTGAATAGGGCTATTCACCATGCCCTTATCAGTAGGATCATCGTATTTGTCAAGCCAAAGACGAAGCGCCTCCCAATCGATATCCTTACGGTCACATACCATGCAGGCTAGGTTAGCACCGAACAGTTCCCCGTCGCCGCCCAGCGACTTGTTAAACCTCTTGGCTAGTCTTTCCTTGAATCCCTTATCATACCATATCCCGGAAGTAGCGGCATAACAATAATAAGCGTTGTATTTCATTTTCACGCCCATCTTCTCAAACAATGGTGTATGCCATATCCGATCTAAAAAGAATACTATTCCACGATATATGAAGGTTCGGAGATTTTTCCTGTATTCTTTCCCCAAGAAATTATCCACACAAGATATAGTCCCGCCTGAATAATACCAATTATTGGCGCCTCTCTTAACCTTATCCGTCATCTTGAATTTATTCTTTCTGTCTTCCACCCTATCCCAAGGTTTCAGCTTATCCTCATTAAATGTCGGGCAATAATGATAGTAATGATTGATCCATGACAGATATGGGTTGTATATCGTGTATCCATTATCGCTGACATATGAGTTCATATCATACCCAAGTTCCTTGGCTAGAATAGATCCCTCATCAGCTAATACCTTCAATATCGGGTTCAAGTTCCATATCTGATCTTGACTGACGAACATCGAGTAACATGGATCCTCATCCTCCCCATACCATCCTCCCATCCCGCTCACTATTTTATCCAAATCAAGTGAATAATCTTTCCCGGGTAAAAAATCATCTCTAAGAAAAAAACCTCTATATGGGATCATATCATGTATGCCGGGTTGGTCGTCAAATATGAACTTAGCGTTCTCGGTCAATCTAATCAATGTTTGCAAGACAGAGGATATATCTATGGGTGCATATTCACACCTATAGACCTTATTATTTATCCAAAGATATTGAAGAAGCTCGGCTATATTAATAGTCCCGTCCTCCACATATCCTGTCTTGTTATCGAAGTTTATTTTGGCTAGAGGTATATTACTTCCTTGTGGTTGATCACTTTTTTCATTACAACAATGCACGAACCTGTCAAAGAATATATCTTTCCAGCCAAAATATTTATCCATTAGCGTCATGGGCTTATTTTTTATCGTATAATGACATGACGTTGATAAGGTCAGCCTTTCTAGCCATCCCCTCAAGTTTGTTAAAGCCATCCATATTATCTCCACTGATGATGATAGTAGGGTATACCTCTATACCGTACTTGGATATCTCCTCCTCCGTGGCCTTGTTCTCCGGGATCTGGTTCAACGTAACCTCACCCTCATACTCCTGTAACGTGTTGGCGATAATATATCGCATGTAATCGCTGTACTCAGCGTCTTTCTTCGTGAAAAAATCGATTCTTACCATCTTTAAATAGTTTTTAATTTGTTAATAATTAAATCCGCTGTAAATATAGCATTATCTATCTCATCTACACCCATCTTCCTCCCATCGAAACTGTTAGATAATAAATCCTTCACGATTTGATATCTTCTCAACTCCCAATCTATGTCTATATCAAACTTAAGATGCCTTACACGATCATAATTCAGCTCTTTATGATTCTTATCGAGGTATTTAACTGTCGAGAATGGGGTATCATCATCAATAGTGCGCTTGATCACATTAATGTATCTACCAGTCCTTTTGTCGATAGCTTTTAATTTCTCATCTACTGTTCTTTCTCCTGACTCTCCCATTCTATTAACCCTTTGTTATGTTTATCGTAATATAATAACGCTATGGCGTTCCAGCATACGGCGGATAGATGCATGAACCCATCCTTATCATATCTCTCCCCTTTCGTATAAGCGACCAAGTGTCTCATGAGTGCACCTAGATAACGATTGAACCCATCAGGTATATCTTGCCATGAGTTATCAGCATACTTCTTGGCACCTTCCGTATATACCCTCACGATGTCCTCTATCTCAGCCAAAGGAAGGAGGTCCCACCGAAGCTTGCCGTCGGCCCGGTCATCCTTGCCGCTGCCGTCTTTCCCTACGAGCGGCCCGCTTTCCACCACCGCATCTCCTATTTTTGGCTTCCCGAAATTCATCACCTCATCTGCCGTCTCATCATCAATAAGCCTTAACTTGATAGCCCTGTTTAACGAGACAACCATCTTCTCATCAACCCAAATGGATTTATATGTCTCATCAAATAACGGTTCTATTTTCATCATCCCCGTATTGTCTGCGGTCTCAAGTACCTCAAATACCTCACCATCATAAACGACCTTGTCGTATTTGTTAAATTCTTCTTTCATCTTAAATTCCTTCTTGTTTTATTATTATTACTGGATCATCATTAAAAGGAGACAGTATTCCAATATGCAGCAATATGCTTCGCTCATCCCCATCATTCTTTTCTACTTTAAAGCCATTGATAACACATTTGTCACTAGATATAATAAAACCGCTTGTATCAGGATTATTTTCAATTGTAACCCATCCCTTTTTAATCGGTTCATATCTCTTTAGTTTACCAGCATCATCTTTCGTTAACCAATATTCCTCAAAAACAGTATCCGGATATTTGGTCTTTATTTCCTCGTAAGTATCATACCATGTCATATTTTCATGTTTTAGATTAATAAAATTCGCTAAGATCCCTGCATTCTGGTGTCTCACCTGTTATGGAATAAAGCTCACCAGATGATAGATATACGCAATGCGAGGTCTTCCCGTCCCTCCACTCGCTTTGCTTCGTAATCCCGCAAATAGCGCAGCGTTGGATCCCCGGACCTGCCTTTACCCACGAGTGCCGTACGCTCCTTTTCCTTGTCCTGTTGGTGTCGTCAAGCTTTCTCATAATCAATCCTCCAAGGTCATTACAATCTTATCTTTCCCGATAATAGCCTCATTCCCGCTCCTTACATCAAAGCATCTCCCTTCATCTGCCTCCTTGAAATAAAGAACGCCATTGTACTCGAATAAACCGAAGCCGTAATCGTCTAGCTTCATTTTGCTAAGTTTTTTGAACTTATATACGTTTTTCATATTCTCCATATTTTTAATATTTCCTTCATTCATATAAAATATTGATGCAGATATTGATATTATTCCTATAGCTATCATAATTAATCCTCCGTGGAACATACCTCCATGTAAATCATCCCAGCCTTTCACCATTACAGCTATGGATAACATAATCACTGCCATACTAAGCAAGACCCATATCATATCACATTTTCTTTGTCTTTAGAAACTCCATCATATCCTCCACACCAAGCTGGAAGCCGGCAGCCGCCTTATGACCTCCTCCCCCGGGATAAGCCATACGTGCCAGCGCCGAGACACCCACCTCCTCCTTGGTGGTATAGAACGAGCATCTGAAGAATCTGCCGTTCCAGCAAAATGGCATCATCAAATCATGTTTTCTAGGATCGTACATATACTCGAATGTGGTGGAGTTAAACTCCGTAGTATTCATACATATCGCCTTGTATCCAAATATATCTGCCTCGAATGAGAACATCTTCATTTCTCCTCTGTTTTTCTCGATGATATATTCTATTATGGCCTCGCCATTTCTTATCATATCAGAAACAAACTCGCCATTCGCCTTGTTTAGCACCTCCCTGACCATGTCAACGTCAAGCCCGCAATACCCTCTCATCCCATATTGGAATGAAAGAACGTCACTCCATTCGAAGCGATCATGATCCCATACATCATAAGCACTCAATAATTCTACCACATTAGGAGTTTTGATGTCATCGAAAAGATATTCCCACGTAAGCTCACAGGCCGCCGTCCCTATACGCCTCTTGCCCTTTACCTCGTAATCCCTCATATCGTCTATGGCTGTCTTATGATGATCTATCCATATGACATCTGTACCTTTATCCTTCCACTCATCGAAAAGGAATCTTGTTCTGTTTCCAAATGACACGTCAACTACAAACACCTTATCATATTTATTCACGTCAGGTATTTCCTTGCCGTAATTGTAAGGAAGAAGATCAATGTCCCCTTTGAAATACTTTTTTACTATAGCCGCTGACATTACTCCGTCAAGATCAGCCTCATGATATATACATCCTGTCATAATCTGTTGTTTTTGATTAAAAAATCTATATATTCTTTTATATCCTTATTTCTATTATTATCCCAGTCAAATGTCTCGTTTATGAATTTGAAGTACGATACCGGGATCGAATGCAACATCCATCCACTATACTTCCCGAATGTCATTACCGTAGAGCCAAGAGGATGAGGCGGCCTCCCTGGGATAGGGGCTGCGGTTACGCCCTGCGCCAGCCCCCTCCTACGATCTTTCTTGGCGGCTTTGATATCCAGATCTGTTTTCGTTACCTTATCCCCCATCGGGATATTAGTTATTAGCTTATCGCCGATAAACATTCCCCATCCATACCCCTTGTAGTTCTCTATACTAAGTTTCCTTATATCACCGAACCTTGACGAGTTGTTACAACAATCAACGACCAAAGCACTATCCTTTCCGTCTTTTATACGGACTGCCCTTCCAAGCCACTGATAAAACGACGAGAACGAGAATGTCGGCCTTCCTACTATCACGCAATCCAGACCCGGATGATCGAATCCCGTACCGAGGGCGGAATAGTTGAACACTACCTTCGTCTTACCTGACTTGAACCCCTCGACTATAGCCTCCCGCTGTTTCTTTGGCGTGCCTCCGTGAACCACTTCCGCCATGCCAGCGCATATCTTTGCGTTCATCCATTCGGCGGCGGTATTGCAGCTCTCAACAGAATCCATAAACACCAGTATAGATCTGCATACGTCTTTTAATACCATCAACCGACGTAAAATAAGGTTGTTTGAGCCGTTTTTTCTCACCGCCTCACTAATAGACTCGGCCGTATATTCGGAGCCGTTAGAATTAAGTTTAAGGGCATCTCCATTGAAATCCCATGTCTCATATTTAAGAGGTGTCCAAAATCCTTGCCTTATCATCTCCTCTACCTGTATGACATGGATTAGGTTCTTGAAATATACCGGTCTCATACGAGTGATGAAATTAAGTTGGGAATATGATGTCTGTCCTATCGACATGTTTTTAAGTCTACATGGCGTGGCTGTAAACCCTATCACCTTTTTCGGTTTCAGTTCATTCATGAATGTCATGAACTCACTGCCGTCCTCCGGGCTATACCCGGCATGAGCCTCATCTATCAACACGTTCCTGATCCCCATCTCCTTAAGCTGACCAACAACCTTCTTGATAGACCCTAACGTGGCGTATATCATGTTAGACAGCTCTTTCTTTCCACAGGAAGCGGAGTAGATGGTAGCCGGTATGCCATACGACGTTATCTTGTTGTGGTTCTGTTGCAGCAATTCTTTTGATGGTTGTAAAATCAGCGTCTTATCTCCCATCAATCTAGCCGCCTCTGCTATCAGCAGTGACTTACCGCAACCTACAGGACCTACGATCAATACCGGATCATGTCTATCAGAATTTATGTAATCGGAGATACTTTTAACACACTCCTCTTGATATGGTCTTAATTTGTAAATCATTTGGATTTGTAGTTATCAAAAACGTCTTTTATGTACTCTAGTCTTATAGGGCATTCCCGACCATCATCCATCTTCACCATCAAAGTCTCTTTGGTCTTGCTTATGGCTATCACCTCTCCTACTCCTATCTGGGTATGGACTATATCGCCTAGCTTTATATTACATTTGATCATGGTCAAGCTTTTTATTAAATTCCTCTATCTTGCTCCTGTCTGTCTCCTTGGTCATCTTAGCCTCTTCCTTAAACATATCATACCCTTCCCGGATATTGTCGCCAACCATATTCTCTATCATCTCCCTTAGCTCATCGCTTCTTACGGCAAAAGATATCTGGAACGATTTACTTGTGCCTTTCATCAGGTAATCAATCTCCTTCTTACATTCTGCCATTAACCGATCCAGATTATCAAACTTAACGAACTTGGAGTTGCCATTGGCTTTTCTTACCCCATCCTTGAAATCCTCCAATATCCCGTTAAATACATCCGCCATACACATCATGGAATGTAGCCATACCAGCATATTGAATTTATATTCATTATCAGCATTATTCATCAAGCCTATCAAAGACTCACTTTTTGTCAACATGATTTTAGATTCTCGATCTACGATATCCTTTATCTCTTGCCGGTATCTCATGGCTCCAACGAAATCCATCCTAGAGTAACATTCATTTGATTTCTCTACCAATTTCCTGATATCCTTTCTAGACATCAGAAGATCCAATACCTGTTTTTCTCTTTCGTTTTTATCCATAATCATTTATTTATTGACACAAATATAATTAAAGCCTAGATATTTACCTAGGCTTTTTAATAAAGTTAATCTTTTTTATTTTTTCTTTTTGACTCATCCCAATCCGATGAGTACCTGCATGTCCCTTGTTTGTGGATCGAGAAATCGCACCAAAAACACAAGGGCTTGGGGCGGGGTTCAAGGCAGGCTGGTTGCCGTCCCATTAGGTAGCGCTTCTCGTACTTATACCCTTGTTTGGCATCGTCCCAAACGTGAGCTTGATAGCTATCTATTTTATTTGTCTCGAAATCATACATATCAAGGAGAATATCGTTAAGCTCCTTGACCGACCTCTCTACTTTCTCCTTATCTACCTTCACGTTCTGATTGTCCAGCATGCGGGTAAAGAAATAGCTGCACATATCCGGCAATACCTTATATTTTCTGAGTATGTAAAAGGCGTATATCGGATGTTGGAGATTATGAAGCAGCTTATCTTCATCGAATAACTTTCTCCCGGACTTCCAGTCTATCGTATACATGGCTATCCTGTCCTTTGTCTTATACTCTCCACGCCAGTCCACCGATCCTATGATATGTACCTTATCGTATGTCACGCCATCCAAGGTAAGGGGCTTGGGTAGCTTATAGGGCAGGACGAAGCCCTCCTCCACGCCGGCCGGTCTCGACCCCCGGATCACCTTCTCCATTGGCGTAAGATCCGACCACATTTTCTTATAGTTGCCAGCAGCATCCTTCTCAAACAACCCCACAATCCATCTTATTAACCTAGCCGCATGTTGCATGGACTCGATCTGAGATTTTACGCTATCAAAAGGTATCTTCTCTATATCGGCGTAATAGTTAAATGCCTTACTCATGTCCTCATAAGAAGGTCTGCATCCGTTCTTGAAGAAATACTCCATCGTCTGGTGGATAACCGTACCATATGACGTAGCCTCATGCTTCTCCGTGGATCTGTGACCCTCCACGTAAGTCTTATACCACTTATACGGACACTGGACAAACGTGTCTATCTGCGAGTAAGAAGCGGCGAGAACCTTCTCTCCATTTATTATCTTACACAAGAGATGTGTCTCCGGGATAGTCATCATCGAATATATTTAAATCAAGTGATGTTTCGTATAAATCATATGCTATATTTTGAAGGTGATGGAATCCTTTGATATCAATTTTAACAACTGTGTTACCCCATAAACGTGTGATACTTAAAACGTAATCTTTTGTTATTGTCATATCCCCTTTATTGCGGTAATCATGATTATCATAATCGTTAAATCCAATCCAATCCAATATCCTCTCATTCAAGCTTATTGGATAAACATCACATTCGGAAGTATACCACTTTATTGTGCCATTATCAATTCTGCGTTCGAGAATCAAACTCCCTTTGTCCTTATGCATACCGGTAATACATCCTATCCTCCATATATTACCATCCTTATCTTTCACAATATTGCCTATTCTTAACTCCTTAACTGAAATCATATTCTTCCTCCTCTTTATAATCGTCATCACAATCATCAACAAGAGGGGTCTCTAACCCCTCTTCCCAATCATCATATCCGAAATCCATTATTTACCCTTAACCCAATCATACAACATATCCACAAAAATCCCTACAGTTAGTTCATCGACAGATTTATCGCCAAAGACATCATCCGGTATCCTTATATCCATCTTTTCTTCAATCCCCATCAATACCTCTAATAAATCAAATGGATCCATAGCTAGATCAGATGACAAATTACTTTCTTCTCTTACATCGTCAATTACCTCTATATTATTAATGTAATTGAACTCATGCATTTTCTCGAATATCTCTTTCCTCGCTATCTTCAATATTTCATCTCTTTTCATAATCCTCTAAATAATCATCCAACATATTTATAAGCTCTCCTACCGTCAATTCGTGATAAGGCTTGACGCCAAGTGCCTCATCGGGTATACATTTACCCGTTTTCTTTTCCACTTCCATTACGACTTCTACAAAATCAAGGGAATCCACAGCCATATCCGTATCCAGCTTATCCTCGTTCATTATCTGAGCGGCATGATCAAGACCATTAAATTCACCCATCTTCTCGAATATCGCCTCCTTGACTACTTTTTCAACTTCTTTTCTTTCCATACTAAATCGACATTTTCAATCTTCTACCTAATTCTTTTTTTATATCCGATATCCTTTCGATATCCATCTTAACATCGCCCGTGATGGCGTATCCCTTATCCATTCTCTTGGGGGGATCCGGAAGCCGGCTTATGGCGAACAACCATGCCAGCTCCTTGTTCTTGTTCTCCCTAAGATACAAGTCAGACGTCATGCCATACATTTTTATGATCGTATCGAATAACGTTGATTCCGATAAACTCATATGCACGCTATACACATTTGATGGTTTCCAGATCAAGTTATCCAATCTCATCGTATACTCACGTTTAAGATCTATGTGGGATATTACGGCTCTTACTATAGGTTCTTCCTTGAAGTTGGTATTAGCCACGAACCATACGAGCCTTTTCTCTACCTCCTTAATAGCCCCTGTATCCTTCCCCATATCGTTATATACCCCAACGATACGGTCCCGGATCCCCTCGACCTCCGGTGTCAGACCGGGTGTCTCTATCAGCATCAGCAGCGACCCTCCCCTTGGCGTTATCTTCCACTTCCCATTCTTCTGAAGCTCGATATAACCAGATGCTTTATAACTATCTATTTTCTCCTTTGGAATGACGCTAGCCATCTCCTCTTTCTGCCGGATCATCAAAAGATACCCGACATCAGACATCGTTAATCCTGATGTCATCATCTGTTCAAAATTTATATACATAAGCTAATGAGTTAAAATATTGACCTGATCTTTCTGGCTACCCTCTCGACTATATCGGGATGATCATTTCCGTTATATATATCTATTAGCGTATCTATTATATGTAACCTTATGTTTTTCTTTGATGAATGAAACCAAAAATCTCCATTTTTTCTGTTTACAGGTTTGAACATCTTCAGTTCTGGTATAAGATAACACGCCACACATGATCTTTCAGCAAGTGATAATTCAACCGCTGCCTTTTCTATTGCTCTGCACATAAATGTATAATTATCATTCTTTATTAGATCGTAAGCTCTTCTCAACACCCTAAGGGCGTCTGCTTTCGATAATCTCTTTCCCTTTTTCATACTGTTTTACCGTATAAGATTCATTAGCCATACCAACTCTACCAACTGATATAGATTGATTTATAGATTGGTTAAGATGCCCTACAACCGACATCTTAGCCCTAACCGTATTAGCGCATCTTAGAAGGATTCGATAATCCTCTAACGCCCTCTCGTATCTTACGTCCACCCTAGCCCTTTTATCAGCATCAGTCATGCTCTTACATGTTCCGTCCTCCCTCAGGCTTATAGCGATCTTGTCCCGTATGATTCTGATATCATCCTCGGCTATCACCAGTTCGGCGTCAAGAACCCCCTTGTATGAGCTAAGAAGATCCTCCACCGCCACAACTTCCCTTTTTAGGTTCTCCAATTCCAATATCATTGAGTTGTCATTTATCCTTTTATACTCCTGTACTTTATTGGATACCTCATCACAGATACTCATGATCTCCTTTTCCCGTTCCCGGTTTATGATATATCTGATGCTGTATTTAGCCATTTCCTTTAACGAGGATATAATTTCCTTTATCCCCATCTTATCCTCAACCGACAATACGGTCTTCAAGAACATTTCCAGCACCTTTATCACTACAAGCAAGTAATTATGTCTCAATCTCATGTCAATAAGGTGTTTCGTCATGTACTATATTGAAATCATCACTAGGCGGTATATATTGTTGCTCCAACGGGATACTGGGAGGCGGGGGCGGCAGCGTCACCACGGTCGTGTCCGGCTTGCCGCTACCCACGGGGGCATCCGAGCCTCCCGGTCTTTCTTGGCGCACCACCCCTCCATCAGGATAATATCGCTCATATCCTTTCATGATATCTACATGTATCGCATCAATCTCCTCTAATGACCGTTGACGGACCTTTACGATATGATGGAATAATAATCCATCCACACGGAAGGATCGTCTTGATTCACTTTTAAAACGTTCCAGATTAGGATACCATCCTTGCGGAAATTGCATGTATGAGGAGTACCCGTATCTCTTCGGGACATTTAACGCTACCATAGCCGTACATAACTGTCCCAATGTATCTGATTGATAAAAATCAGATTGCTTTGGCATATGATCTTTTGGATCCCGTCGTCCTTCGATATCACGATTGAGTTGGGATATTATAAGAAAGAAAATATTAGGAAAAGTCCTTTTAGCTATATTGCACATGGTTATCAACGAGTCGATATTCCTTTTGACATCTCCTGAACCTTGTATCAGGGCCGTATGATCTATAGACACGAATACCATTTTTTTATCTTTGTTTATTGGCATATACTCATTCCACAGAAAGTTTTGAAGCTCATCTACGGTTGATGGTTTAGGGATGTATGTTATTCTGCTGGAGTTTTCCTCCTTAAGACATTTCTGCATTTCCTTTATCTCTTCATCAGACATCTCGTTAAGGAGAATATCTTGTATATCCTTTCCCATTTTTTTTGATAGTGAACGCAACATCAAATCTTCTGGGTTCATCTCAAACTCACATCTTAACCATACATAATCATCTGCCTGTGGATTGATATTGACATTCATCACATTGCTCATGATCTTCTGCGCCAAATAAGACTTGCCGACTCCGGGCCTGGCGCCGATAGCCACCGCATGTTGTGGGTAGAACCCTCCCAGCAACGCCTTGTCAAGATAAGCGTATCCAGTACGAGCCGGGAGAAGCTCTCCCAACTGATACTTTCTTATTCTCTCATAGGCATCCATGATAATCTCCTTGGATGACCTCCATATCCTATCCTCACTCATCCTCTTGCGTTTCTATCGCCAGCCGTATCGGATTTAGATCCTCTGTTAGCTGATCTTGATTTATATCTTAACCCCTTAGCTGTATGGCATAGGTCCTTCCCCTTCCGATAAGCCTTTCCCTTCAACTTATCGGTCTTGTAGTTCTTACGACCCAACTCCCGTCTCTTGGCTTTCTGCTCAGGTCTGGCGTTGATCTTCTTATCCGTCTCAGCCTTCTTCTTTCTGGCTTCCGGATGTGTTCTGTAATATTCAGTCGATCTCCCCATCCTCTTCGTCCTCCTCATCATCATAATTCTCCATGATAAGATCCTCTCCATCCAGATATGAAGCTTTATCCTTTAGCCTAGATCTCATACTCTCATAAGGGTCATCTCCGTTCTCCACCTCCCATATGCATGCGTATGGGCCTATTATATCACTTAACTTCTCGGCTCGATCCTTACTTATTCCTTTCTCTATCATCTTATCCTTGCAATAAGACTTGTCGAACATCGACCCTCCTACATAATATCCAGTAGGCTTATGAATAAAAATTACCTTCATCTTTTATATAATTAATATTATCTACCAAATTTATTATTTCTCTTCTTTATACAGTCGCCATAGCTCATATCCATATCACACACCACCGTATCGGTCGTGTTGTTTACCACATGGAACAGGAACTCCGGGCACCCGTGGCAGGCGTTGCTCCCGATCGCCACCGCTCCGTGCCTAGGGCAAGCCTTCTTTACCATGGTTCTATCATATATCCGTATATGATTATCGCCATACTTTTCAATATATCTCATGGTATTAAGTAGTGATGGCAAAGACATCTTATATGGGGATACATGTTCTATTGGTATATCCAATTCACCAGATAGGCTTTTGTAAATATCCTGTACATCCCGTTTTGTCCTATACGCAAATATATTAATCTCAGTCATTACCATATCCATACTCCTAAGAAGATCCGGCTTAGCCAGCCTCCCCATCGGTTTCCCAAAAGGATCGGATCTCATCCAAGCCCTACACTTCTCGCACCCAACTTGCTTCCCCTCCACCGTATTTATCATAGTGGATGGGATCTTGCAATATGGACATACGGATCCGTTTAACATAGCTTTCTGGGCTAAAGACAGTTCTTTCATACCTTTTCTTCTATCTCAACATTAAATAGATTGCAGAATCTATCAAAATTTCTGTTCTCTATTCTCATATCCTCCTCATACCTGTCAACCGATTTGATGAAATCATTATAACAGTCCTCGCACATCCATTGATTGATTACCGCTACATAATAGCCCACGGACGTAGGTCTGTTACACATATCGCAAATACCTAAGCACCCATATCTGGTGAGCTTATCCATCATCTCCTGTCTTGTTATTTCAAGCACCTTGAATTTCTTGTAATTGTTAACTACCTTTGCCATTGTAAATTTGTTTAATAATAAAATAATCCGCTATATCCATTCCCTCATTTATATTGGGTTTTGATTCTAGAAAATTACTTATCTCTATATTCATCCCCCTCATATCCTTGTCTACCTTCTTTCTCCATTCGTTGAAAGCGTCGCCCTTATCCGGGTACAGGACTATCCGCCTCCTACCCAATGTCTCTATCATCTCCCTCTTCAACATATGGATACCGCCACAGGCCATAAACAACCTACTAGGGTACACAATGTTGCAGATAACAGCCGTCTTCTCTGACTCTACTATATACACCGGAGCGTCATTGGGATAGAAGTTGATAAGAAACTCCCCGAACAGGCATTGCCTAAGCAGGTAATCCTGACCGTCCAGTATATGCACCCAACATACGTGATCCATGGGAACCTTTACCCTCTTCCCGTCAGGCCCGTAGTCCATTATCTTTCCGGTCCGCACTACCCAATTCTTATCCAGTTGCCAGAACACACAGCACTTACCCCAGTCCCCGAATCTCATCATCCCCACCTTATACAAGCTAAATGCCCTATTGGTATGATACGATCCGAAGATATTGGATAGATAATCCTGAAGATCGGATGTCTCGAAAGGATTAAGCGTCTCAAACATCTTGCTTACCGGAATGCAGTTGGCTATATCCGGATCCACGGGAGATCTGTACCTCCTTAATACTTTGTTTGAATCGGTAAAAAGATCATTGTTCCCAAGTTCGCTCCCTGTTGGATATTTAAAGTAACCACATTTATTTTTATGATCACACACCCCAAACTGCTCTCCAACGATCTGACCGGTGGTTACGTCCACGTACGGCGTAAAACACTTATCCTTGCCGCATTGCGGGCACGTCAGCTTCCTCCTTGGTTTGCTATGATCCAGCTCATACCGATGAACGCTCTTATTGAACTCCCTAAATTCCATCATCCTCTCCTCTCACTCATCACTCTATATATATAATCTCTCAGCGACTCTTTTCTTATCAAACCATTCAACTCGAAATCACCCTCTATATCTAAAGACCCGATCCTTGACGTAACCGTATAATTGGTTTTCTCAAACTTATACTTACCTTGAAGATATACTACGGTAGCCATATTCAATATAGGGTTGTCAGTCTGTCTCTTCAACTTATATTGACTTGTCTTAGCGGTAGGATCACCCGGAGCGAAGTTATATATCTCCTCTATCTCCAATATCTTTCCGTAATTCTCCAGTATCATTCTTCTATATAGCTCAAGCTGGAAAGCGTACTCGTCATAGAAATTGCCTTTCCTGTTTGATTTGAAGTCCAATATAGCGAATATCCTCCTGCATCTCTTTATCTTCTTTTTCTCCGTCTTAGGCTGACCTTTCTTGGCTCCCGTCTTATAGAACTCTCCTGTCTCGACCTCTATCTCCACCATCTCCGGCTCGCTATCCATCTCCACCACTGCGTCCACCGAAGAAGCTACCTTTAACCTGCTTGACCTCAACATCTTCTCGATCAATACAGGTTTTACATGTCTTTCCTTGCAGAATATGGCAAATGATATTAGATCCTCTATCAGCTCATCAATGTTATCCACTAATATCCGCTCCATCCTATACTTGTCTATTCTTAGCTTGGCTTCCTTGACCACCTTCCTGATCCATGTCGGGATCAGCTTTATGTTAACCCCGGTCAGATACAACCCAAATAGATAATGCATGATAGTACCCAGATCAGCCCTGTAGTTAGCGTACTCATCAGGATCCTTACCCTTGAGCCTCATCTCATTCTTCCACTTCTCCAAGGCTCCGGACGTATCACAATACCCATTGGCGATATTGTTAGTGGCTCCATCGTATATGATAGGATACCCATCAACATCCATCTCATAATACACACGTTTGCCGGCGACAGTCATTCTATATAACACAGGTGTCGGGATATCCTTTATCCATTCAGCGGCATAATACTGTTGCTCTGTCTCCAGATCATACTCAACCTCCATCTCCTCATTAGGCTCGTTTTTAGGCTCTTCAATAGGCTTTTCCTCCTCGACCATATCTTTCTTCGGGACCGTTGATAAAACGTCTAATATGCCAAAGAAAGCGGTAAATTTAGGATCTGTATGATATGATCTTAATACTGGTAATGATGATCGCCAATAATATGACGACGCATTCTCGTCCTTTATCTTGCCTAAAGCCGAACATCCTATCTCTCCATCATCCGCAATAGCCACATTGTGTCTCTCGGATAAACGAACTTTCATCTCATCAAACAATTCTTGATCGCTTATGACTTCTATGATCGTCCCATAACTATATACTGTGTCACTTATAGCCTTATATCCTAGGTCTAAAAGTAATCTTTGTTTTCTTCTATCCATGATAATAATCTGGTTTTTAATTTACCATCCTCCTCGACTCTAGGTGCGAGATCCCTCATCCTTCTGGCTGCCAACAGCCATACGTTGCCAAACTCGTCCAAGAGCCGGCTGAAATCCATCGTATCTAATAGATAATCGAATCTTGTATGCTCATCAGCCGTCAAGTAGATAATGTTATCATTATCCTCAGCAACTGATTTATATTTCCGTTTAGGGTATAAGTGGCATATGTTGCTTACCCCCGGGCATGGTATGTATGCGCCGGTAGCAGATCTCCTTGTCATACTCAATCTAGCCACATGGGCGCCAAAGAAAACGGCTAGGCTCTTCCCCTTTGGCTTGGCCTTCACCCGTATCGCCGCCCTTTCCTTTGGTGGTAGCTCCTTGGCTCTGCATGCGGGACACAACCCCTTACTCCTTATGGTTACCATCCTTCCGCATCTCTCACACGGTAACATCCTACCTCTCATGCCTTTTTCTTTTTATAACTTTTGTTGAACTCCATAAGGCTCATAGCCCTATACCTCTTAAGCCTATTAATCTTACCCTCAGTCCAATCTTGATCCTTGAAGTTGATGATCGTATCGAATATCTGAGCTAGTTCCCGGATATTAAAACTCCTGTTTTGTATCTTCTTATAGAACCCCGATCTGCTATATCCTAATTTAGAAGCTAGATAAGTTTTGTTAGACAATGTGAGGATACGATAAATCGTACCCTCCATTTTACTTATCTCCATCAACTTCTCGGCTATGGACGACGTGGTTTCGTAGCTAGCTTTACTGCCTACTATCCTCATTTTTCTCCGGATTCCTGATCTTACCATCAAACTCGTAGAAGTCCATCAGTTTCTTCTCTTCCTTGATACAAGTGACAACGAAATCTGATATGGTTCCTTTCATGCCTTCCTCGAAATTCTTTTTGGCATGATCAAGGTCATTGGCCCGAACGATGTAGTTAAACGCCTTGCGTTTCTCATTGCCCGATTTCTCGTCTATCGTAATATAATCAGCCGTGACCTTATAGAATCGGTCTCCATCCATGGCAAATAATTCCGCTATCCGGAACCTCTTTATATCCACGCTAAACTCACCGGAGATGAATGGCTTCATCTCCTCTATGATTCTAGCCTCACATTCGGTATAAGAAAAGGCATCTACTAAATACTCTTCCTTTACCTTCTTCTTCATGCCGTTCTCGGCATCGGTCTCATAAGAAACCGTACATTTAAACCAATTGTGCATTTTAATCTATATTATTGTTAAACAAAGGATAATCTTTTATTCCTTCACGAATATATCTTTCCGTATCATCATCCACGCCATAAGCCTTCTTGAAAAATATCATAGCCTTATCCGTATCATTATCCACCAGTGGTAGATATTCCCTTACAAAAAGCGACCTAAGATAGTTCATATTATCAATCCTATGTCTTATATCGACTACTTTATCCCATATCTCGGCCCGAATCTTACTCATTTTCTTCATATTTCTCTCATATCTCTCCAGCTGGTCTTTATATTCCGCCTCAATCTTATCGTTCTTATCCTTGATAGACTTATAGGTCTCCTCGTCTTTCGTATCAAACATCGGAGTATGTTTGATATTAATTATATCCAATTTGCTGTATAGCTTTTCATTGGATACGGCGAAATCATATCTAGTCCTGTATAGATCAAATTCACTTAATAACTTAGCTATTTTAATAGCATCATTCTGATCAAGAACGGCTATATTCAAGCCCTCCAAATAGTAGAAGAAATGAGATGGAGAAATAGATTTATAGCCATACGTCTTCATAACTGGAGGCTCATCCATAAACCTGACACCTTCCTCCGCACATCTTATTACGATCAATTTCTCTACCTGCTTATCAGTAAGATCATATATCTCCTGATCGGTCATCTTATCAATTGTCTTCATCATCCTCATCCTCCGATATCGTTATAGCCTTTGTAAACTTTTGTTTATAGACCTCACTCATAAGACAGGCAAAAGTCCTATCATCCATACTAGCCATAGTATTGGCCTCTACCGTCAGATCCATCTCGATGTTCTTTACCGAGATTTCATAGTTATCATCATCTTCTTTATAGAAAATGACTTTACCACCATACTCGAAACCATCATCCTCGGCCTTAACCATATCGATGATCTTCTCTAACTCCTTTACAAATTTACTCTTTTTCATATGTGTAATTTTTATGTGTCTACAAAAGTAGACATTTTGTTTTTGAATTAAATTAAATAAACATTATTAATAGTTAATACGCTTAGGTTATTATATACCATTTTACACTAAAATCATAAAATGGTATATAATCACCTTATCCTCCATATATCTTAAGCCCTTTTATGTTGTATTTGCTTATATCCATACACAAATTACACCCTCCATGACAACAACACCACGAGCAAAAGGCTAGTCGCTCCTGCTCCGGCCTACCTTGAAACTCCACTGCCGCCCTATACCATGCCGGGGATAATACCCTGACCTTCTCCGGTACGGGCGGTGTCATGAGCACAGATCGCCGTCTTCCTTTGGCATCTTCCCTACTTCTCATTTGGGTTATCCTTTAACAGCTCAGCTATCTTATCTTCCTTCAACATATTTTGCTTTCTCATGTTATCTACGACAAAGGCAGCGAACGCCATATCATATCTTCTCCTTAACTCATTGACAAAAGATTTGGCTTTTGATTCTACCATTGTCTCGATGTTGCTGTCTACAACCTTCTTAATCCTGCCTCTTATAAACTCGTCTACTGTTAACTCCTCATCCATATAATCTAACCTGAATCTATATTTCTTCTCGCTGGCGTTCTCAATGAGATCGCTCATTGATTCCCTCGCTATATCCTCAATTTTCTGTGATATCGGATTGGATATTTCTCTCATCAACTCATTCTTGAACTTTTCTTTAAGTTCACGTACTACGGCTAACCTGACCGAGCTGGTAAACTCCTCTTTCAACGTCGCTTCATTGTACATAGCTTCCTCGAATACATCTTCCAAATTTAATTCTACTTGAATTTTCATATCATTATATTTTAATAAATTATGAATTTTTTAGGCATATAATTATCATGTATTATTTCCCCTTATCTTTTAATATTAATTTCTTCCCGATCTTTTTAATTTTTGTCGGTCTTGATAATCGATAGTCTCTTTCTATCGGTCTATTAAGTACATCATCCTTGTGCCCCTTGTATCCTTTCTCGTAAGCACTAACCCTTGCGCAAAACTCAACCACATCGCCTGGCGATAAATCAGCATCACTAAATCCTTTTGTTAAATCGAACCACAAATGATCTGATACTATTTTGCTATCAAGTGTCACATCTTGTAAAAGCATCGTTTTTACAGGTCCAATGTATCCATTCCTAAATCCAAATCTAACAAAGGTTGCTGTAAACACATGGCGTCCTTTTGATCCTATTGTTCTCAATTCTTCTCTCATCTCCTTTCTTATTTTTTATTCATAAAACCAGTAATTTTCTTCAAATACCCTTTTGTCATCTCAATAAAGTTCACGCAATCCAGCTTGCTCAACTTGTAAATCAAAGCCGGGTTATGAATTACGGCTATAATTTGTGTTTGCGGTTTATGAAATGACAATACCTTGTACAGATCCATGATATTGTCAATATCTAAATTCCTGTCCGGCTCATCCATAAGGATTGTATACTCAAAATCCTTCTCCATTAATACCACATGATTGTCTTTGTAGTATTTTAAAAGATTGTCGATCCTGTTTGCCCAGAACTCATTTGACTTTTTCTTAAATTCCATAAGCTTCTGTATCGGAAACGCATACTCATCTTGGTTAAACACAAAATCAAAGAGCGAGTTCATGGCATGAAGGTTCTTCTCCCCAGAGGACCTAGATGCTCCATTCATATACAAACTTAAATTATTGATATTATCCAATATATCATCCTTTCTCATTTCAGTTTGCTGTAGGAGATGGAATACCTTCCCGATATAATCCGACTTAATACTGATCCCGTCAAGCACCTTGTCATCATCAAATATATCCGGGAAATACAATGCTTCTGACGGTAATTCAGAACACATCTTTTTCTCGCACAACATGTACTTCGATATCATATTCAGGAGGGTTGATTTCCCGCTCCCGTTCTTGCCTACAATCACATTCACGCCGGGCTTGAATATAAACTCAGAGCCATTTTTGAACGCTTTTATCTTTTGGATATATTTAAATGGAGTCTTCTTGTTGTCGTCTATCCTTATAGAAGTTATCATCTTATATGATTTTGTGTTTAATTATTTAAGCCTTTCATCAATCGCCAAATCAAATATCTTATCAAGACATTTCCTCATCTCCGCCGCCCCGATGATCGCCTTTCGATTCCCGAACGAGAGCCACGAAGTAATGAACCCACTGACCTCCGCGTCCCGCCCGGAATACCGCCTTGGGAACTGGACGGGATCGCTGGCAATAAAGTCGGCGGTTTCGTATTTGTCCGCCATGCATTTCGGCATGTCTACAAATTTGTCATTCATTGTTTATCCCTTCATTTGTTCGCATGCCAATCTTTCAAGTTCCGGTGTAACGTTGGTATTCATTATGCCTTTCAAGCAAGGGCATTGTCGCCAGACTATATCATAAATCTTTGACAATTCAATCAAAGCCTCATTGTTTGATTCAACTGTCATAATCCAATTGTCCGGCGATATCTCTATCTCCCTGCATGGTATTTCTTTCTTGCCTTTTGGCATATATCCGTTCTGATAGTCTTTTACATTACATCTACCAAAATATCTTCCAGTGAGTATTCCGTTTTCGTCCGTCTCAAACAACCCTCCTATCCATCCTATCTTATGGATGTTCTCTGTCCACGTTCGAGTGGCGAATAAAAACTTTTTTACAGGAACTTTTGAAAATGCATCAACATCATGGATACTCCCGTCCGGCTCTTTGAATATCGATGATTTTCTTTTATTCTGGCAACTCCCGTCTAAGCCTATTTTTTCCCATTCGCCATCGTCAAATCTCAAAGGAGAGATTATATCAAAACTGCAAAGTTTCTTGACGAGATTGATTTCAAATGGTGCCGAGAATCCGCTGTTACCATGAGAAGAGAACAGCGCGACAGCTTCTATTACCTGTTCGCGCATCCATTTGTTAGGACCGTCCTCTTCTTTGCTATATCCGGCTAATTCCAATTCTCTTATCGCATGTTTACATAAATTACTGTTTGCGATAATATACCGAAGAGCCTTCTTGTTGATAAGGCTCTTCTTGCTCATTTTCTTTACAATTCTTCTACTCTTTTTCATGTTTAATGTTATTTAATGTTTTAATCACCAATCTCCTCTATCATTCGTATTGTGCCATGACCATCTGTTTCGCGAAATCTTTGTACGCCACTATTTTTCGCAGGTTTGCTCGCATTCGTATTTCCCCGATACCGCCGACCGGAGACAAGGCGCCTGTATTAACACCTCTTCCCATGTTTATTCCTCCTTGTTATATAATTGCTTGTTTTTATATTCCAACATCCTTCCCATCCTCTTTAACCCAATTAACTGTATCGCAATACCAACAATACCCTGTCTTGGAATCCTTTTTATGAGAATGGGATCCACATGTGGCGCACCAATAATTATCATCCATATTGTATGTATAACTTTCATCCTCATGCATTTTGGCTATTCTAGCTACCCTATCCTCCAGCAGATCCTTTAGATAATGGCATTCGTAAGGTCTATCCTCTTCCTTTAATATATAAATATCGATATCCATCATGCTCCCCATCCTGTCCGTACACATACACTCGGCGGCATGGCGCACGTTCCCTTCCGGCATCCCCGGAACTATCTCCCGGATCACCGCCTCCATCTTCTCTTGGTATTCGGTGTCTACCTTGACCACCAAATCCTCTAATTTATCTATTAAACTCATGATCTTTTCACTTCTTTGTATATGACATCTGTATTGTCTTCCCTATCTATATTGCAACAACAAGAATACATGCAGTAATAACCCCTGTTATTAAATACACATCCATCACAACTGCTATCATCAATCTCTATTACCTCCAATTCTATTTTCTCCATGCCGGTATTATATTTAAATATACTACCTATCTTATGATATCCTATATCCTTCAAATACCTTATATGATTATTTTCGTTAAATAATCGGTTGATAAATACATCCATTTTATCGTTTAGACCATTTTTATCTAATAACCCCTCGCACTCATTTTTATTAAATCCAAAGGATATCATAAAATATTTTGCCATATCAAACCTTTCCAGTTCCACCAATTTTTGTATGCATAGCCATATTCCTTGTCTTATGCCTTCTTCTTTGGCTTCTTGCACTCTATCTCCCATATTATTTTGTATTAATTAAGTAACAATATTTCTCTTCGCTCTATTTTGATCATTGATGGATTATCGTCATGATCATACCAATATAGATACCATATACCTCCTCTATTGGCCTTCCACATCTTCCCTTCATATTCCCCCGATGGGATCGTTACTGAATATTCTCTAAGACCCTCAAAGGTTTGTTTGGTCATTAAAGCGTATTCCTCATCAATTTCTATGTATCTCCTATGGGGCTGTTTCCATAACATCCCACGTTTGTCTGTTATCTTAGGTATTATATTCTCTCCATTCATGATGCTTTGTAAATTATGTATTAACTATTGTATATCTAACACTCTCCCCATCTTCCCTTTCGCATCCCAAGCAACCTGATTTTACGCAATCATATATATAATTTTCAAAAGCGCATCCCGAACATCTATCACACTTATCTACTCTTAATGTCATTTCAGACATACCAACTTTATAGTTAAAGACTTCCCCTATTTTATGATACTTAATATTTATACATATAGTATCGTTTTCACTTATAGTACTGCCTTCACTTATCATATTCTCACGTCCAAACATATTGTCAATAAACTTAATCATCTCATCATTGAATGATTCGCTTTCTTCTTGCAGCTTCCTACATTCATCCTCGGTCAATCCACAAGAAGACACCAGTTCCTCTGCGGCCTGCGTCCATCGCCCGTCGTAGGCTAGCTCCTGAACCGCCAGCCATATTCCTTGGTTCATACCCTTCTTTCTTTCGTTCTCATCCATATTTATCCCTCCTATTCACTCATTTTTTTAACAAAATCTTCCCATGACATGTCAACGTCATTGTGATGTTTACAACAAGCATTCTGTATTCTCTCTATCAACGGAATGAACCATAACTGAGTTAATCCGTAACGAGTCTGAATTATTCTACATAGATTTATTTTTATTATCTCCATGTCATGGATATCAGGAGATGTATTGTCGTTCTCACATCTATCCAATATCGTTTGAATTATAGCCAAATAATGATCCATATCTTAAATTATTAATCATATTACCATTTCCCATTCCCTGGCGTAAACAGTATCTCCCCTGTCCTCACCCAATGATTCCAGTTATTTTTAAGTTCATCAATATCATACACCTCAGCCGACTTACCGTTATCAGATCTTTTTATGACCGACATAATACTTTCCGCTCGCACGCTCCAATGACTATAACAGTCTGTTCCGCACCCGCACGCCGTGAATCTCCCGTTATCGAACTCCCAGACCAGAGGCCGGAGGCCGCATCGTGGACACGGCAACCATTCCATTGGATTCTCCGGCTTCTTGTAAACATCAATACACTTATACTCTACTGTCATAATTAGTTCTATTAAATTGATCTGATCTTTTGATCTCTCATCTCATTCTTATCCTTGAACATCATTATCCTATTTACAATCCCCTCCGATTCCATGTACGTCGAGAATCCATGTATTCTTAGATATTGGATGGCTGATAATGATTTTTCTAGCACATCTTTATATCCTACATCTATCTTAACTTCTTTACCCATAGTCCTCCTCCATTTCTCATATCCAACTTCTACTCATAACACTATTATAATCTATTCCATTATTCATAACCACTTTATTAAAGGCCTCCTCGGTATACGCCAAAGACTCGCCCCTATTAGCTCTCTCGATATTTTCGCTCATCATCCCCATAGCCTCGATCAAGGCCGCTGATGAGTTGGCTATTAACTTAGCCGCTTCCATTATCTTATTGTCATCCATAATCATATTACTTTAACTTCCTCGTTCCACAAATGTCTTTCATATACCATGGTTGTTCCTATTAGGATTCCGGTATCTTCTCCCCAATATTCAAGTATTTGATTCCTGAATTTGTGACGCAATTTTTGTATTCCTCCCTTGTTTTTATCATAAGAAGAGTAATCTGATAATCTTACTGTCTCCATCGTTTACCTCCTTCATTTGTTCGTATGCCAATCTTTCAAGTTCCGGCATGGTGTTTGTTTCTTCTTATTTTCCCCCATACTTATTTCTCATTTCATTAATATAGCTCATATACCAATCTTTTATATCCTCTTCACTATCCATGCTATACTCTTTATTGAATGGATCGTATCTGATAAACTCCTCTGTTCGGCAGAATGGGCATGGAATTTCTTCCAATGGCTTGATTAGAACACCATCATCACCTACATTATCCAGATCATATAATATGCCATCTATGCAAGTTGCGTCTGGATAATTCGCACCGAAAAGCGGAAATTCTGGACATGTGTTTCTCATGCTTGTACTATTCAAATTCGTTCTCATATTCCTTTCTCCTATCCACTTACTTTAAATTCAAACCATCAGGTGTCAATATCTTCTTTTCCAACAAATCAAAGAGAAGCATCGCCCTTGACTCCGCCTCTGTTTTCCCAAATCCGCTATACACTTCTGTTGGCGAATCGTAGGCATTGTAACGAACATAGGCGGCTTCGTAATATCTACTATCCCTATTCGGGAAATACTGTGTCAACTGCAACCAGTCATCCCATATTTTTGATTTACTGATATTTATCATACTTGGTAGTATCTCTCCAAGTTCATGACTCATATAAGCCGGTATGAGGTCTCCTTCTTTTCTATATGAATACCTCATTGTATTTTGCGTAACTGAATCTATCTGGGTTCCCCCTCCTTTCATCTCTTTCACAAAATAAAATTCCGACTCCGAATTTACGCCCAACTCATGCAACTTTAATGCAAGCTCATAAGGACATATAAAATTTTGATATTTCATGTTATTCTATATTTTCGTTTCTGTAATCTCCTACATAGTCCAACCATACCCTGTAATCATTTCTGTACTTGGTCGCCTTTATTTTCATATTCCGGGATATATTCTTAGGTAATTATATACAACCTTGCACCACAAAGCATGAGCGGACGCCCCGCTTCCCCGACCGCCTTATCCATACACGCCGGCTCCACCGGTAACGCCGCCCATGACATCTTGGATGTTTCTCCCGTAAATCTGATAGTGATTGCCATAGCTCTCAAATGTTAGTTGATATCTGTTTAATCCCATCCTAATTGTCTCGCAACACCCTCCATCTCGCTATATGCGATCCTGTGACATCCAGCAACCAATATATCATTCTTATAGCTATTGATCTTCCATTTGTGACCGGTTGTATCCAATACCATATCGTGTTGGAATTTACTGCCATTATGGAAGAACTTTATCAATTTCCAAAGTCTCTCAGCCTCAGCTCGTCCTATCTTGATATTCTTACTAGTCTCAATTATGCCATTCTTGATGCGAAGCCATACGTTAGGCTGGTCATCCTCCAAATAATAATGTAGATATAATTCCAGAATCTTGCCAGACTTCCACATCTCGATCTGTTCTTCAAATTTTTTCTTGCGATCTTCTTTTTCTTTTCTTCTTTTTTCAAAAATTAAAGCCTCTTTTTTCGCCTGACTGTCTTCCCATCTCTGACATCTGGCCACATACTTAGCCCACGTTCCTTCACCACAAATCTCATCTACTATCACATTGGTCGTTCCTAAAGTTTCTAACGCTTGATGATTTAGCAATACCTCAAACACACGCTTTAACTCATGGACATATTCACTTTTAATCTTATCCGATTCATAAGATAACTCATGTTTAGTTCCGATCCAGGTGTTTGCACTCTTTTTAAGAAGGCTCTTGGGAGTACCCATATTAAAGAACTCAATATAATCCATTAGACTTCTAAATACTCCCCAAACATCCCTATAAGACAGGCTTGTTCTAACCTTCTTGTATTTCTCGATAACCTCTTTGATAAGCTCCAATCGACTGGTGATAAAAGCCATGCTGCCATCATCAGACATATTATATCCAACAGAAAATACCTTTGAACCAGTTGGTATTGCACTACGAACACAACGTTGATGTTTACAGGTAGAAGAAGAATAATACTCATCGTTAAGCAAATACGCCTTTTCACCACACTTATTTCTTACGATTCTTCCAACCTCAAAATGATAACCATAAGAATAAATACTTCTACCTTCAAAGAAAAGATTACTACCTTTTCCGGATTCTTTCTTTTCATTTGCCCATAAGTGAGCGACCATAGAGTTGTTCATATCAATATTTTTTGTTATACAACTACAGATTAATAATACGATATACGTTCATTACATCCGACATCTTGAATTTATCAACATCCGTATTCTCAACATCATATGTATATGAGTCAAACAAATTACTTACTGCGTTTAACCAATCATCATCTGTCGGTTCTTCTACCTCATCCATACAATCATACACATCCCAGTAATTCATGAGGATACCTTTGTACGCTATTTTCGGATCAGCGTATTCTCCTCTTGACATAAAGCAGATGTTTTTGCCGGCTTTGTTGCCGGTAACTATCTTTTTGTAATCTTCTATAATCTTGTTCATTTTTCTGATAGTGATTATGTGTAGACTAAAAATTACTTTAACTCAAATTTAATTCCTTCCGGAAGTCAGGAACGATCTACGTTATTTACGAAATCATCAAACTTTTCTTTAGTGATTTTTTCTATATGATCACACCAGTTAAAGACTAACGTGTTCGTATGATTATAATATATTACATTATCAACAGATAATCCATGATCAAACACACAGAGTATTATCTTCTTCCCAACTTCTGCCTTTCTAATTTGTTTGTCATATAGTTCACAAATCTTGGCACGCTCTTTCATCATCTTTGTGTTATGAGTCTCTTCCCGGCGTTTTTCTATATTTTCTATGGAATAATACCCAGCTTCAATGCGCTCTTCAATAAAAGATCGTTCCTTGTCTGTTAGTATTAGGGTAAACTTTTCTTCTTCCAGCTTATATGGATTAACCCATTTCTTTCCACACAGGTCTTCAAGTTCAACAAGAAGCTCGTCTGATTCTCTTTTCCATCTATCCACAATCCCAAGATTGAAAAGCAGATACTTGAAATACATCTTATCGTCTACCGCTTCAGATAATTTGGAATATTCCTTGTCTGATATACGTAAATATTCAATAGCTGCAAACTTATCGCTATTCTTTATGTAATACGTACCATTTTCCACCGGATACATAGGAGCACCATAATGGTTACAGCAATGTAATGGTATGAATTTTGCCAATTCTGGAACATACTTCGCAATTTCACCGTGACAGCAACCTCCCATATACTCCTCATATCGTCCATATTTGTTTTTTCGTCTGATATCAGCCGTTATGCCCCAGTCACATATATTGTTATGACAATCATCATCTAAAGATATAGTGACTATTATTCTATATTCCTCTCCGTCTTCTTTAAAATAATTTGTTTGCTTATAAATTAGTTTGTTTGCAGTTTCCATATCATTTTAGTTTAATCATTATACTTGTGAAAAATAAAATCCGCACATTCTCCGGGGAGTGTTCCTGCGTCATTATAACTGTAGAATCCTTGTGTTTCCCAATCTACATCTACCGGATAACCTTCTGCTGCTTCCAAGAAGTGTTTGATTTCCTCACATTCTTTATCCGTTAATCCAGCGTAATCATCATCGATTAACGGGCAAGCCCAATAAACTGGAAGCCTATATCTTATTATCTCTATATTCATAATCTCATCAATTTACAATGTGAATTTTCAAATACGGGAACCATTCCATGCGCCCTGAAATACTCGGTCGCTATTTTAAAAGCGTACAAGGCAGGTCTTTCCTGGATATTTCGTGTTGTCTCATAAAGAGATATTGGCTGGCAAACATAGAATTTCTCATTACCAAGACACCCAAAAACCCCATCCAAATAACTTTCATCACAATTAGTGCCTCCCAGTATCAACAAATCACATCCTGTCTTTCGTGTTCCGAGAATAAATGTCTTGTTCTTGTTTTCCGGAAGCATGAATATTTCCTTATCAATCTTAAACCAGTCAATCTGGCAACTCTCTACATCACGACGAACAATCTCGTCAATCTCACGGGCATATTCTTCTTGTGTTTTCATGCTATTTCATTTAATTGTCCAACATACACATCCCCATTCTCATAATAAAGTTGATTTTCGTACTGATTATGATGAAGCTCCTCACGTATCGCATCTTCATTATCAGCCCAATACTCATACTCCTCATGCCATGACTTGAAGAAGTTATCATAACATTGCCTCATCAGATCCTCTAAAGAAAAATCCTCCGGATAAGTACACCATACATTGTAATAATCAATTATAGGTTTCAGGAGATAATAATCATAACACATCCCTGTCAATGGGCAATTATCTCCATAGTCAAACATCACCCTACTATACTTGTGCCTGTATTTGTATTTCCCATCAATATATTTACCTGACGTGGAGAAATACCTGCCCTTGATAATACGTGGCATAATGTTGTTGTTGATATACCTGAACAGTAATTTGCCACATAAGTTATTAGGATATATATCCTTATCATAATCAGTTGGATGACAGTATATAGGATCATTGTACTTGAATTTGAATCTAAAATCATACCTCGTATATCCAACTTCCCAGCCATAAGCCTCAGTATTTGTCAGATCCCCAAAAGACTTCATGGTGCTTATATAATCAGCACCATAAGCTTCCATGCAACAATCCATTATATTCCAGCGCTCACGCTCTATGATCCTTTCTTGTGAATCTTTTGACAGCTCATCAAACTCATACAGTTTTAATACAATCTCTTTCATAATCCCTCCTCTTTTAATATAACTAGATCCCTAACGTCAATCGAATGACATACGTACCTCCTTATGTTCACGTTTAGAGATATGATTGTGGCTATTCTCACGAACCACCACAATCCAGATTCAGATATCACTCATCCTTTATCTTCACAAAAGGATTTTCTACATAAAACTCCACTACACCCTTAGATTTTATAGATGTCACTATACCGGTGGTATCCACAAATCCATCTGTCTCATCCATTGTCAAATCTTCTATTTTATCTCCCGGCAGAAAACAAAGATTATAGTCTTGATCAATATACATAATCATCTTTAACCTAACCATGTCATCAATGACGCCTTTCATTCTCTCCACAACATCTAATTGATCATCAGTAAGCATTAATTTACTTTTTGAAGATTTTACTAATCTCATGTCTCCATTCTTGTCAACTACAGTCAAGTCATTGAATTTATACACATCTTCACATGTTCTGTAATATGTTTCCTTACAATAAATTTTTCCTTTATTATCTATTTCAACATCAAAATATTCCAACTCACCCTTGACAGCTCTTCCGTTTTTGTATTTCCACACATCACCTATTGGAACGAACCCATATAATGACTCAAAAACATCATATATTGATAGTTTTGTCTTGGGGATGCTCTTGCCCTTTTTAAAACATTCTTCGGACGAATAAAATAATTTCCCATCTAATGTCTTCTCAGTCCTACATCCTCCCCATGTTCCTACATATCTAACTACTCCATATGTAAAACTGATCAAGATCTTATCAATCTCAAACCACTTTAATTTTCCTGACATATCGTCAAAAAGATATCCACTCTATAGATAAACTGATAAATGCTCTTTTATTTTCATAACAATTTATTTTTTTTAAATTAAACAACATCATTTGCCTTGATCACTATAAATCTCAATACTCCTCTAAGTATAAGAATTTTCATGATACAACTCCCCTGTATAAGGACTCCGGATTGTCCCTGACTCCACCGCCGCTGGGTCAACGGCCATCAGTCCTGCGCCTATCTCATAATATAGCTCAAGATCCATTGGCTCTAACGCTACTTTCTCCGCTTCTTCCCGGCTTAATCCTGACAACATTAAACATCTAACTTTATTTTCATAAGCAATGGGTGTTTTATCTGGACTTAACCTTACTGATATTATTTCAGCATCTTTTGCGCTATTAATAACTAACTTCCTTTTCATATCATTATCACTTTTCATAATATTACTTTTTATGTTTATGTTTCAACCTTTTGATAGCGTCTTTCTTTGAGTACGCCTCCACCTCCTCTCCTTTGATCCGGAACTTCCTCAACTCCTTCCGATCTCTCGCTGGTTTATAATCCGGATTGAATGCCATCCCGGACCGTTGTTTGTCCCCTGCAAATATCTTGTCTTGCGACATTATGTTCGCCATCATAGCCGCCAATCCCATCAATATCCTTGTTTTTACCATATCATAATATTACATTAAACCTCTCATTTAAGCTATCTAAAGCCCTTTGGTACTCCTCTTCCCTATCGAACTTAATTTGAGTTCCGCTCTCCAAGCCGAAAGATAGGTGGAAGGATATAACCCAGCCCGATCCGTCCACGGCCTGCCCCTTGGGCCCCCACGACATCACCTGCTTCTTGGATATATACCAATTCCCTATCTGTACGAAGTCAGGATAGTTGTTAGTCAAATACCTTATCTGAATATTCAGATAATCCATATTATCAAAATAAATTATGTGATATTTGTTTCTTATCCTTATCTTCAAAAAGGGATTATCCCCGTAATACGCAGCGAAGGCTGACACCACGGAGATAGGGTATCTAACGCCTTTTATTATCACCCATTTCATATACAATACCTCCTTATATTAAACTATTTAATATAAATTCATCTTCCTCCGTTCTCTCATTCATAGGCTTATTTTGTACCGTTTTGACAAGATCAAGCACTTCATCCCAAGTCCTTTCTGATAGCGTCCCATTATTTATGCCACAACACCTACATCCACTAGAAAATACCGGTATCATACTTCCATCACACATCCTAACGAATTTATATCCTACATATTCATCACATAACGAACATTTTCTTACTGGGATAAACCTTATTCTACCTCTATTAATGATACTTATTAATACCTCACGATTCATATTATTCCCTTAATTTACGTTTAACCTCTTTAACATACATAGGAGAATGCAATCCCCTATGCAATCTTATAGCCCGATCTATATCCTTTTTAGGATTATGATGAGATTGATATATCTCGAACATTTCCCTAGCCTTGACAGGATTCTTTCGATCTTCGTACCTATATCTCCTTTTCTCTCTTTTAAGGCGTAATATCCTATTAACCTCATCAACGTATATCCTTTTCATTTGCCACCTCCCTAAGGCCCCGGATGAGGCGTTATACGCCCGATCGTCGTTCCTTGACTCCACGAAAGATAGGGCGGCCGCCAGCTTATCCCATACCCGTGTCTCGATCACTGCCGGCTTCGGGGAGAGGGGCATGCCTCCGTTCCCTTTTGGCGGTGTTAATATTATCATCGCCATCACAAGTAAGCATCTTATCACGTTCCCTTGTTTTTATAAAACTCCTCTCCAAATCTCACATTATCCACATAATCCTCCATACACTCATGAACAACTATATGAATATCCCCCTCCGCATATGTTACCTCGGACATCAGCCTCTCATTAGTCATCCACCAAGAATAACTATCAATATGCCGTATCTCAAATCCACGACCATGTAACAGGCACATAACATTGTGTCTTAAATCCCTACCCATCATTATACACTCATACACGATATATCCGTTTATATTTTCATGAGACTTTCCGAACGTATAAATATACCTGCTCATCAACTTATACAACTCCCTTGCCACAGGATTCGGGATCGCCTCATCCATATCAAAATCATCACCCGTATCAATAATCTTATCCACGTCCCGTTCATCAATACAAGCCCTAGGCATTCCTATCGTCCGTACATAAAGGCGTGATCGGTGATCCCTACTTAACACTGTCCCGATATACTTTTCTCCTTTAGTGTATCCTATATTATGGTTGCCGGTTATATTAAACACAATTTCATCTCCTATATTAATCTCATCCATATTCAAGATGTTTGTATCATTTGTTATCTTTTTTATACAAAAAGAGGATATAATGGCATAATATTATGATATCAAGACACGAATGCGTTATCTATCATATTATCATACATATCCTCTATACAACGTCATTTATGGCATTATATCGTATATGATGCCGCAGGTCATAAATACATCTAATTAACCCTTTTTTAAGGGCTTATTGCCATTTAGGTAACTAGCTATGCCTAATATTTTCGAAATAAGGGCTTTTTTAGCCTTATACTCATCGTTTATCCCTATTATCGCATATCTGTATACCATCCCATCCTTCGACACCTCCACGCCCACGTATTTAGGCGCAACGGCATCCCTATGTAATACGATAAACGGGCTTTTGCCGTCTAGCTCATTTATCAACTGATTAAACTGTCGCCTTGTCATCTGATAGTGATATTATTTCCATGTTATAAATACGATCTCTTTTTACCCTTATCTTCTCGCACAGCTCATCGAAGCACCCATCTTCTTCTAACCTACCAACATAATATGATACATTCGATTTAGAGCTTCCTTGAAGATATATATTTCCTCCTATATTCCTTGAGAAAAAATTAGGTAAGACCATCTTTTGCCTCTTATCCTTATTATCTATGTAAGATATAACAACAACCCACAACTCTGGCTCCCGTTCTTTTACCGATAACATAAGATCGAGACCCGATTGACCATTGATATTCCTCCTGCCAGTTTCGTTATAACGAAGAATAATATAATCATCCGCTTTATCATCCTCAATCATCACGACCATAGGACTATTACCCTTCCCATTATCACATAATACTCTTGCCTCTTTTCCGTTACGTAGATATACCTTATCGTAATCTCCGTTTTTGTATATCTCGAAATCAAACTCTATTACCATTTTATTTCCTCCTATTGATATATTGTTGCGTACGACCTTCCTCTATCTTCTCAAAATAAAACTTATTCCCGTATAACCTTGTAAAACAGATGTTATACCCGAAATGCTCCGCACGTCTGATTTGCGCATAACCTCTACTGATGTCCTTATCATCAATCAGCGTAACAAAACAATGTGATCCTACTTCTGTATTCAAAACCAGATTTTCCCAATCTTTTACCTCCATATCAAATCTCCTTAAATATTTTTTTGTTATAATTATCGCTATTGTACCATCTATCAATATTCTTATATTGTTCTGGATAAACCCCATAAGACTTGCACCACCTAGGTAATGGCTCGTTTAGCACATCCAGTGCCGTCGCAAGGTCGAACGTAGCTTCCTCCTTGATACCACATCCCGATCCACTTCCACGACTCGGTATATAGGCTCTACTATATGCTACACTCATTCCATATTCTCCATGACTCAGATACCCGATGTTGGGTGAATCAGGGAAGGCGTAATACAACATTATATAATCACCCTTACTCCAACCTCTATTATAAGTATCATCCTGCCATGCGAAAACCCTGCAACCGGCTTCTTTTAATTCCGCTGCCGCTCTTTTTAAAATATTATCTTCCATACTACTTACATTTAAGTTATGCCAAGGTGCCGGGAACTGACCCCGGATCATATCCGCACACGTACGATTATGATATATCCTTCCACCCCGCCAAGGTCATGGTCACAATATTAACAAACTAAAATCTAATGTTCATATCATTACACATCTTAAAGAAGACCTCCCTTATGATCTTTTTATACAAGATGTATATCTCATCATCATCATCATCGAACTCCACTTCCCATGAACGTAATAAATACCTGATATCGCAATCCGCTATATGAATCCTGAATATAGACGGAACGCTCATTATGTAGTCCTCGAAAGCTTTCTTAATCCCATCCCTTTTGATATGTTCTTTATACTCATCCTTAAACACGTTAAGCATAAAAGCCAGATACTCCCTATCATATCTAAACTGCTTTTTGTAATTATCAGTATCTATATGATCTAGTATATATATTTCTATAGCGTCCCTGTCGTATTTTGACATACCTCTTCCTCCTGTTTTTGATATTTAATGACCCTTTTCTCCCCATACGCCTTCGCTAACTGAATAAGCTGGCCGGTAAACACCTTGGTACGGTGTCTTACAATCTTATCCACCAACTCCGGGCATCTGGTTTTCCACCTGTAATTTACCTCGCTATGCGCTTTCTTTCTATAATATCTGTAAAACGTCACAGCCACCACTATCTCGCCGTTTTGCTCAAAAGCAACCAAATCATAATTATTGTAAACTATTTCGTTCATGTCGTTATTATTTTTATGTACTTAATCACCTCTTTTGGCAAGGATGCTAGATCCTTAACTCTTTTACCGAAATCGTATGTCTTTCTCTTCCACGGATAATAATCCCCTACATACATCGCTATTCCTTGAGGATGGAACGGGTTCGAGCTACAACTAAATATCGGGTAATACGGGATATTATTATGATTATTACTCTTACCGCTTACACACACGATAGTATATCTATCAGCCGTTTTATCACCAAAATCATACACCCTTACTTTTACTTTTACACCATTGGCGTTTGTTATAATATTATTCATACGCACCTCCTTTGTTGTTCACTATCCGACTAATCTATTTCCTTCCCATATAAGGTATATGAGCCACACCATCCACGACTCTCATTCGATACCCGAATATGATTCACAGGTTTATTCCCCGCCATGCAATTGGCGTAAGATAATACCGCCGACATGCTTCTAAACCCAGAATCCATTGATGATTTAATAAGCTTCCTATCACACCCAAATACCAATATCTTTACAACATCCTTCTCTTTTACAGTTCTTCTTACACGCATAATCTTGCCATATAATAAACAAACATAAAATCTATCTTATCACGGTCATTACGATCCACCCTATGCCCGGTTAGATCCAGAATAACACGACGTTTCTCTACTACCGGTATATTATCGACCTGGATCTTTATATACCGGTATTCCATGACCTCCAATTTCTTGGATAGTATATCCCGAATATCTTGCCGACGGAAATACATGTTTATCCCTATGTGGCTGGATGTTAAAAGACATTCGTCTATTATCCCATCAGTATCGAACAACAGCAACATATCGTCCCTCTCGATAGTATATTCCATATCAAGAATCTTGATACGTTTACTTCCATCCTTCTTCTTAGCTATTAAAACCTCCGTCATTTCATTCTCTTTCGTAAGGATATAATACGCCTCTTCTCTCGTAATATTATCCCGTAGATAAAGCAGCGCTTCATCTTGTAATTTCATAATCTCGTCCATGTTATTAGTGTTTTATATTACCACGCCAAAGAAAAAAACGGCAGCCGACACCCGTGACCTACCACGCCGTGACACCGCCGTCCGTTCCCATTGGTATTATTCTACCACCTCTAATTTCCCATAATAAGGATAAAAACAACCGTCTCGATAAACCGAATATCTGAGCGTTTTATCCTTTGCTTCATAGATGGAAACACAACCGCTGTTATAAGCGTTGGATAGTTCTTTTGCTACAAATCCGCCTATTCTTTTATAGGTCTTAGGCGTATCCCCCAACGGCCTGCCTACATATATTTTTACTCTCTTACATTTCTTGTCGCCTACGCATATATCCTTTCCGCTAAGCTCCGTTAAATACACGAATCTCATATCAACCGATTTTAAATCCAACATTCCTCTACCTCTATCTTCATATGATCCTCCCAGTCGCATCTATCAACGTCCTCACCGTCCTCGAAGTAATAGTAGGCCCATACCTGTACGCCTCCTACCTCTATATATCCATCACTTTTCCATTCTATCAACCCGTCTTGCCTTACCACGTTGGTAGGCTCAGCCCCTAGCGACAGCAGATTATTTACTATACTACCGCCAAATACGTTCCTTGCTTCTTCTTTCGTCATATCACTATCAGATTTTTAATATTACACTAACGCCAAAGGGGAACAGGGACGGACGACCAGCGGGACCTACCCCACGCCATCGCCGCCCCCGTTTTCCCTTGGTTTCCTCCGCATCACCCCATACTAATAAACAATATCCACTACCAATAACACCATACCTCCCATCACTCACAACTGCCTTGCCTTGACGGGAAACTCCTACCACTTGTAAACTTTTACATTTGATTGGAAGATACCCCTTGCTTGAAAGGCGTTTTCCTTGCTCGAAAGGTGTTTCCCTTGTTTGTTGGTGTTTTTTCTTGTTTGGAAAGGTTTTTCCTTGTTTGGAGGTGTACCATCACGCAAACCCCACCCCTCCCTCGAAATCCCCACGAAAACCCAAGACCTTCCGCTACTTTGTTCCACGTGGAACGCTGATTCAGTCTAAGATATCGAGGTCTTTGTTCTTGATTGCCTTATATACTTGCCTAATACAATGTATTGATAATAAAACCAATAAAGAAACTATGATTATAGGCAGGGCGTCGCCCGTAGCTATAACATACCGCCCCAACTCAAACGCCATATACCCACAAAACAAGGTAAGCACCAAATATATAAATACACTCATAAAAATATACAATAAGTAACCGTAATTTAAAAACAATAACCAAATAATACAAATAATTGAGTATCAACAACATAATATATATCAAACCCTAGAGCTACCTCTAAAGAAAGACAAGCCTAGATATAGATAAAAAATATACAATAAGTACCGCCTATTATATACCTTTTAGGATCGATTCAAGCGCAAAACCATACATAAGGGCACAATATACCCGTCCGCATGGATATATATGTATACAAAATGATGCTAAATAAAGCATTTTACTTACACATTTTCGGTCAAGGCTTAAAATTTACCGCCTCATCACTTTTATGTGTAAGCAAAATATATACATATGCTATCATTTCGTAAAATATAGGCACAAAAAAGCCCTTCCGTCCTATATCACTACAGTACAGAAGGGCACAAACTTTAAAATCAAATAAAAACAAACGATCTATTGTCGCAATTTGTTTGCCATGTAGCTAACACGTTTACGCCTACATTTATCAGAATCCCTACTACAATCTAATTTATTAGACTTATATAGATCTTTGGTAAGCTCAACGTAGAACTCAATTTGAGACTTTCTAGCAGCTTCTAAGGCCTTTTCTTTTTGAATAGATAGTTTCCTATTCAAATTATCGAATTTCTTTTTGTACATAATATATTCATTTAATTACACCAATAAGAATACGGCAAGGCTATGAAGGCACAAAGCCGCCGTTATCAACACAGCCAGCCGGACACACCACACCCGCCCGTCTCCATTGGATTGTCCCTTTGCTTCGAACGAACGAAGCCAAATACGTACATACGTCATCCGTGATACGTATCGACAAGGCGTACTTTGTCCGTCAATTTAACCGCACAAAATACCCTTGTAAGGGTTGTTATTTTGCTACTACATATAGCGCATAAGTATTTAAGCCACCTTAAACGCTATTGTTTTGATACATTAGCACGGTTATAACTCCGTTATGCACTCCATACGTGTTACTCTAGCAACGTATGGACATACGCCCTATACATGCGTATATACACCAACGTACCCCGAGATTTTACACGGCCTACTAGGTTGCCTAGTGTACTTACCGGATTGATATAAACCTAAAGATAATAACTATTATAGACTATAATAGTACTTAAACCACATTGTTAAGCGGCGGCCCACCTATTGCAAGTTTTCGATACCCTAATTACTAGCAATATGTTTATATCAATATGTTAAATATCGTGTCCATTTAGTCTAGATCAGTGGCACGGCGTGAACGTATGGACATTGCCACCATAATGCCCTCTATGTGATTAAATAGAGGGCAAATCGTTTGTTATTTGCCATTTTTAGGGTGCGTTAGGTAGTAGGTGATACATTTGGCTATCAAATTATATGTGTATCGCTTGATAGGTACCGCACACTTTACGATACGTTTATCAGATCCGTTAAACACTTCATAATATACACCCCCTTCATATTCTATAGGCTCGTTATATCCAAAGCGTTTATGCGCTTTGCCTGTTATCGCCATATCTGCCACCTTATTCTCTGGCAACTTTGTATTTTTATCCTGATCCTGTTTATCGAGATATACTCTTTCGATCTCCTTGTAGGCGCAAAAGGTTTCATCCACACGTGGAAGTATCTCCTTACAAAGTTGTATCACAACCTCCTTATCCTTTGCCAAAGCAACCAAAGCGGGCACAATAGCCTTATCTACTTTAATATCGTTATCCTTCAATATTTCGTTGATTTCTTTGCCAGATTTAAATAGCTGGCACCAAGCTTTGACGGCACCTGTCAATGTTTTCTCACTTACTTTTTTTACCTCGTTTTGTACTTTGTTAAGATCTTTACCTGTCATTAGATTTGCCCTTGCCCTGGGGACTTGTATAGGCATCTAGCACGCCTCGTTTGTTAATATTGTTATCTCACATTGCAAATATAATGCATGTTTTATTCTCAAACAAATATTTTACAATAAAAATTCAACGATTATATATAATAAAACTAATCAAATGTAAATGTATATTAAAATATTGGTTTATATCATTGATAATCAACAATTTAAATTTAAAATAAGCATTCCTTTTTGGTTAGCTAGTCGTTTGCCGTTCCTTTTTTCCGCCCTTCGTGGATTGGGGGGGCGGTCCAAAAAACGGCAGACCCCACGGCCCGATTTCGGGGAGGTGGTCCGTCCCGCATATCCCTCATATCCCCGCAATCCCTCATACCTCTACATGTGATGCGCAGCCCAACATATCCCTCATATCCCCATGTCCCCATCAAATCCATCCATCGTCCCCTCACGGCCTTCTCATTAATTTTATTATATTTGCGATATAATTAAAACATAACATATTATGAATAAAAAAGTTAAATACATGGGGGGGGGGTATTTTAACCCTCAGATAAGGAGGGGGTATGTTTAGGCGCAGGACTTCTTCTTCCGGTAAGATCCACTACCGTGTTAATATAAACAAGAATATGTGTCTTGGCGTTGTAGATATATATATTGATGGGAAGCCATATCAACCTGGTTTTAACGGATCTTATCTTGATATATATCGCGATAAGAAAATAAAAACTATAAGCATAAGTGGCCAGATATCATATCTAAATCCGAAAAATGAGTACAATGTTATTTTGGGCATAAGTGGAGGTATTATAGAGGGAACCCTTACGTATCAATATAATTCGGGTATGCATTGCGAGTTGGCTAATAAGGTGATATACGGGAATAGGATAACTAATTTTGTTCCTGTAACGGTGATAGAAGATCCTGGGAAGATCATTAATTTCACTTACAGAACTGAATTAAAGACTCAGGTTTTAGATGAAAGTTATGTAACTTGGGATGGTGATTATGTATTAAACGATAATTGTATAGTAACTGATCTTTGTTCGGGATGTGAATCTTATGCCTATGGGAAAAGTTCTCATGGTAACTATCGAGTAACGGTAAGGATAGTGTAGTACCAAGGGAAGGGGGTAGACCTCATCCCTCCGGGCCTACCCATCGGGTCTTCCGCCAGCCTCTTCCTTTGGCATATCCCTATAATTCATTATATTTGTGCATAACTTAAATTCTAATGTAATCATACATATCTCATAACCAATCCATACCCACATATCTCCCTATTACCTACATATAATTAATTATGTTATATTTACGACATAATAAAAACATAATATATTATAAATGAATAAATTAATAACGGTATGGGGGGGGGGTATTTCATCCTCCATAAAAATGTATCATTATGATGAGAAGAAGATTTAATTCAGGCATAAAATCTGGTATTTATGCCGTGAATAAAAATGGTATATTAATACCGATATCAGAAGCGGATACCACATGTATCGCTGTTGCACTTGTCAGTGATGGTCATAAGCTCATGATCGAGAAGAACGAGGATTCTAATCAAAGCTATAAAAACGCTTCAGCAGGGTATAATAAAAGCTATTTGTTCTATTGGGGTGGATATGGTACGGATCAGACCGACATTACAAACTATAGTAATTTGTATGGGAATAATATCATCGGTTATTTAAAACCTGAGTCGGGGTCATACAATGGTACTCCCAATATTCCGGAAAATGTTTCTTCATGGACAAGTGGGGCTTTGTCTGATTGGGAGGGAAAAGCGAATTCCGAAGTGCTAAAGGAGGTGATTGAAGGAGGTGAAGGATATGGTGGTTATGTGACAATTGGGCGTGTACTTAACGCATTTTTAGCCAGCAAAGACGCTAAGGGATATAATGATTGGTATATCCCATCATGCCCACAATTGTCATTGATATGGATGAACTTAAATAGCGTCAATAAAGCGTTATCTGATATTGGTGGACAAGAATTCGATAATATCCAAGGTTATTGGTCTAGTTCAGAGCGCAGGTCCGATACCGGATGGTACTTGAGTTTCTCCAGTGGATGCGTAGACTACCGAGATAAGTACGAAAGCTTTCGTGTTCGGTTCATAAGAGATATAAATTAGTCATAATTATATACTTATACCAATTAAAGGAATGGGTGGGTAGGATGATATATTCGTATTTTCACGTTTCTCATTCCTTTAATTGATTAAGTATTCCATTGTATGATATTATGCCCAATACATTGTTAAGTATCCGGCACGAATTTATCCAAGTCAAAGTTCTTAGCATAATTCCAGATCCTTACATACCTAAACATTCCCGGGAGTCCCATGTCGTAGGCTGATGGATATCCTCCTATATTAAAATAATATGTTTGATAGTTTTGTGTATACATCACATTAGTCGCATCCTCATAACTCAGCACCCCTCCAATATATTCCTTCAAATACCCATTTCTCCACGACGCCATTACATGTACCCATTGATATGCTGGTATATCTACAGATCGTCCTTTGGTATAAAAAAGTTTAGTCCCAAATGATGAGACATTAACACCTATACATAAATAGTCTTGTGTAGTAGATTGGGTTCCATATGGAGCGAATAGATAATATCTTCCTTCCTGTTGTGTATTTAAATAGAGCAACGCTTCTATGGATATTTCGTTATCTGGTTGAGGGCATGGTAATATATTCGAGTCATTATCAAATTTGATATAGGAATTGTAGGCTCCTACTCTTCCCATGGAAAATACATATTTACCATTATATTTATCAATATCCATATACATAGATTCATCCACATTCATATTATATTTTGACAGATCTTTTATCCATGGAGCTTCCACGTAAAAATAAGCGTCATTCACGTTACCGGACGGCGGAAATGGCATTTGACTTAACATTCTTCTTCTTAACATAATCTATTGTTTTTATGGAGGACGGGAAATACCCCCCCCCATTGAGTTAATTTTATTTAATATCATATTATTATGCATTTTGTACATACAAATATATGATTTATTCTCAGATCATGTCGCTGAATCCAAGGGAACGGGCTGGCTCCCATCCTTCCGGGCATCCCCCCCCCCGTCCTCCCACCGCCTCCCGTTCTTTTTGGCTTCCTTCTGGTTTTATCCTCAAATTTTCATATCTTTGGGACAAAAAGATAATCATGTTTAGAGACATACTTCATAAGCTTAAGATCTTCTTCTGCGACGATGATGTTGAGAAGATATATGTAAGGGACAGTACGGTCATCCGCAACAACGAGATCCATAGGATGTATAATGAGATACTGGATGAGTTAGGTGATTTGGCTACGGTCGTATCAAGGAACTACGTATATGGTAAGATAAAGGACAGGACGGGATTAAGTATCCGTCATATCAGTAGGATAATAAACCATACTAAAGTCGAGGAGATATGATTAAAGACGTAATGGAGAGGGATATGATAAATGAGATATCCACGTTGTTTGTAATGATATTCACGTCAGGGTTGATGTTTGTCATGCCGATATTAGATATAGGATATAATGATATCCTTGTCATAATAGGATTCGGGATACTACTATCTTTTATGTTAACCATAATCCCGATCTTGCTTTCTTACGATATAAGGGATGAGATCATTGAGTTGATTGAGGATATGGATAGCCAGATCGTGGTAGACACTTCGGTATATAAAACGAACCTGCCCTAGGTAATTCCTAGGGCAGATATTAATATCAATTTGACTTCAAATACGATTCTATTCTATCGGCGGCCTCATTAGGCGTATGTCCATCCCATTCCCATGCCGTATCAAGTTCAGGGATATTAAACAACTCCCAATACCGGTTCTCATAATGATTGGATATCTGTCCCGTTGGCAGTTCTGCCATTACGATAAACCACCCTCCGCCGAAGCATTCCTCTCCATCATGATGCTTATGTGATTTACAGACCTTTATATCGCCTTTAGCCAGCTCATTGAAGAAAGCGGCATTGTAAAGCATTCGATATCTATATAGTTCGTTAAATGTATGATACCCGTCGGATATATTACCCATCTCATCTTCATGTAAATATGTTTTCTCGAATATATCAGGCTTACAAGGATAAAACTCTCCATTTACCCCTTTTATGATATAATCACCTACATTGGCTGTCATAACACCTTCAAGGGTTTTTATACTGCAATCAATACAAGGAGGTATACCTCTATCCGCATCACCTTCACGAATAACTTCTATTTTAACGCTATCACCAGCGAAATCCTTGATCTCATCATTATTAAAGCCTTTCCATTTTACGGCTTCTATCGCAATTGGTTTCTTTACATATCTATTCATAATTTTACGATTTAATATATTATTATCTTTTGATATGCCTTTCTATAAGATCTATGGATAATTTAGCGCCCAGCTCTTCCTCCAACAGGTTAAGGTAGTTCCGGTGCAGGCACCCGCCCCGCTCCACCTCTCTGAAGCCTGCCCCGTCCCGGATCCTGACCAGCCCTTTCCTTGGATCCATGTCGATCAGATCCCGAAGCTCGTTCATATTCTTGAACCGGTTCTCTATTACCTTAAATATATCGATCTTAGGTTTCTTATCCTTATCCTTGGACTTTATCTTAACTCTTCCACTCATAAGGCATTAATTACTTCCCAGTACTACCAAACCCCCCATTTCCTCTCTCTGATTCTCCAAGATCCTCTAACGACTCTACTTGATCCCATACGATACGCTCCCGTCTTCGGATAAGCAATTGAGCTACCTTATCTCCAGCCGAATAAGAAGGATCTCCATAGCGATCTATACGTCTACATACTACCATAATCTCACCCCTATATCCTTCGTCAATAGTTCCCGGGGCGTTTTGGATAATGGACTTGGTTTTGGTGATGCTGCTACGAGGTCGGATCTCCATCTCATAATCCTCAGGTAACGCCACATGCACGCCAGTATGGTATATGATCCTATCACCATCAAGTTCTATATTCTTAACGAACAGATCCATGCAAGCGTCATCCTCATGGGCATATTTAGGCATCTTAGCCCCTTCTTCCAGCCAGATCTTGACCTTGCACGTATCTATACCATCAAGTAACTCAAACACCTCGTTATAACTCATGGGTTGATCGGAGGCAAACGAAATGACTTTCGCCAATACACTTCTAATTTTACTCATCTTATTTTGTTTTTAAATTCCTTCCCTTTCGGGCATTGTAATTTACATTCCTCGCCACAAGCGGAACAGTTGGGTCTCATTCCGGGCACCCCTCTTCCCCCGTACGGCCAGTAGGCATAATCGCAGACGCTCCAGAACGCCTCCATCGCCCTGATCTTGGCATCGACGGTTATCTTATCCTTCACCTTTTTCATGCTCTTCCTGAACTCATCTTTCATATCCTTCCCTTCTATCTGTCTGGCTTTACGTCTCTCGTTCCACCAATTGTAGTAGAATTTGTCTGCCATCTTATAAGCTTCTGGGTCAAATTTATCACGATGCAGGATAGGTGCGTCCTTGATCTTTCTCAAATTCCTGCCACAAACATAAGCGAGTCCTGCGTACGGAGGTATGTCCTTAGGATCAACCAACCCATCCGGAACGCAGTAGTAGAAGTAGTTGGGGCGGCCGTACCTGACCCAGTCCCCGGTCTCGTACAGGGCTTGCTTCCGAGCCTCGAACCAGCCTTGCATTACTTGGTGCTTGCCCTCCTTCTCGAAATCCTTGTTATAGTCAGCCAACGAGATCTTCACCTCAACCTCATAAGCGTACATGGATCTGGTTATAGCCAGATAATCGGACTCCCAGTTATAGACATACAAGTTGTTTATAATCCATCTAGGAGATACCAAGAACTGTCTGTTAAGGATATCCAATATCCCTCTTTCAGTGTATTCAGCACCTTTATTTGATTGCCGTGTTCCCATCTCCTGTCAGAGGATTATTCCTTAACCCAACCGCCATTATAGCGTTCGATACCAATCTCCGTAATCCACCCATATCCTTATCATGGAACGAGAAAGTAGTTAAGTTATGTGATTCAGTAATCTTATCATAAGACTTTATCATCAACACAGCCACATACTCACCAATCATCTTCCCGTTCATGATATCAAGATCGATTATGCCGTGATCTATTAGATCAACCACATCCCATCCTGATGGTAGATACGTTTTTATTTGATTAATGTCCATCCCAAATAGTTATTATAAATAGGAGGGTCGTGCTACCCTCCTATAGATTACACACGAAAAATAGAACTGAAAGCGATCTTAAGCACGTAAGATTTTATTAATTCCCGTAGGCTGTCTACCGGTTATCGTTAATTACCGACCTACGGGAATATGTTTAAGAAAACACCATGTGGGGAGTGGGGGAATCGAACCCTTATCCACGCTACGATTAGGAATCGTAAATTCTATCCGTTAAATTAACTCCCCTTTAAGCGTCCTGATCCTCCCAGACAAGGACACTACATAAATCTAAACTCTAAACCTAATGACAAACATTATTAATCCAACTGTGGACCCGGCCGGACTTGAACCGACAACCTGCTGGTTATGAGCCAGATGATCCAACCAATTGATCTACGGGTCCTAAATACACCACATCGGCTTTCACAAGAGGATGTGGATAGTAATTTCTCGGAGTTTATATAGTAACTTTATGAAACTATTGTCCAACATTCTAGCATATAGCGCCAATCCTCGAACGGGAATGTCTCTACACCAGACCTACCCCATCCCGTCCCCCAACTGTTCTGTAGGACGAAGCCGGCCTTGTCCCAGCCGGTGAGGATAACGGCATGACCTCCCAAGTTCTGCCCTTGGCCTTGCCAGAATCGATTACCATAATTATAGCAATACAGACCTATAACCAGAGGCCCATTCAGCATCAAAGCCACCTTAGCTGATACCGGATCTATGATCCTAGCGTAACTGTTTATTTTCTCCCCATCTACGCCTACGTTCTTGATAGACTTGATAGCGTCACGAAGAACCATCCCGTCTTGATCCTTATCCTCTCTCAGATCATATATATCGTAGGGAGAGATCTTAGCCGGTCTTTTAATAGCCCTTATACTCTTTCTCCAGTTAAGTATCTCAGCTAAGCTTACCGCAGCGCAAATAGGAGAAGATCCTTGATCCACTACGCTATCGACATTATTGATCTTATACTCATCAGGAACAGCCTCGTGCTGCATGTTCATGATAGCGTCTCTGTCATCCACAGGGGATGGTATATATCCTAACCCGTAACTCATTTTTTATCCTTTTTATGGTAATCAATTATCTTGATATTAAACGTATCGGATCTTTGCCTTACCTGTATAGACCCCCTAGCCTTTCCCTTGGCGTCGTACAGGGCGGTGAAGCTAAAGTTATCGACCCGGCCGTCGTCCAGCGTAAACCGCCACTCCTTCCATTGGCCCATCACGGTCCCGGAAGACACTATAGAATCCACTACATAAGATATGTCAGTAGTATCATATTCCGTATAATAGGTTCTTGACGTACTGCATCCGACAACCGCTAAGGTAAATAACATTAACAAGAAAAACAAGATCTTATTCACTTTTCTTAGATTTTTTACGTTTCTTAGATTTCTTCTTATCCTCCGCCTTATTCTCGACATTTACGTCATTGCCGGCATCAGCGACCTCAGAGGCGTTATTTTCATGTATATCAATATGACCGGAATTAGGATCCATCTTATCCTCATCAACAACAACCTCATAAGGCACATCGCTGTCTAAAGCCTCTGGATCGATATGATTCTCTAGATACTTGATACGATCGGACATAGCCCTATTTTGATCCTCAAGTTCCTTGTATCTTCTTCTAGCCTCATCGAGTAATTTGGATGATAGTTTATGTTTCTTCTCGATATCCATATAAGCCCGTTTAAGAACCTCTTTCTCTTTTACTGACTCATCATATAACTCTCTTGACTTACTAAGCTCATTTCCCATCTTAACTATATGAGAATCTTTGGAATCTATATCCATATCAAGAGAATCGACAAGCGTATCAAGATACCTTACTTTCTCTTCCAATTCCGTTATCTTATTGCGGGCATCATCGTAATCCTTTTTTAATCTTCTTGAGTAGCTAATAGCCTCATCAAGATCCTGTTTTAGTGTATTTATATAACTACTCTTTACTATCTTCAATCCGAACATTTTTATCACTGTTATAAGTTTCACGAATATCGGCTTTTATCTTGCCGACTATAATTAACTCAGCTATATGTTTGTCTTTCTCGACTATAGCCATATCCTTACGGACATTAGTGACCCTGATCATGATATTCCCGTTATTAGACGAGACGAACGGTGATCCTACCAAAGTAAGTCCCGTATCTCCGGTAAACGACGGCAGCATCATCAACACCCCTATGGTATTATCCGGGAACGATGCCCATACCCCTGTGTCTATATCAAGGACATCACCCTGTCCTAATGGGAAGGCATTACCCTGCTTGATAGGAATATCCTTACCCAACGAGTTCCATGCTTTCGAGAATCTTACGGAGTTAAGGAAGATCTTCCCCTCTTCCTCCATCACCCCTACCATAGGTTCGCAATTCAATCTAACCTCGTTTTGTTTATCATCCGGCTTCTCCTCAAGCTCATCAAGGTCTCTGGCTGATGTAAACGACTTGCTTTCCAGAAGCTTTTTAATATCCTCAATACTGGCCATTATAATTTGATTATTAAATAAACGATCTTCAGTCCTAACTTCAAATCAGATGTCTTCTCGAACATCTCCCTAAGAGGTAAGATAGTAGCGTCAAGATCTGACGCTACCCATTCTCCATCCTTATAATACATATCCTTTTCCTCGGAATACGCTATACAAGATCGATGCCCTAGGTTCTTCATAACCGTATCTACCTTATTTTGGGTAGGCATCGAGACACGATTCACTTTAGTAGATATATTAAAATTACTTTCCATTAAATTACTCATTTTCAATTAGTTAATTAGAAAGGTAGGTCACTGTCGTCTCCAAAAGGAGGATATTGTGGCGGCTGCTGACCTCCAAAAGAAGGCGCTTGGGCTGTCTGAGGCGGAGCCTGCTGGTATGATGGAGGAGGCGTCTGCGGCTGGGCTTGCGGCTGATATGACGGTGGGGGCGTTTGCGTTGTAGCCTCACCAGCGTTGTTTTGGCTTGCCGACTGAGTAGGTTTCACACCATCTGTCTTAATACTTTGGATATATTTATTAAGTACCTGATAAGCGAAAGCATCTTGGGCAGTATAATCAAACTTCTTATTCCCCATTATATCAGTACTCTCAACTCTGTCAGGCCATCCATTCTGCCCGTTCTTATAATATTGCTGGATAAGCTCATCCCTTCCATCAGGAGTTTCCCTAGCATATGAGATAAAAAAATTACCCGGGGCATATTGATCTCCTTTCCTAGCGTGAGCTGGATTGATTACCACCTTACGCTTTAGATCAATATTAGGCAAGTATCTCACCAATGACTTAACATAATTATTAATACCTCCTTTTTGAGTCATCAAAGGAACATTTATAATATAGTTTCCTTCGTCATCGCTTATTTTTATAGCTACGTATTTAGTTTTTGCCCCGTTATAGTCAACCTCCCTTATCTCAATATCTGATAAATATCCCTCTATACCATTCCAAAATACTTTCCAATAAGATACAGCCCCGGTCTTATCATTCACATGTTCCTCATAACCTTCTTTAGGCTCCTTGGATGATTGATAAAGAACTCCACTACCACTTATCTTAAAGTAGTGATTATTAGATCCTAGCGAATTTTCACGAACTCCCATATTATATATATTTAAAAATTAAACAATAATTGATGATGATAAGAAATACTCATTCTTATTATCCTCCCCATAAATCTTGTTGAAATGAGATTTATGGTCATGCTCGATAACGATCCTATTCCATGGTATGCTTTTAACTATACCAAGATACCTACCACATAGCACATCGCATATAATATCATTACCGTTATGCGATAAAGCCGTAAGCCTTTCCTTACAAGATCTTCCAGACATAGGGTTCTCTGACATAATACCGCATCCTTTTTCAGTGAATATCAACTTACAATGATCAAACTCATTTACCTTAATATTATTTTGGAGGGCATGGACGAGTAGATCCTTATCAAAGACATAGGTACTTGTTTTGACAAAATGCTCGTCCACGAACCTCCAATTTGGATAATTACCCTCAAAATTGGTCTCATACATATCCATATCAGGCGTAGAGAAATAAGTCTTAGTATCATCCACTTTTATAGACAACATATCCGATGACTTATTGATATGCTTATCAAGCAATATCGCGGATTCGTTCGATACCGGGATAAACATCTTCTCTACCTTATCCTGATTAGGGACAAAATACCTGTAAATAGTATTTCTATCCGTACTTACTATATTAATATTAATATCATCAATATCAATAACCACATTCTCGATGCATGGATAAAAGTCATCTACCTCCGTATAATCGCTGGCTTTGTTAAGAACCGAAACATAATCGCTCATCTTAACCTTAATTCCTCCATCAAGTATCTTATGTACCTGCGGGAATGTATTGATATCAAAAGCCGGACAACTATACTCACCAGAAGCGTAGTGGATCGTGATCTGATCTTTTCTATCCGAAAGCAGTATCGTAATCTCACAATTCTTCTGTTTTTTCATGAACTTAATAAAAGAGCTTGCCTCTACCAAGAAAGAGAAGTTAGAGTCAGCCTCGACCTCCAATCGCTCTATAACACATACCTTGGCATTTACGGAAGTGATATAAGCCAGATTATTGACAACATCTATCTTAAGATCCTTATAAAGGGAGTTGGAACCGGCGTTCTTAACCACCGTCTCCAGTTTACCCAACTTCTCATTTAATGATTTCGACAAGCACTTCAATACCATATAACATATTTTATTTGTTTATCATCCATAATTCATGTACAAGCTTTATAAAAATCATACTCCGAAACCGGAAATGATTCCGGAGTATGAATCCCGATTATGGGATAAATCAGGATAAAAATCCTGTTAGTACCCATCGCCAATGTTACCAAAGGTTTCATACAAGCAGCACTGTTTTGCCGAATACGCTACTCCTGTTTAACCACTTGCCTTAGAGCCTTGGGCTTGGATAAACACCCTAGGGTAACTATACATTCTAAGGTAACGTAGTGCTCTAAGCACTTAGGCTAATAACCTGACCGTTTCCGGTATATGTAAAATATTTTTCAACATCTTACATATTATCCGAGGTTATAATAAACAACTTTTACATGACATTGCAAATGTAATCATAATTATATTAATACAAATATAATAAATACTTAATAGTATTAAAATAATTTAAACTTACGTCTAATATATTCGGCTATAAGTATAGCGTCACACATTCCATCTTGTATCTTAGTTGGCTGTACTCCTTTCCCTGACCATGGTTTTACGAAAGACACCAAAGGGAAAAGGCGGATAGCACATCGGATGGATGTAGCCTTCGTGTCTAACTTAGCCGCTGAATACACCCGATCGGCGGTAGTGTGAATCTCCTTCTGCCATGTCTTTGGCTGGACTTCCTCGAACATGAACCTGACATCTGGATGCGATTCGTATCGTTCCATCATCTCCACCATCATCGCAAATAGAGCGTTCGGTTCCCGGCGTCTCCCGCCAAATGTGAAGTTGCTGGCGGCCGAGCTGTTGTGGATGCTATGGACGTCCTCGACGGCGATCGCCAGCGTCCCGCCTCCCTTTTCTTGGATCTTGTCAGCGGCATCGAGGAAGAAGCTTGATATAGCCCTAAGATCTATATCCCCCTTAACCGATATCCTTGGAGTCATAATTACCTTAACCTCGCCATTTTCTGGGATCATGGACAATCCTCCGGTATCTATACCCGGATCTATTCCTATCGCTATATTCATATTTTTAAGGTATATAATGAATGAAAATCCTCAGGTCTAAACACCTGTATCGAGTTATCCGGATACATACCTATATAATAACCGTAAAAAGCCCGTAGAATGCCATTTTCTAGCCTTATATCCAATGCCTTTACCTTATTCCCTTCAACCATAACATCAACCTCATCAGTCTTGTTAGATATCTTATCGAACCATTCAGGTATAGGATCAATACCGTACCTGAATGCGTTTACCGTTGATTTTATCGAGATATATGTTCCCATATTAGATAAGATTACAATCGTCTCGTTTAACAACCTTAAAATCGCCATTTCTAAGTAATATCGCTACATCAGATCTCGTATACGTAAGAGGTGTATACGACACCAAATGATAAGAAGCCTGCCCTGTCGCTGGCCGAACTGGTCTTAATACGGCTATGGCTATATCGCCGCCAAGTTCCGTGCCACCGGTGACACCCTGTAGGCACATGTATATGAATCCCTCATACTCATATCTCTTTCCAATAAACTCACTCATGGGAATACCTACGAACAGATAGTTCTTCACATCCCCTTTCTTAACCTCGACAGCGTTCTCTACACTGGATGGTATTACATCTACAAATTTTACTCCTATTGCCATGATTACAAATTCAATTTAGTTCTTAATTCTTGACACAATTCTTGATTATCCCTCATGATACTTAACGTATTATCGACTCCGTTCCCTACACGAACATCCCCGTACCAGTACCATGATCCTTTACGGATAAAGATACCGGTTTCCTCGCATAACTTCAAAAGTTCAAGTTCCTTATCAAACCCCACGCCATAATACAAGGCTGTCTCTGCTATTTGGAACGGAACGGCTGTCTTGTTCTTCAGCACCTTTATCCTAACCTCATGACCTACTGAAGATCCGTCCTCTCCTAATATAACCTTCTTTCTCGCCATCTCCATACGGATAGAGGCATAGAACTTAAGAGCGTTACCTCCGGTCGTTACCTTAGGATCGCCGTATATAACACCGATCTTCTCCCGATACTGATTGATGAATACCAGAACACAGTCGCTTTTGTTTACGATCCCGGTAAGAACTCTCATAGCTTTTGACATCAACCGGGCTTGTAATCCCATGTTGCTGTCTTCCATATCACCCTCGATCTCCTTCTTCGGTACCAGATTGGCTACGGAATCCACGACAATGAAGCCTACCCTTCCAGACTCCACCAGCTTGGCTGTGATATCGATAGCCAACTCCCCGTAGCTTGGCTGGGAGATCAAGAACCGGTTTATATCCAACCCCATTTTCCTAGCGTACTCAATATCGAAAGCGTTCTCCACGTCTATTATAGCTACCAGCTTATCTGGATGCTTTTTCTGGAACTCGATCATACTTAACGTACACATCATAGTCTTGCCACAAGATTCCATCCCGACCAGCTCATGAATCCGGCCTACCGCCCATCCGCCTCCGAGGGCCTTATCCACCACCAGCGATCCGGTGCTTTCCCTTGGTATGGATATTATAGGCTTATCATCGCCGAAGTTCATTATCGAGCCTTCTCCAAGCTCTTTATTTAAAGATGATACTAACTCATCTACGTCTGAAAAAAGTTCTTTCTTAGCCATTATAATCCGTATTCGTCAAAGTTAAATAAATCCTGTTGTTTCTTAATCATATCCTTCCCGATATCAGATATCTTTTCCGGATTCAAAACACCTTCATTCTCATCCACCTTCTCTATAAAGTCAGATATCTTATCGCTTAGCAGTACCATATCTTCCTTAGGCACTGATTTTAGATAAAGCCCGTCTATAGACCTACATCTTGAAAGAGCGGTATATATCTGCCCTATCTCGAAGGCTCTGCTGATGTCTACAAATATATTATCTAAAGTCATTCCCTGGGACTTATGGACAGTTATGGCGTATCCTAACCTCAATGGATATTGTATTATATAGCCGCAAGAAATGCCTTCAAGGGAATCATCTACCTGCTTATACTTCATCTTCTCCCACTTCTCTTTGGTTATCTCCACCTCAGTATCGTTATCTAGATGAACATATATCGTCTCATCAACAGTATCTATGCTGGTTATGATACCCATCGAGCCATTGACATACCCGTTGCCGTTTCTGGTTATTATGACCTTAGCTCCTACCTTTACTATAAGCTCATCCTCACAGGGCGCTACAGGCTTCTCCCCGAATACAGTAGCATCGAACTTAAATACCTTATTATTGATCTTATCAAGATTAGTCTTATTTATCTCATAAGCTTCTTTGTTAGTTGAGCATATAATTATAGTATTATCCATATTATCCGGGTACTTGACCCTACTATCCAATATCTGTCTTGACTCATCGGTAATAACCCCACATCTTATATCCTCAAGTACGGAAAGAAGCTGAGGATCTTTTTGACGAAATACGTTCTCGAAGGTAATGACCGAGAATCCTGACGCTCTTAATGCCTTTGATGAGAAAAAGAACCGGCTCTCATAATATTTGTCGATAAAATCATCCGCCGTCACCACAGGTGGTAGTTGTGATAGATCTCCAAACATAATCAACCTAACTCCACCGAAGGGTTCCTTGCTACGCCTGCATTGTCTAAGTACGTCAGCTACCTCATCAAGCAAATCAGGTCTTACCATACTGATCTCGTCGATAACGATAGTATCAAGATTCTTGATCTTCTTCTTCATAAACGGACTTACATCCACCTTATTAGACAACATACCTCTCTCGATAGAAGGGATGTAAGGATCGTTCTTTATAGAGAAGAACGAATGGATGGTCTGTCCACCGGCATTCAACGCCGCTACTCCAGTTGGGGCTACGATAACGCACTTACCCAAGAACTTTACGATACGTCTCATGAACGTACTTTTACCACTACCAGCTCTACCGGTAATGAACAGATTCTCCCTAGTGGTGAAAATCTTCTTCAAGGCACGACCCTGCTCCACGTTTTTATCCACCGTCATAATATGACGAAGGAGGTCGTTTTCATTTCTAAAATCCTCTTTTACCATATCTTTTTAAGTTTATGGTACAAAGATACGAATAGTTATAATTAACTAATTGAAATAAATGTAAATAATATATAAATATTAAATTTTGTATCTGATACTCAAATCATCCAGCCTTACTCATCTCAACCCCTTTTACCCCTAAGAAAACGTCTTTTATAAAATATTCGGCGATAATTATATGCATTATCGTTCCTCTGTATGATAGTCTTAGGTGTCCGATAGTTACGTTTTTCCTGTCTTTGGTATTGACTATTCCATTGTTTTTCTTTACCTCATCATATAAATCGGATATAGTCTTACAGCACATACTAAGAACTTCTTTTATCATCCGATATACCGTTCTTTGGGATATTAGCATCATACCTTCTTTTGATAACTTTATATTCAATCTATCCATAAGATATGACACATTGAATTTGATAGTTCTTTTTTTAGTTACCTTATATATCTTATTTATATTTCTGTTTCTAGCTGAGAATATTATTTTTGATAACATCTTGACTCTATTTAATTTACGACTTTTGTTAGCCATCCTTCTTCTGGTATTCGAATCAAGATTTTTATCAAGGCAGGTATATACAGATTCTCCTTTCTTTACAAACATATCCTTTATCCTTGGGGTCTTACTAGCCTTATGCTTGTATTTTATGATATCCGATAAAGCTATCATAATCTCTCCTTCAGCCCAAGCCTTTAAGCTTATAAGCTGGTAGTTCATATCCTCATGAGAATCCCTTAATACATGTCGGTAGCAGAAATAAGCGCATCCATCCGATAGGATATCAATAAAATCATTGGTGTTAATCTCTATCTGATCTCTGTTTCCATCTTGCATCCTTTTTCTTAGAAACACATGTTTGGATACGTTTATGATAATAAGATATATCATTGCCATCTTACATTCATCGCTGATCTGGATTCCCGATCCATGATACTCCTCATGTTTCAATGAATATTTTATGGCTGTCACTTTCTTGCCTTCCTTATTGGTAACAGGCTTAAAATCAACTGGACATATAAGTGATCCGACTGGAAGTTTTACACATCCTAGCTCATCTTTCTTGGTCTGAATATTACGTGGAATATATCTTTCGGTAAGAATCTTATCGAAATTTGATTTCATTATATGTAAAAATCTTATCTTTGTTCCCATAGAAGATTTTATTTGCTGCGAATATACGAGTTCCGTAAATACGAAACAAGTTATTCGGATGGATGGGTAGCCTGTGAAGGTCGCCCATTTGTTGTTTATACGAAATTGTCGTAATAAAATGGGGGGGGTAAATATCTGTGTTTCTGTATGATCATTTTTGACATCATACTTGTTACGCGCGCATTAATAGGTATATTTATTAATTATAATTAACTATATTAATATATCCTACTTCCTAATCCTCTATGTTTTGTGTAGGGTATATCATAAAGTCAAATATCTGTATAATTAATTAAGATTTTTACTGCCAAGGTGTAGTGCCGTCAGGCAGGACACCGCAGGCTTATAATAACAATGCCATATGATGTTACCGGAGTCCGGGACCCGGAAGGGGATCGGGCGGAGCAGAAGCCAAAGGAGAAAAGGTGAGGTCTTGTGCGGTCGCTCACGCTCCGGCCGCCCGTATCCTCTACGGCAGGCTCCATCGCCCCAAGACTTCCCATTTCCTTTGGATTTATATCCCATAGCATGGCAGGAAGGCATCCAAAGGGAAAAGGTGTGGTCATGTCCCGTGAGGCAGGATAGAGCTGTCCACCGCCGCTCGGAGGCATGTATGGCCGGTGCTCAACTGGCCTCGTTGCCGTGGCTTACGGTGGACTTATCTGGCTTTCCTCCTCCATTTCCACCACCTCTTCCCTTTGGATGTTCGTAAATACATGCTAATCAGCATATATTATGTTGATTATGGCATAATTTCTTGACAACGATATTTTTTTTAAGTAGTTTTGTCGAAAACTAATTTTATATGCCGGAACAGAGGAAAGCTTTCGTATTCGCGTTGCCTTACGACACTAGGCTGGATATGATCCAGCAGTTCTTAAGGATATACAATGGCTATCTGGATTCCAAGGGTAGGAGCTTGATTACTGAAAGGACGATAAACTTACTTTCTTTCTACATCAATTACGGATACTCGGATGATACCAGAGCCAAGTACATGGATTGTTATGGACAAAAGGAATCTTATATCGCTGTCCTTAACAATGAGCTAAAGCGTGGCGGTTTTCTGGTGGACAAGAAGAACGGGAATTTCCGTACCCGTGAGCTGTCTATTGAGATGAGGAGCCTACGTAATTATTTTGTTCTTGACGGGGAGGGTGATGACACCCGTGTAATGGGATTCGTATTCAAGAGAAATAAGCTTAACATCGATGGATAGGAGTCTTATTTCGTTCGACAGGGATATTGTCGATGAGGTGGTGAGAAGATCTGGAGGTAAATTTACCAAGCAACAGGTCGAATGGTGCATGAAAGCATCCGTATCTTATATCCATCATCTCGCCAGATATACCGATAATATATCTATCAGGATCCCGTTTATCGGATACGTTATCTGCAATCTCCGTGAGATGCGTGTAAGACGTGATAAGATACGTCGCATATATGTCAAGGAGGGTAATCGTTATCCAGACGAAAGGATGCCTATTGAGCTTGATTGTCTGGATAAGAAGATAAAGGTGATAGAGGGTATGGAGGGATTGAAGAACGGAGATCCCCTTATACGTGACAACCATGAGGCTATGTATCAATGCCGGTATGGCATGACATGGGAACAGTTACAGGATTTTCAACAACAACAATTTAAAAAATAATTATCGTGCAAACAATTGGTAAAGCCCAAGTAATAGCCCAAGCTTGGGAAGACAGTTTATTGGGCAGGATTCCTAAGGATGAGAAGGATTATCCGGAGTGGTACAAGAATCGTCTTTATTTATGCAAGAAATGTCCTAAGAACTCTTCTAATATAGCTTTCTTTAAGTTACCAGCTAAGGTATTGCTGCAAAGATTGATGGGAAGACAGGCATGCTCGCTGTGTGGTTGCTTTATCAAGGAAAAGGCTTGGATGAAGACAGAGGTATGCCCGTTGAAGTTCGTGGAGGGCGAGAAAGCCAAATGGAATGCTATGGAGGTGATAACAGCCGATCATAACGATTTTAATATTGAGTGCCCTAACGATTCCTTTGATATAGGACTGACGGATGATGAGAGCGAGTTTTATCTAAATATTTTTGATCAGAAAATAGGTGATAAGATAGAAATCGTGTTATTTATCACCCATAATGATGGTTTCCATGTCAAGGAGCATCATCTCGGATGTGGATGTATGGGAGATGTATCATATAACAAACATCCTGACAATGAGAATAGAATTATATTTAGGATGACGTTAGATACCTCAAAATATACGGAAGGTCATTTTGAGAAACATCTATCTCTTATGGGTTATACTAAGGACGATCCTGAACGTAATTTCAAACATTTCCCGCTACGTATTATAGGGGAAGCTTATAAATAATGCCATGAGAAATCTCGTAAGAAGCAAGATAGATGACCGTATCCATGCCCTTATTGTCATGGAAGTCGGATGCCGTGAGTTGCCCGAATATTCGTTGGGTGATATACTTTACTCCGCTTTAAGGAGGATAGCTAGGGCTAATGGTGGTAATGTCCGCTTCTTGCGGGATGTTAGTACCAGGGATTTATTGAGGTCTATAGACCAAAGCATCAGTGATGAGATTGAGTTAAACAACAATGATTATAATGCGTAATATGGAAGATAAAGATATAAAAACAGAGATTAGAGATTATCTTAAAGAAGAGGCGGATACTCATATAAGGCATTGGATAGCCATAAAACGTGAGAGCAAGCGTCTGTATAGCGATATTGAGGATAGGACTAAGAAGATAGCCCTTAAATCATTCTCGTTGATAAAAGAGGATGATTTTGTAGTTCTTCATGAGATGACCCATAAGATACAGATGTTGAATATAGAGGCTGTAAAAGTCAATTCTAGGTTGATGTTCATAATCCAGTTGGCTACCAGCTTCGGTATGGATCTGGATTTAGATACGACATATGCGTCCACCGCCAAGAGCATTATAGAAGACAGAACGTCTGGATTCGTGTTTTATGATGACAAGGAACGTCTGAGATACGCTGACAAGGAGCTTGAGGATATGTTCCATGACATGAGCGTGACGGAAGTAAGTAAGATCGGGGTTGTTCAATCTTATAAGCTTCTTATGAAACAGTATAACGAGTTTAAGGACATGAAAGCCAATGCCACAGGGAAGACGAAAGCCGACGAGTAAGGACGTCGATCGGGTAAATGATAATCTTGAGGTCATAGCCAAGGCCGTGGATGACGCCAAGACGTATATCGCCAAGCATCCATGGGATAAGGAGAAGCATGAGGATATGGCTAGGGCGTTCGATTTCATATCCAAGCTGATCGATAAGATCAACGTATGGAATGACTCGTATATGGAGAAGAGTGGGATAATGGATGTATACAGGAGTGTAAGCAATGTCCAGAAAAAGGAACGTAAGGGACAGGTTTCCGGTGGTATAGAATCCGTATTAAAAAATATGCGATCATGAGTTTAAGCACGAGTCCAGAATTTTATGTAAATATGAAGAATCCCCCTGTATGGAACGATCTGTTCGGTTGGGAGGATCAGGATGATGATGTTAAGCAGTTTTTCACGGAGGAGGCTTATAAGGTCAAGAACGGGATAACTATCAACGGTACGTTCATCCCTCCATGGCTTTATTGGCATGTTAATTTCTTTCCCGTATTTCAAGACCTTCCAAATGGAGAGCGTGTTCCGGCTATCAGCCGGTTACGTGATAATGAATGGTTTTTCGCCGAGATGTATCAACGTGCCCGTCAGGAGAAGAAAGGGTTAGGGATGTTCGGTACCCGTCGTTTTGGAAAGGCCCTTCTGGACTCGGAGCTGATATATACTCCTTATGGATCTAAGAAGATAGGGTTCGCTGATATCGGTGATATCATATATGGCGATGATGGTAAGCTTACGACTGTAGTAGGCGTATATCCTCAAGGGTTCGTTGATATGTATAAGGTTACGTTTGAGGACGGGCGCAGTATAGTATGTTGCGGTCAACATCAGTGGAAGGTTAAATATCATGGTGATTATAAAGTCATGAGCACTATGGGTATCATCCACTCTGACTTCCAGAAGATGACTATAGACATAGGGGAGGCCGTGGATTTCCCCGAGCGGCGGTGGCTGATGTCGCCCCAGCTCCTTGGGTCTCTGACCGCCTCTTTCCTTTGTGGATCTACCGACAGGATCTTCGAGTTAAGCAATAAGGAGATGGATGATATTATTTATTCATCCAAAAAACAGAAGGAGTTGTTTATAAGCTCATTCATGAAGATATCTTGCGGTATAAGTACCGGTGACGATCGTTTTAAGGTCGTTTACAAAAGTGAGTATATTATATCCTTCGTAAGAAGAATATTCTGGTCTATGGGATATTATTGCGTCATGGATGGTGATGATATGTATATATCCAAGACCCATAACAGACTTAGGATATCCGATATAGATTATTACGGGAAATATAAAGCTACTTGTATTGAGGTCGATAATAAGTCCCATCAGTTCCTTACCACTAATTTTGTCGTATCCCATAATACGACTATCATGTCATCCCTTCTTCAGATGAACGCTACCATGACGATCGGGCTTAGTCATTCCGTGGTAGGTTTCAGCGATAGCGATTTATCTAATATAGGTGAGTATTGTGAGTATGGTCTTGATCATGTGCATCCTTTTTTCAGGATTAACAGGACCAAGACCGATTGGAGTTCTGGTGTCACCTTAGGCAAGCGTATGTCCAACGGGGTTCGTGATGTTCATGCCATAATATCCATAGCCAATATCAACATGGGTAGGAAGACATCCACGCAGAAGACTGCCGGTCTAACCCCCGCCACGGCTATTTTCGACGAGGTAGGTAAGGGACCTATTAAGAAGCCGTACACGGCCGCCATGCCGTCCTACGACACTCCTTACGGCTGGCGTCTCAGTCCTATTTTGGCTGGTACCGGTGGTGAGGTGGAACTATCCAAGGACGCTCAGGAGATGTTCTCTGATCCTGATACATACAATCTTCTGGTCATGGACTGGGATATTTTAAATCGGAGAGCCATGAAAGGGAAAACATGGAAAGAACGGAAATGGGCGATGTTTGTCCCCGGTCAGATGGCTAACTCCGGTGTCAAGAGAACGATAGGGTTAGGTCATTATTTGGATAAGCCTGATGATAAGAAGCTTAATAAGATCAAGATTGACGCCACGGATTTTGAAGCCAGTACCAATAAGCTTAACGAGGAACGGAAGAAGTTATCTACGAAAGATAGGGTAGCTTATACCTCTCATACCATGTTCTATCCATTTACGATCGACGACTGTTTTTTAAGCTCGTCCCAGAACCTATTCCCGGTCGAGTACGCTATCAAGCATAAGAATGATCTTCTTGAGTCAGGGCAATATAGCGGCATGCTGTGTGATGTTTTTCTTGAATCGGGGAATAAACTTGGTACTACTAAATCGAATAAGCAATTGGCTGGTTTTCCGTTTAGCGGTGGTGTTATTGACGCTCCTGTCCAGATATTCGAGATGCCTCAATCCAATAGGTTTGATGACTTTATTTATGTAGCAGGATGTATGCCTCCCGGAGAAAGGGTGTTGACCCCTGATGGATATAAGAATGTAGAGGATGTTGACTATGATGATTTCTTGGTTAATAATGAAGGGGATAATGTTAGGATACGCAAGAGACTTGTCAGAAATATGGTCGAAGAGGATCTTTATTCGATAAAGATGTATAATGGCGTAAGAATAAATAGATTTACTTCTGATCATCCTATTTTTGTTTCTGATCATAAGACCGTAGGGAGAAGGGTTAGGGAAGATTTATTCAAGTTTGATTACATACCTGTCAAGGATATAAAAGAGGGACAGTGGACAAGGATCCCAAATATGTATGCCGAAGAAAGGATGGATATTCCGGGATTTAGGGATTATATGCTTTCTGATGATTTTTGGTGGTTTGTCGGGATGTGGCTAGGGAATGGATGGATTGATAAGCAGTGTCGTGTACAGATGGCTATTTGTTTTGACTATCCAGAAGAGAGGGATAGGTATTACAAGGTTATAGATAATCTTTTTGGTATTAAGCCTTCGGAGAGATGCAGGAAGGGTAATTGGGAATTAAATTTTAAGCATGTTTATCTAAGCGAGTGGCTTGTTAATAATTTTGGTAAATATTGTTATGGTAAATATATTCCTGAATTTGCTAAATACCTCCCGTTTAGCATGAAGGTTAGTTTAATTCATGGATATCTGGATACGGATGGATCTATCCATAATGATTTTCGCAATTATTCGGGCATGGATTTCGTAAGTGTCAGTATGGATCTTCTTGAGGGTATACAGGATATATTGTTATCTCTTGGAGTAGTTGGAGGTATATCCATAATGAAAAAAAATAGGGCTGAATATATAGATGGCAATAAGGTTAAATCTCAAAGATCATGTTATCATTTAAGGATAGGCCATAACTATACTGTGTATTTCAGGAAGTTGGTTGAGACATTAACTCCTGATTATATATCTAAATTGTCTAAAGTATGTATGGATACCAGCACAAGAAAAAGTCCTTCCACAGGTATATTTATTAGTAATGATAATAAGTATATATATGTCAGGATATCATCTATAACTAAAGAAAAGTATATCGGTCCTGTGTATAATTTTGAATGTGATACGAATAATTATTTATTAAGGAATATATCTGTTCACAATTGCGACCCCTACAAACAGGCTAAGTCGGATACGCCCTCATTAGGTGCTTTTTATGTATTCAAGAGACGTGTTGGTATTCGAGATCCTTATGCCTATAGAATAGTTGCCTCTTATGTATCTCGTCCATCATCCATAGATCAGTTTTGCCGTACGTGCGAGGTGCTTCAGAAAGGATATGGTGCTATATGTCTTATGGAGAACGCTGACCAGATGTATGAGCAGTATCTTAATCGGAAGAGCGGTATGCCGGCATCTTTCTTCTTATTCGCTGGTGAGGCTATAGCCAATAAGTATGTGAAGGCCGGCTCCCGGCAGAACAGCAAGCTGGGGCTATACCCGACCCCCGGCAACCAGAACCTGCTCTTCTCCTGCGTGGTGGATTATTGCTGGCAGGATTTCGTTGTCGGTTATGATGATCAGACTGGTCTTGATATAACTGTCAAGGGTATTGAGCTGATCGATGATATAGCCCTATTGGATGAGATAATACAGTATAAGCCCGGATTGAACGTCGATAGGATAATAGCGTTCGGGCATGCGTTGGTTCTCGCCAGATATTTTGACGATAACAATTACATGCCTAAATCGAAGATCGAGGAGATGAATAATGCCCGCAAGGAAGACGCTTATAAACACCATGAGGTATATGCCTCTGCCTTTGGATCGGTATCTATAGGAGCTTTTAGGTAAATGAATGTCAATTAAACGCCTATCTTTGTTGTAAATAAAATTGAATAATCATGGAAGTGTTTAATAGAGATCATTCGTTTCCAGCAAAAGGAGCGTTATTAGGATTACCTCCTCAGGCTATTTCCACGAAGAAAAAGAACAGGAAATGGAAGGAGGATTGTATGGACGCTCTTGAGACGATAGGGTTGAAACAGTATGATCGCAACCAGATGTACCGTGACTATTATCTGATGGCGGATGGTAAGTTATCTTTTATGGAGATGGCGGATGTCATCCCTCAGCTAAGGAACGTGCAGAAGCTAAGGAGTGATATAAGAATCCCTTCTTTCTTGAAGCATTATGATATCATAGGTGGTATCGTAAACGCTTTTGAGGGATGGCTTACAAACCTACAGGATAAGTATACTGTTAACGAGGTAGGGGATATGGCTATAAGTGAGTATGAGGATACGATGTCAAACTTACTTCATCGTCATATACAAGAACAGTGGGATATTATCGTTAATCAGCGTCTTGTGGAGGCAGGACTTGATCCGACGTATAATGAGTTCAACTCCGAGGAGGAACGTCAGGCTTATGTTCAGCAAATACAACAGGCCAAGGCGTCTATGACCCCTGATGATATCCAGAGGTTCATGAGTACAAGATGGAAGACGCAGGCGGCGGTATGGGGGGATCATACGATCGAGGCTGACCGTAGCCGGTTTTATATGGATGAGCTTGACAGGGAGAATTTCCGGGATCGTCTTCTTAGCGGAAAGATGTTCCGGAATCATTTCGTTGGCTTCGACTACTATCGTCCGGAGGTATGGAGTCCGATGGAGGTTTTCCATCCTGATGTGAAATACCCGCAATATGGGTCTTATGTGGGTCGTATTCATTATTACGAGGGTGTTGAGTTGATATCAAGATACGGCCATAAGATGACGGCTAAGGATAAGCGTCGGATTATGGGAGGTGATGATGATTATGAGGGATGGGTATCTAATGACGGTGATAGGTATGACTGGAAGAAAAAGAAGCCGTCTATTACCGGTATGTATGAGAATGAGGTTATTCCATGGAAAGGATACCATGACTATGAGTCTATAGTTGCCGCTGAGGACTATTATGGTGTTCCGATGGGCGAGTACCACACCTTCGGGCCGGACGGTGAGGAGCACATCCAGCCCCGCTTTTTGCCACGCTTCCATCCCTTTGGATATTTCAACTCCGGTATGGCCGATGGCAAGAGATATGAGATAGACTCTCGCCTTTTTAGGGTTATGGAAGGATATTGGGTATCCATGAAACCGGTATTCTTAATAACTTATATGACAGAGACCGGGATGGTTGATCAGGAACTTGTAACCGATGAGTTGCTCCCGGAATTCTTGGAGAAGAATGGCATAAAGAAAGTAAAGAGGGTTATGGCCGATGCTGTTGGTGATCCTGAGGTGAACACCTATATCTTGGAGTATGTCCCTGAGGTTAGGTTTGGCGTTAAGATCACCGGAGGTAATTTAATGGATAAGCCTATATATATTGGTGGGGATCCAATACCTCATCAGATACATGGTGACAGCAGTCTGTATGATTATGTCATTCCGGTTTCTGGATTTATAGGGGCTAGTCTCGCTGATCGCATACAGCCGTTCCAGATGATGTATAACCTTGCTATGAACCAGCTATACAATAACGCCGAGAAGGAGATCGGTAAGTTCTTCTTAGGCGACTTAGGATTCCTGCCTACGGAATATAAGGATATGATGGACAAGAAGGGAGCTTTGGCTACTTTTATGCAGATCGTTAAGTCCGTCTCATTTATGGGTGTAGGTGGTAATGACACAAACAATCCTTACCAGAATCCGCAGATGAGTAGCATATATAACCAGTTTGGTGTATATGATCTTACTAATACGGATCAGATAAGATCCCGTATGGAAATGGCGTCTTACGCCTATATGATGGCTTATAGGATGATAGGTATATCCGAGCAAGCGATGGGTCAGTCAACTAGATACGAGAGTTCTACGGGCGTAAAACAGGGAGTTAACGCTACTATGCTACAGACCCAGACTTACTTTAATGATTTCGATGACTTCAAGAAACGGACATTGGATATTCATCTAGCCGTGGCTCAAGTATGCCAGAAGGAAGGATACGATTGGACCGTGATGTACAGGAACAGCGATCTGTCCTTGGCTTACGTCAGTCTTACGGATAATAGCTTGTCGTTACGTCATCTTAATGTTATGGCTGTCTCTAATTCCAAGAAACGTCTGGAATTGGAGAATTTGAAACAATATATATTACAGACAAATACGTTAGGTAATGACTTACTTGATATCACTAGGATGATGAGCGCCAACTCAATGGCTGAGATGAATCAGATCGGAAGGGATGCTAGATCTTACGCCGATCGTGTAAGGCAGGAAGAATACCAGAATCAACAGCGACTTGTCCAGCAGCAAGCTGAGGCCGATCAACAGGCTCGTAATGATGAGCATGAGAAGGATAAGGAGCTGGCTTATATCAAGGGCAACTTCGACTTAAGGGGTAAGAGCATAATGGCCGCCGGTCAAGCGGCTAGGACCGAGAACAACTCTGAAGGCATGGATTATGTCGAGGCTATGGCTGATAGGGCTTTAAAGGAAAGGGATCTTGATATCAAGGAAGAGGAGATGAGAACCAGACAGGCTAACGCCGAGGCTGAGCGAAGATCTCGTGAGGAGATAGAGAAAAGAAAGTTGGAATTAAAAGAAAAGGAGATAGACGCTAGAAACAAACGTTCTGATACAGATAGGTTTACGTCAATAATAAACAAGAATTGATTACAAGTTTTGTAAATATTTTTACAAAATCTGTAATCATTTTGGCGTAAAATTCTGTCATATACTATAATGGGTTTGATTTAATTGGTAATTGGATTAATAATACTTTTGTAAAAAGCAAAAAAGGAAATTGTATGAATGACATGGGTGATTTCGCTAAGGGTTTTAAGACCATGAGTGTCGAGGAACTTTTTTACCGTGGTGACGGTGATGGCGATAAGAATAATATCGAGGGTAAATATGATAAGGATGGTAATCCTATAGGTGATACCAAGGAAGAGCCTGCCGACGGCGGAGCGGCTGACGGTGGCGGGGATAAGGGCGGCGACGCTACCAACCCAGACCCGGATTCCTTTGGCGAAGGCGGTACTGATAATAATAACGTGGTATCAGTGTTTAACGGAAAATCTTTCTTGGAGAAGATGGCTGCCAGAGGTATCATCGACAGTATCGATAACCTTGATATTATGGTAGATGATAAGCCAGTCGATCTTTCTACTATCACAAAAGAAGATGATTTACTTGATATAGTGGAGGGGTTGATCAAGGATAAGGCCGATGAGTTGTTGAAGGATAAGGTTGATACCGGTTCTATGTCTGACTTCATGAAGAAGATGATAGAGGTGGATAAGGCTGGAGGTAACGTAGGTCAGCTTCTAAACCAATATCAGAACATTCAGGCGCCTTTGGACAACCTTGATATGAGCAACAAGAATGATCAGCTTGCGGTCATCCAGCATTATTATAAGATGTTGGGTATGCCGGAAGACGAGATAAAGGATAATATGGAGATGATGATTGGCAAGGGTGATGAGTTCATTGAGTCCAAGGCCAATAAGTTCCATGATATCCTGAAAAAGGAGATGGATAACCTTGTCGAGGAGGAGAAGAAAAAATCCGAGAAAAGGAGACAGGAGTTAGTTGAGCAGATGAAGATCTATAAGAAAGGTCTTAAGACGTCTATAAGCTCAGGATTCCAGTTGACTGACACGATGATAGGTAAGGCTGTCGATTTCGTTACCAAGCCGATAGACAATCAAGGTCATACGGCTATAGATAAAGCTTATTCGGAGGCTATCAAGAATCCGGACATGGCCGCTGATTTGGCTTTGTTCTTGATGAATAAGGACGAGTTCCTTAAACAGAAGACTAACAAGGCTAAGATGGAGGTCAATAAGAAGACCATCACTCTTCTTTCTGGCAATAAGGGAGGAAAGCAGAATAAAAATAATATCGATAATGATACTATAGAGGCTAACTTCCTTGATCTGAGTGGATCAAAGAGTGTATAACATTAAAAGATAGATAATTATGAACCCTTTTTTGACAAAAAGTTTCCCGGCTACTGTGAATGGTGATAATGTAATCGCCTTCACCGATGCCAAGAACTATAAGACTTCGCTTGTAGAGCATAACTTAGGCTCATTGGCGAGCTGGTATTATGAGGATCCGGATAAGAATCATTTGGGTCTGTTGAACTTGTTCTCTAATATCGCTAACTATCCTGTCCCGATGTATATGGGTATGATTAATAACGGCGCTACGATCTCCGTTAACGGTATTGGAGCTTCTTTCCGTTATGATCTTCCCGTTACAAAGACATTCGCTGTCGTTACGGCTGAGGATACTTCAGGTCATCATCTAAAACCGGGTATTGACGGTAGTTTGTTTGATATCGTTTTGAATACTTCTGAGTTTACGGCTTATGATGTCATTACCTATGACGCCGCTAACGGCTGTAATATCCTTATCTCAGGTGAGATCCCGTCTAAGACAGAAGGAGATTTGACACGTTATTGGGGTCGTGTTATTGGCGGTAAGGCTAAATACTTCCCTAAAGAGAAATTACGTCCGGGTATCCGTTATTGGAAGATCGGTCATGCCCTTGGTGAGTACAGTACCCAGTTCTCTAAGGTATCTGGAGCTGACAAGGCCGGTTCCATGACTTGTGAGTTCCGTTTAGGAAACCACCGTGGTGTTGAGGGTGAGACAACTATGTACGCTGGTATGAAGTCCATGCAGGCCGCTCAGAATAGCACTTCAGAGTTCGTGGAGACCGCTCTTCGTCGTATGAATGCCATGAGAAGTGAATACGAGGGTAATATTCCTGATTTGGCTATTATCGGTAGGACTGTTAATGGTAGACTTGATTTACGTACGGCTAAGGTAGCGTCCACGCTGGAGGTATTCTGTATGGCTGAGTTGGTTAAGCTGGAAGCTAGACAGTTAATGTGGCAAGAAGGTGGTATTATCATGGATCAAAATGGTCCTATCCATTTGAATGAAGGTATCTATCGTCAGCTTCGCCGTGGTTATACTATCTACTATAGTCGTCCGATGGGTATTACTAAGGATACTCTTATGGCTGCTGCCGCTTATATTTTCCGTGGTCGTCAAGATCTTCCTATTACGGAGCGTAAGATTAAGTTCAAGGTAGGAGCTATGGCTATGGTCAACTTAGAGAAGTTGATTAGAGAGGCTTTCTTTACTACGTTGAGTAATTTGAGCTGGGGTATGGGTAGTGACCGTATGTTGCCTTCTAATCCTATCTCTGGTACTAATGATGCTATGATTTTAGGTCCGGTTCAGGTTAAGGGAGCTTTCATCCCTGGAATCGGTAATGTTGAGTTCGAGCATGATCCTTCTTTGGATTACGCTGACATGACAGATCGTAGTGAGTTAGTGAATGGTATGTATCCTAGATCCTCTTATTCTTGTATTATTGAGAATATCACTGACGCTGGATCAACTAACGCGTATTCCGCTATTCCTAATACGGCTAACGCTAAGTTAGGTAATATGAATAACAACGTATTCTATATCAAGCCAGAAGGCGTAAGCATGTGGTGGGGTTATGAGTACGGTCGTTGGGCGCACAAAGCCAACGGTAATGAGATCGTATCATCCTTGCCGGGCATGAAAGAGCAATTCTGGTGCCACTCAGCTTCTGCGGCTTGGGTTATGGATAACAGCAAGTTCTTGATCATCGAGCTTCAACCGAACTACTTCGGCTAAGTTTTTTCATATATGTAATTTGGTTTTTAGAGGGGAGGGTGTCCTCTCCTCTTTTTTTAAGTAACGCAAAAAGGAAATGAAAGAAATTTTAAAATCAAGGAAGGTATTGGCCGAGGTAAACGGTTTCAATATCATGTCAGATACCTTATATGAGGTAGTAGGTAAACACGACGGAAGCGCTCCTCAGGCCTTTCAAGACGCTAATATAGCTAAAGCTCCGTTCCCGGAGAACGCCACTCACGTATGTTGCCCTTGGGATGATTTCTCCAAGGCCTATAACACCGGTTTTTATCCAAGATCAAGATGCTATAATGGTCTTGACAAGAATGAGATCGATAAGCTCGTCAAACAGCGGGTAGATAATATCATGAAACCTTTCGAGGAAATGTCACAGATGGATCTATCTCAAACCAATTTAGAATTTTGGGATGACGCTAAGGATAAGATCTTCATGGGTAAGGTTTATAATACGGCTAATACCGTAGATCTATTTTATTTATATCTGGCTGTATTTTCCGGCATGTTGACTCCTCAGGAAATGGATGGTGACCCTATTTTCATGAACTCCATGTTCTGTTTCGTAGAGAAAGACAATATGAAGGATTTCGTTCAGCAGCGTGAGATCAATAAGATGAACATCAGCTATAAGTTTATCAGCGCCCTTAAGAAAGGCGGCGACGATCGTCAGGCTGTCATCGATCTTCTTCTTTACATCGGTATCGTAACTCGCCCGGATTTCACGGAGGATGAGTATTATACAGGATCTCTATCAAACTGGATGAATGAGAAGAAGACCAATGTTGATTATCTGCTTGATATCTGGGATCGGTCATTGGAAGGTGATTTCAAGGAAGTTCTTGAGTTTTACCGTATCGTAAACGTCCTTCAACGAAATGGTCGTATCAATATGACTCCATCCGGATTACAATATAATGGCCAGATCATAGGACCTGACGTTCGGACATCCGCCGAGTTCTTGGCTACCAAGAAAGACTTTATTAACATAAAGGCTAATGTATTGGATGAGTATGAGGAGATCATATCTATGTCTAATATCGATGATAAGTCCAAGGCCAAGAAGGTTAAGGATATTAAGAAGAAGGATGACGTAGAGGAAGGTGATAAGATTAAGGAGGAATAACGATGACAATCCAAGAAGCGTATCTAAGGTCTTTGCAGAAGAACGAGCAGAATCTTGCCAATGGCGGGATTAAGCTTGATCCGGGAAGGTTCGTGTTGTTGTTTAACGAGGCCCAAGACCGGTTAGTTAAGTACTATCTAAATAGGAAGGATGACGAGACTATACGCTCCATCCAAAACCTTCTTGTTTATTGGATGTCGTTGGATAATGCGGGTAGGATGGATGACCCTGAGTCTACGTCCTTTAACTTACCTGACGACTATCTATGGTTCTCTAACATAAAAGGTGTTTTCTCATACAAAGGGTGTGAGGCCACTGATTTCGTTATGTGGGAGGCTAAGAACGAGAATATCCATGAGCTTCTTGGAGACGAGAATAACCGTCCTTCTTACGACTACCGTGAGACATTCTACTCCATAGGGAACGGGAAGGTCGTGGTCTACGAGTCAGGCTTCCGTACCGAGGAGGTTAAGATGACGTACTACCGCCGTCCTGTCAGGGTGGACCTGTCGGGGTATATCAACGCCGCCGGTATCCAATCCACGGACATCGACCCGGAGCTGCCCGATTATCTTGTGGAGGAGATTCTGGATATGGTAGCTAAACAATTCAACCTTAATGAGAATGAATTGTATAGATATAGAATGGATAAGGATAATGTGGCTTCCTTTAAATAAACAACGTTAGTTTTGATTGATAAGCCTGCCCAGAAATGGGTAGGCTTATTTTTTATCATCCTATGCATATTTTCTGGAATCGTAGATTTCTCCGATTCCAGAAATAGCAAGTATGATCTTTGCGTTTTTATAAAATATTTAATATAATGATTTTATATTGGAATATTTTTTATCTATATATTTTTATGGTAAAACTTTTATTTATATGTTTGCATCGTATTAAATAATTAAATATATATAATATGAAAACTAATGTTGTTATGATCTCCAAGGATAGGGATCTTTTTGGTGTTACTATCAAGCAAGACACTAAAACGTCTTTCATGTCGTTGACTGATTTACAGGAAGCCTATACCAGGAAAAGGATTCAGGAAGGATGGAATGATAAGAGGATAGAGAATATCCTTTCTAACAAGGAAAGTGCTGAGCGAATATACTATATTCTTGAAAAACAAGGATATATGATAGAAACAGGATTTCCTGTTTTTATGGAAATGGTTGAAAAAGAGTCTCTTATAAAAGTAATGAAAAAGTTTGGCGCTTATAAGACTGTTGGTAGGGGCGAGAACAGGAGAACTATGTGTAATCCTTATATATGGGTTCTTGTAGCTATGGAATTGAACCCTATGTTGTATGCCGAGGTTGTTACGTGGTTGACCGATAAGCTTATTCTTAATCGAATAGAGGCTGGTGATAGGTATAATGCTTTGTCTAGAGCAGCTTCTAGATTTAAGGATGTAGATTATGTTAAGATCGCCAAGGGTCTTAATTATATTGTTTTTAATATCCATGAAAGTATGATCAGGAATAAGGCCACGGAAGCTGAGCTGAAGGAATTGGAGCAAACACAAGGCAATCTTATATGGGCTATAGATATGGGTTATATAAAAAGTTTCGATGAACTTATTGATATGATGAGGAAGATGTATAAGAAAAAGTGGTTTAAATAATGTTTTTACAAAAAATGTAATTTATTTATATGCCTATACACTCGTGATCTTGTTTTATTGTCGTGAACTCGTTTATTATTATGTTTGCGTTAGGTAAATGATTTTTTAAACTAAATATTGATAATATGTTGCACAGACCGCAAGACCGGGTACTTTTCGTATCCCCACACGCTAAGATGGTGGATGTTGATTCCATCTTCTTGAAGGAAGGACAGATCGGTATTTACGATACTAAAGATACTTCCGAGAACGGTTGTAAGGCCGTGATTGATTTTACCGGTAAGCCTCGTAACGACAAGCGTTATGAGATCCGTATCGGTCGTAATGAACAAGCGGCTTCCCGCTCTATCTATGATAAGGATTTTTCCACGCCGTTATTCTCTTTGAACGAGATCACGGAGATCTACGCTTCTTGGCCGAAGAAAGATCATGCTTATGTCGATGATGTTATCTTAGGATACAATGGTGTTTCTGATGACACTGCGTTCTCCGTTTCCAAAGGAGACCGTATCGCTATTCGCTTGGTCCTCGCTGGTCGTGCCTTCGAGCTTCTTGGCTATGAGGAGGGTCGTGTAGAGATCAATGACGCCATTCTTTTGGATGATTGTGATAATACGCCAAATCAATGCGAGGAGTGCGATCCTTGCGAGGAGGTTGATTTGTTGCCCGCCGTATTGAAGTGTATTGAGCGGATGAAGAATCAACCTATTGCTGGTGGTGGTAAGTTATCTGATTATATCGATATTACTCCTGTTACAAGATGCACCAACGAGGCTACGGAGCCTGAGACGGAGGACGTGAACTTCTATTGTATGGAGGTATGTGATACTGGTGATGATTTGGCCTTGGCTGAGGTTCGCGCCCAATATCCGGGGTTGAAGATCGTACGAGATACTATTGAGGGTAGCATGTCACGTTATAAGGTTATGAAGAAGGGGGCTAAACCTGCTGACTATACTCAACGTCTTATCTCTATCATGAAAGGATGTACGGACTGTCCTCCTAACTATACGGAAGTTAAGGGTGGTTATCTTTATTCTATTTCTTTGGAGGATGACGGTGTTGATATGTCTACTACGGTAGAATCTTTACCTAACGTGGTAGCTGATACGGTTAATAAGATGAGCCAGATCAAGGGATCGGGTTTGTATATCGCGGCTACTTCTAAGAAATTGACGAGCGAGGAGATCTCTACTTTCGTGGAGGCCAATCCTACGGCTATTATCTACTATGTGGCTAAGACATCCGATATGTGTGAGAATCCTACGGTTCGTACCGCTTCTTGGTCAGCTTGTGGTTCTTGCAAGGTATCCACCGAGAAGTATTATATCACGATCCCGGATGATGAGTGCGGAAACAGTGCTTTGGAGGAAATCAAACAGGCTTTCCCGGAACTGGAGATCACTGACTACGGTACTCCTGCGGCTTGCCAGCATAGCTTCCAGACAACGGTATATACTAACATGTTGTGTGATGAGTGCGACAAGGTGTTCGAGGGATTCTTCACCAGCGAGGCTCCGGCGTCCTACCGCAACCGTATGTGGAAGAAATTGGAGTCGGCTCAGGAACTTGGTACTAACTGCAAGTGCGGTATCCGTTTCCGTGGTAAGGAAATGTTATTATCTCCGTCAGAGTGCTTGATGGATAAAATGACTTATATCGAGGATAGCGTTGAGATCGTTGGCGCTAGCGGCGGTTATCCTGATTCTCTTGACGAGGGGTCTCCTATCTGGTGGGATCAACTTCACTTCGAGAGACTGTCTAGCAAAGCACCACGTACTCATGTCGGCGGTAATATGATGGATGACGAGTTGAAGGGCTACGCTCATTTCAATGGATTCCCGAAACATCAGGATTTCATGGGGCGGACGTTCATGAACGAATATAGTCGTGTAGAGCAAACGGCTCAGTACGTGGACTTCCAGATCACGATTAATCCTCATAGGTACTCTCAAGGATTCGGTAAGGTTCTCGCCGATGATCCGGTTAATCTGATCTTACGTGTACGCTATGGCGCTCATGAGGGTGTTCAGGAGATGATTAACATGATCGGTGCTGCCGCTGGTCTTGGACCGGCCATCGTAACTGAGCCGAAATAAAGAACCTTTTTTGCGTTCATATATTTCCTAAAGGGGAGAGATTCAATTCTCTTCCCTTTTTTGTTATCTTTGAGGCAGTAGAATTAAAATATGATATTATGTCTGCGATAAATGAGTATTTAAAGAGACTGGCTTCTATATTCGGAAGCATGGGTTTCTCCGTTCCGCCAGATGACTTCTCAGGTGTTGTCATAGACGGAAAGACGTATCCGGTCATGATGAGGAATGACGGGTGTTACGTGTACTTCGATGATAAAGGAGTAAAGAGACTTGTAAGCGAGGTTCCTAAAAAGGACTATCAGTTCATTAACATCAAGGACGCCCGTGTGTCGATCGTCAACCAATGTTATCGTACTCCGGGAGGTCAGGTAGAGGCTCGTATCCATACCTATATGAATAATAAGGGAGAGATACTGGCCGAGAAGATATTTATCATCAACTCTTCAGATATTGATACGCCTATTGGTACGGAATTGGATAAGATTCCTGCCGAGTGGGTAGCTATAGATTGTAGCATAGCGGAGATGACCGATCGGGAGTTGATATTCGTAAGTAAATGTTACGCCACGGAAGGGGGCAAGGTTCAGATCGAGGGCGTTGAGTCGGTAGACCCACGCCTGAACCCGGAGGTATCCCATTATGAGGTGGTGAATACGACTGACGATAGCAATCCTATCGGTACGGAGTATGATAAGATACCCGATACATGGAGTCGTATAGTATGTGATTTCCCGGATATGACCCAAAGGGAGATAATACCGGTGCTTAAATGCTTTGATACCGGAACCGGAAGGGTGCAGATAGAGGGATATAAGATATTTGATTACGAGATGGGTACCAGAAAGGAATGGTATCGCGTCAAGCAAAGTACCGATCCTGAGAATCCGGTAGGTAAGTTTATCACCAGCATAAGCGATGACTGGGTTGAGGTCGTTTGTGACTTCACGGATATGGAGGACCGGGATATTGAGGTAACTGTAGAATGTTATAAGACACCGGCCGGTAAGGTGAAGCTGGAGGTTCTCACGTCATGGGACGGGAATATAGGAGTTAGGGATAAGAACTATAAAGTCCTGGAGACTACCGACCCGTCACAACCTGAGGGCGCCAGCTTCAGTTCCTTGCCAGATACGTGGGTAAGGACTGTCTGTGATTTCGACGATATGGAGGAGCGTGACATCAGGTCTTATGTCGAGTGTTATGACGGAGGCAATGGCAATGTCAAGCTTCGTAGGCTGGTTTCTTATGACTCCAAGATAAAGGCAAGATACGTCCGCTTCGAGGTGCTTGAATCGGATGACGCCGGCTTCGTTCCTGGGGCCGAACTGGCTACCCTCCCGGACGGATTCTCTTTGGTGTCTTGTGATTTCACGGATATGGAAGATAGGATGCCTATTGATATCGAGGAGTGTTACAAGACATCAGCCGGAAGCGTGCGTATGAGACATGTGGTGTCTTATGACGGTGATCTTGGGAAAAGAAACCAGTTCTGGGAGATTGTGGACTCGTCTGATAATAGGTATGGGCTAGGAAATAGGATAAATAATATCCCTGCGGATTTTATCCGTGAAAGGTGTGCTCTAGAAAGGTTGGATGATCGTATTACCAGAAATGCGGTAGAATGTTACTCGACACCGGGAGGATCGGTAAGGATTAAATCCACTTACGTTATCAACCCTTTAAATCATGTTAGGTCGTATAATCATCATGTATTGAGTTCTACAGACAATGATATCCATGTTGGTACTCAATATACCTCTTTGCCATCCAATTTCGCCCGTATCGAGTGCGAGGAGCCGGATTATATGGATCGACTTATCGATACCACGGAGACTTGTTATGATACCGGAAAGGGTACGGTGAAGATCAGGAGACAGGAGTCGTTGAACGGAAATCTGGATGTAAAGACTTTCGACTATAAGATCGTTGAGTCTACCGACCCCGATCATCCTATCAATACTACCCCTACGCAGACGGTTATTAACGGCTGGACGGTTATCAGCTGTGACCTTAATATCATGGAGGTAGATGACTGCTATGAGGTTGGTGGTCATAAAATTCATTTAAAGGGATTCAGGACGATCAATCCGGCGTTACAGGATATTAAGTCCATATTGTATGTCGTGTACTCTGATCATCCTGATTATCATGCTGGAGATGAGCTTAACTCTATTCCAGAGGGGGCTAAGGTCACGATCTGTGATTACGCGGATAAGAGCCAAAGACATATGGTCCCGGTGCGCGAGTGCTATGAGGTGGCCGATGGCCGGTTCTATGTAGAGGGAAGCAGGTTGGTGGATAACGATATGGTCGTAGAGCGGATGTCGTTGATGGTGATGGAGTCATCCTCCCCGACCTACCCGGTAGGGACTACGCTGACCTCCATCCCCGATGGCGCTACTATCGTGGCTTGTTTATGTCAAACCTGTTAATATCAAGGCTATGGTTAAGGTATGTAATGATTATTATATGATTGACGCCCTAGCCGGCGGTGAGGTCATAAGGAAAAGGAAATATCGTCGTGAGAATACGATGATCGGATATAAGTGGTATGATTATAATGGGGTCGAGGTAACTGACCCCATTGAGATATCACGTCTTGACGGATTGGCTACTAAGCATCAACGTGTGGATGAGGCTTATGATGACCATGCTGTTTTCATGTCGTCAACCAATTACGTTAACAGCGTTTCCGGTATACCTATGGATAAGCATATGGTTGTCGTTGAATGGAGGCCGGATAGCGAGCAAGGTTTTGTCACCATGGCTCATAATGAGGGTCTTGACGGGGATAGCTATTATATAGTTATTATCAACACCGGAGATAAGCAGGCTACGATCTACACCCCCGTAGATCCTGAGGATCCAAAGGATGGGACTTCCCGTGCGGTTGATGGCGATAACGTTTCTGTTGGCGGATCATATGTCTCTATATCCCCCAAGCAAGTAGAGAGGATAAGGGTTACTTTCCGTGATGGTAAATGGTATTATGAGTTAGTCACAAAAACATATCCTAGTAATACTGGAGGCATTAAGATCGGGGATGTTGATTTTGTGACGTTCAGATATTTATGGGAATCAAGTTCCGGAAGGGACTTGGACACGATGACGGAAGCCCTTAATTCTAATGTTCCCACCATAGATAATCTTGCTGTAGGTTGGTCTGGCCCCGGAAATGGAGATAGCTCTGTTAGAGAAGTTCTTAAATGGGGTGGTGATAATACCGGTTCTGGTAAGGAATGTGTTTGGATGTCGGTGAAGGATTTAAGGGCTAAATATTATGATATCCTACCTGAAGAGACGTATTTCATGGCCTACGCTACATGGTTTGGATCTAAAGGTACGGGTAAATGTTCTTTTGAACTTGTTGGATACAAGGGAGGTACGATGAGCCAAGATGGATATAATTTCATCAATACCGGTGGATCTGTCGTATATCAAAATACATATGATTTTATCTGCAATACCAGTAAGGGGGCGAGTACATATAAGACTTCTTATCAGAAAGTAGCCCGTATTACTTATAATAAGCTCACCAATGAGGTCTATATGTCTATAGGCGATGCTATAGATCAGGAGGATAATTATGATAAGCTGGAGCGGGAGATCAATAATATAAAGGAAAGACTTAGCGATGTCGAGAGCGAGTTGGCTGTCGTAAGACGTATAGCTGAGGGCAAGAACGCGGCGTATATCTTTGATACGGTCGATGCCATGAATGAGTGGCTGGCGGTTCCGGAGAACACGGCTAAGCTCCGTGTGGGGGACAGCTTCTGGATCAGGGAGCAGGAGGTACCTGATTATTGGTGGGATGGAACTCAGGCTTTAGAGCAGGAAGGTCCGAAGGTTGATTTATCCCCTTATTATACGAAAGACGAGATTAATAATATTGTCAATGATATCAATCAGAAGATAGAGGATAAGAGTACGTCTATTATCTTCGATACTTATATCCAGATGAAGTCTTTCGTGGATGATCCAACTAACGCCGATAAGCTTAAGGAAGGTACCATCCTGTTGATACGAGAGAAAAACGTACCTGATTATTATTACGATGGTGCTGGGATAGTTAAGATGGAGGCCGATGTAGAGCAATGTCTTTACGTTACTTTGGCTAACAAGCCTACGGAAAGCACTATAAGTTATACTCAAGATCGGGAGGTGACTAATTTCGCTCCGGGTGCTATAGCTAGATGGGTTGACGCTGACGGCAATGACGTGTTTTATAAGCTTGTTGAGATAGTCGGTGGTAAGGCTAAGTGGATTACCCTTATCGATACTAAATACGGTAATGTGACGCTACAGAGTACTTACGACAAGAATTATGAGATCGTAAATATCGTATCTGGGTCTAGGTTACAGGCTATAAATAGCGAGAAGAATGATATCAAGTTTGTTAATAGCGCTACGGGTAACGTGACTGTCGTGTTGAATGGTACTGTATCAGGGGGAGCCAAGAAGCTGGTGAGTATGCTGGCGGTGAACGAGGTAGTCTTGACCCCCGGAGCGGCGGTGTCGTTTACCCGGAACGGCGATGAGTTCGTGCTCACGGAGTTGTTTGGCGTTACGATCTTCCCCGATCTGGCGGATGCCAATCGTGAGGGTGAGTGGGTAATGAGCGTAGGTATAACCGGTAAACCGATCCTCATGGAGGTAAAGGAGATGCGTAAGTGGGATGAGAGTATAACTAAGGAACTTACAATAGATGAGCTTAACGAGAAGTTCCCTAACGTGGATATTGGGTTCGCTGTCGTATGTAAGACCATCAACAAGGTATATGAGATGGTTAACGGATACAAGGAATGGGTGTCTTATGGTATAACCTCAATTAGTTGATATGGGATTTTTGGTAGGATATGATACGGTCTTGTCCTCGGTGACGTTTTACGTTAATGAGGACAGGTTCCCTTGTTATAATGGGAGGAATGCTGATTATGTGCCTGATCCGATAGTAGATTTAGGTAATTTTAATCGTAATCTCAGGTTCTCGGCAAACAATCCAGGATTCGTGGACGTCGATTGGGGTGATGGGACAAAGGATCAATATCCTTTAGTTAAGATATCTGATGGTAGTTATAGGATTGTATTCAGGTCTCTTGACATTGAGTATAAGAAGAATCCGGATGATACCGTATGGTGGTATAAGAAAGAGGATGGTTCACAATACATACCGGTCCCTCCACATAAGTATAGCGATATCAGGCGTAGAGAGGTTACGATGAGGTTCTCTAACGTAATCAATGGGGAGTTCAATATGGATGGTATTGTCCTCCATGAGTTTCCTGTAGTTAATCTACCTGATATAACTTATTTGGCTATGGTCAGATCCGTTCTTAAAAATGGCGATATCCCATATGACAGGATAAGTAAGAGCGTTAATCTTCGTAATATACAGATGGGGTCTTTTTCTCATCCTGGTGTATGGAGTAATTGGCCAGAAAGTTTTTTGAACATGAAAGATCTGAGGTATTTCGGATGCAATAACATTTTTAACTTCGGGGATGATCCTGATTCTAATTGGAGAAGATTCTCTGAATGGAAGAATCTTACTAATTTTAACTTCAACTGGTGTAATATTCCTTCTTATGATCCGGCTTTTAATTCTATTCCGGCAAAAGGTATAAGCATTATAAGCGATAGGAATAATATACCTGTATTTGATGAGGTGGATAAGGTAGGGGATGATAAGACAGGCGTTACCTTTATGGGTGGTGGTAGCTCATGGAAACAAGATCTGGTAGGAGGGAAATTAAATAAGATCCATAATACGTATTGTTATTCAAGTGTGGTGCCGGTAGATGATCTTCCAGATTGGTTGTATGAGGTAAGGGAATTTAGGATATGGACTTTGAGTGATTATGGTAAATTTATAAATACGCAGGAGAGGGCTGATACATTCGTAAATACATTTTATGATAAGATAATGTCGTGGAGTTATATAACGATGTCACAGACGGCTTCTGACGGTAATAGGAATCAGTTTTATAAACTTACCTTAGATTTATATACTTCCGCAGCTCCTACCAACAAGAGACCATCTGGCGTTTATCAAGCCCCTGAGGGGTTTGTTAAGGGTGTTAGCAACGGTAATCCTACGACGCCTATGGAGAAGGTGTATGTGCTTACCAATAACTACGGGCAGACATGGGTCTTGGCCCCTGCCCCAGCTTCTAAGGCCGCCCTTACGAGGGCAAGGCGGGCTGGGAAGGCCAGGATCACCCCGTTCGTTCTTGGCGTAAAGGACGGGCATGTATCCGTGTTCAGCGGAGACGTGTTAGATGAAAGCATGTCCAAGTACAGTTTTGCCGATAAATACGAGGCTATAGATATATGTAGTAATCTAGGGCTTGATAGTTCACCTGTTGTCGAGTATTTTAGAAGAATAGAGGAGGGAGAGGTATGAAGTTGATATGTAAGGATACGAATAAAGGGTCTATAACCTTTTTTACTAAGGGTAAATATGCTTTTAGGGGCGTTAACAGGAATGATACTACTGATGATGTTCCTGATCCTATATTGGATGGTAATAATTATAATGAGACTATAGAATTTTATTCTAATGCTCCCGGCATGTGCGAGGTTGATTGGGGAGATGGGAGTAAAGAGCAATTCCCTTTTGTAAGGGCTAGGAGTGGATCTATATATGGTCAATATAGGTTGATGTTTAGGAGAAGGGATATAAGTTATCGTAAGAATCCGGATAGCCATCCATGGTGGTTTTACAAAGAGGATGGGAGTGAGTATGTTCCCTCCCCCAATCATGCTTATGATGATGGCATGGATAAGGAGCGTGTGATATCCATGTCTTTTACCAATGATGTTACGATGATGGAATCCCATAGGATTATGATGGTAGGTTTCCCTATACTTGATATGCCTAGCCTTATCAATATAATTATAAGTATTCCTGGGGATCGTACCATAACAGATATACCAAAGGATAGGATAATGAGATCGGTAAATATAGAGCGTATAACATTAAGTGAGTTTGGTGTGGATACGTTGACGTCCATCCCGGAGGATTGGAATAGACTAACTAAATTGAAAGGTCTGAATTTGTCCAAGTCTATTGACTTTAGTGATACCGAAGCTTCCAATATAAGGAAATTCCCTTCCATGTGGCCTAATTTGGAGATATTGCATTTAGCTGGTGGAAGGGTAAGGTTATATCCTAAGGAATGGTTATCATTCAATAATTTGAAAGAATTGTATTTAAGTCCTGGCAATGCTACATCATCGTTTGATCCTAACACATGCCCGGCTATGGATGAGGTGGATAAGATAAATTCTAGTTTAAAGATTTTCGATCATATAAATAGATGGTATGGATCTGTCGTGAGTTGGCATCCGTATATGAGCGGTAAGGGATTGGGAAACATTGAGCGTATCGACGCTTCATACGGTTATAGTAATATAGATGTAAGTAATCTCCCGGATTATATATATGAGATGAGGTCTATGAATAGCTTTTATATGTATCGCAGCTTGTCAACCCAAGGTCGATGTGATACGTTTATATCGACATTATATGAGAGGGTGATGGGATTTGATTATCTCACTATGTCTTCCTCTGCTTCCGATGGCAAAAGAAATCAGTTTTATGGATTGTATCTAAGTATGTATTCAGCTTCCAATCCTGATGATAAAAGACCTAGTGGCGTATTACAGGCTCCCTCTGGTTTTATAAAGGGTCAGTCTAATGGCTCTCCGTCGACTCCTATGGAGATGGTTTATGTGCTTATGAATAATTATGGATGGAGGTTTAGTATGGCGCCAGAGGCTTCGGTGTTAAGGTCAACACGGTCTTCTGATATTGACACGAGGTCGTATAAGCCATATAAGCTTATTGTATTTGACGATGGGCGTACCTTTGTAGGCAATGGAGATGTTTTAGCTCATGATACGGATAAGGTATTATCGTTTGGGGGCCAACCAGAAGGGGAGTATTTGTGTGATTCTATGGGATTGGACAGGAATGTTATTGTAGAATATTTTAACAAGATAGGTAATGGCTAAGACATTATATAAATATGAGGCTTCATCAAATAAGTTCGTGTGGTTCACTACATGGGATAGGGCACTTAGAAATTATTATACCGATGATTATAATTATGTACCTGATCCTGTCGTTGGTAATCCTTATAATACGTTTGTCGAGTTTAGATCCAGAAAGCCCGGTATGGCTAATGTGGATTGGGGGGATGGAATAAAGGAGCAGTTTCCTATGACCAAGGTCCAAGGGCAGGATAATTATCGTATCATATTCCGTTCTTTGGCAATACAACACAGGAAAAATCCCAATACTACGTGGTGGTTCAGGAAGGAGGATGGATCGCAATACGTACCTGTGGATAATCACGCTTACGCTGATGGGAGGAGGGACGTACAACGGGCTGTATCGATAGATTTTACTTGTGATATTTATTATGCCAATATCCAAGTTTGTAAGATGACATCTTTCCCGATTGTGGATATACCAGGACTTGAGTCTTTGATCGTATCCCATACGCTGTATGTTAATGACGGTATACCTGTAGACAAGTTGTCAAGATCCAAAAAGTTAATTTATATCGATCTTCAAAATATGGGGCAAAGAATGACCGTAATTCCTGAGGCTATAACCAGTAAGACAGAGGTATATTATTTAAATATGTTTAATATGCTTGATCTTAGGGATATAGAATCTAGCGGGATAAGGAATATAAAGAATATGAAAAATCTTCAATTCCTTGAATTGTCCTCATGTTATTTGGATAGGTATATAAAGGAGTTTAATGATCTTCCTAAATTAACTTCGTTGGATATAACTCCAGGCCCTTCTGATATGTGGAATTATTTTGATATAAATACCCTTCCTTTTTTCGAGGTAGATAAGATAAATCCTAATATTACTGATTTTTATTTTTTAAATGACTGGAAGAATGGAGAAAGGAGGACGGGTTGGAATGATGATAATATGTCTGGAAGGGGATTGGAACATCTTACTGGTCTCATTGCAGCTAATAGCAATAGTCTTAGAATGGATAAGCTTCCGGATTATATTTATGAGATGAGGGCTATTATAGGGTTTAACGTGAATGCATCCACTCATAGCCAAAAAAGATCAGATGATTTCGTGAACTCTTTCTACGACCTTGTTGTAGGATGGGATCAGATTACTATGACATCCGTGGCTAAGGATGGGAAGAGGAACCAGTTCTATAGTCTTTCGGTAAGCATGTATAATGCTATTTATCCAACCGAAAACCAGCGTCCTTCCGGCACGGAGCAGGCCCCAGAGGGATTCGTGAAAGGCTCGTCCAACGGGTCTCCCGCTACACCTATGGAGAAGATATATGTGTTAAAAAATAACTACGCCCAGAGATGGACGATTAAACCAGAATAATATTATGAATATCAATATTTTAAAATTAAATTGGGGGGGGGGGTAAAATCCTATTTGCCTTATGATGAGAAGAAGAATGTTACCCAAAAGGAAGATAATAGAGGTATTCGAGGAACTATCTCCTCAGGATAATGGATATTGGGCGGTTCCTGATGGGGTCTATGAGGTTGAGTTCGCGTTGGTCGCCGGAGGTCTTAATGGAGAATCTTCCGATATATATAATGCCGGGAGTGGCGGTAACGGAGGTGGTGTACTGACTGGGACTATATCCGTAAATCCAGGTGTTACATATAGGGTGGTTGTCGGAGATATAGGTCAGGATAGTGTATTCGGTATATATCAGGCTATTGCCGGTAAAGGTGGAAGAGGCGGATATGGAGTTAAAGGGGATGGCTATGATTCTTCCCCGGGAAATCCAGGGCAAGATGGATCATATGTTTTTAACAACAAATATCCTGACCGATATCCTTATCCTATGGGCGCTGGTGGTGGATCGGGGGCTTATACAAGAGGATGGAATATGGGCTTTTTATCCGGAGGGAAAGGCGGAAATCACGGGGGAGGTGATGGAGCTGGAGTCGAGGATATTGAGGGTGTTATTATTAATGGCAAAAATGGAGGTAATGCCACTTATTATGGAGGTGGTGGAGGAGGAGCCTCTAAAGCTTCTAATAGTGGGGCTACGAGCGGTCGAGGAGGATCAGGTTATCGTGGTATTGTTATTTTACATTATTTTAAAAATGGATGATATGGATAGGAATGATATTATAAAAGAATTAGGTTCTTATTTTGATATAGTTGAATTGGTGTGTCCTCATACATACAATAAGTGGAAGGATAGATCGTGGCAGTTTCTCGATACCGCCTTTCTTCATAACCTTCTTATATTGCGTAGGGATATAATCAAACAGCCTATGTATTGTAATAACTGGGATAAGCAAGGACAGTTTTCCCAACGTGGTCTTAGATGCAACATCTGCCAGATTGTCAAGGATAAGAAGGATGTTTATCTATCCGCTCATGTATTGGGTAAGGCCGGTGATTTCGATGTCAAGTCGATGACGGCGGAACAGGCTAGAGGCTTGATCTTGGATCATCAAGATATGTTACCATATCCTTTCCGGCTTGAAGGGAAGGTGGGTTGGTTGCATTTTGATAGCCTTGATACTAGGAACGGTATACATGCTGTGGTGTTTTAGGTACTTAATGGTATAGTAGTTAACTTTGCGAGTAGGGTATAAAATGAAAGACAAAGACATGATAGAGCGAGTGGGGGCTTTGTGGAATATTGCGCTTGCGTATGGTGCCTCTTGTTGGGCTTACTTCCAGCCAGTGCATCATTTATTGACCGTATTACTTATAGTATTAATAGCTAATTTTTTGGCTAGGTTAGCGCAAAGCATAAGGGGCTGGAAGCTCCGTAGAAGCCGTAGGAGGAGGTTTAGTTTCAAGAGATGGCTTAGGGAGGTCAGGTTCACTGATATTCTTAAGGAGTTCGCTTTGTCTTGTTTTATAGTAATGACATTATGTGTTATATATAAGACGTTATACCCGATCGAGGAGGAGGCTAGCATGATACTTACCGTTACCAAATATGGGGTGTATATAGCCCTTGTTGGATATGTGATGCTTTTCCTGAATACGATAGGGGATGCTTTCGCTGACGCTTATCTGGTTAAGGTGTTCAAGGCTGTATTCAAGAGGATAAACGTATTCAAGATGTTTGGCTTCTCTAAAAACATACCTGACGAGATGTTTGACGATATAAAGAAGATTGCTGATGATAAGGTTAAGGATAAGTCTTAAGGCTGTTTTTTGTTTAGGTCTGTCGCTATTCCTGTCCTCTTGTGGAAGCAGGAGGCAGGTTAGCGACACGTCTATAGATAATCGTTTGATAAGCAGGATAGAGACGATGATAGATGAGGTCATAGATCGGAAGATCGTAGAGATCAGGACATCTGATCTTAATGCTGATATTGTCATAACTGAGAGGAAATTCGATACTACGAAGGAGGTGGATCCATCCACTGGGGAGCGACCCGTGTCCTCCCAGACGGACGCTCATATCGTCATCGGCCGGCGGGACAGCACGGTGATGGTCGATTCTCTTGGCATTGATAAGACGATCACCGGTATTGAGGATATTGATAAGAAGACAGACATCGAACATAAGGATGTAGATGACAAGAAAGAATCAAGATGGCCAATAGCTGTCACATCAATTAGCGTGTTGTTGATATTATTGGGCTTAATATATTTACTAAAAAAGATGAAGGTTTTATGAGACGAAGAATGATTGAATATACTAGGGGGGGGGATTGATGATCATACTAGGTTTTTGATGAGATTCAATGGTAATTTTAAGGTAGAGGGGAATCCTACTCCCTCTGGCAATCTCTTTATAGCCAATAATGGCAATCTTATCACCGATGGCTCAATACAATGTGTCCAATATAACAAAACGGATCCTTTTCTTTATACTATCATAAACACCAAAGAATCGTTATTGCCTGAGCTGTTTTATGACGGTCATCCATTTACTATAGACTTTTGGTATAAGTCAACCAATCTTGTTACAAGTTGTTTGGTTGAGCATGAATATCCTAATGGTATTTTTTATTTTGGTGTAGTTTTAACAGGTACTGGTTTTTATTTTTTATTTCAAGCTCAACAAACTGGTTGGCATGTTGATAGAGTTGAGGCAAACAAATGGTATCATATAGCTATAGTCAGAAGCAGTAATGAATATGACATATTAAGATGTTTTGTTAATGGTATACTTATTATTAACACGAAAACCAATAATACGCTTTCCCTTAGGTCTTATAACCTAGGTATTAATACACGAGGTGATGGTATGGATAACGGAAATTTTATGATGGACGATTTCAGGATAAGTGATATAGCTAGATGGGAGTCAGATTTTGAACCTCCAAAAAGAAAGGGGCTATGATCCCTCACCGCCCCTTATCTGATTAGTTTTTAAAGGATATGCAAATAGCATAGAGGTCAGTCCCGGATTCGAACCGGGGTATATGGTTTTGCAGACCACCGACTAAACCACTCATCCAACCGACCGTGACGCGAATATAAAGATTTTATTTGACCAGATAACTTAATTGACCATCTTTTTAACTAACAACTTTCCTTAAAGCCAAATAGTTCTTATTTAACTTCTGGAACCGTAGAGATAATTGTATAGACAAGTATTGTTTTTAGGTGACTCTTGCTGGAAGCCAATAAACAAGGTGGCGGCGTCATGGCGTGGGGCTGGTGGCTGCCTCCCATGGCCGGCCAGGAGCGGAGCGACTCACGACCAACCCTGCCGATTCCCTTTGGCACTTCACGCTTTAGCGCAGAAAAGAAGTAAACATATAGGATCATTATGTTTAAAGATAGTAGTCATCTGCCAAATAAGATCGAATGTAAGGATATAGTAAATATCTCAATAATACAATCATAAAGAGTCTTGAGTGGGATTATTAAGATCTTTATCTGCCAACATACTACTCATTTTTAAATTAATGTTTTTTGGATGTCTACTTTAGATAATAAAAGGCGTTAGCTAACATCATTTCATTAATAGGGTTATTAATTAGAAATTGGTAAGAATTAAATAAAGGAATGCTTTATAATGAGATTTGCTTCAGAAAGAGGCGAAGCTTCTTATTACACATGTCACAAAATGGACAACTGTGTTTCAGCAAGTTATGTTATTAATGAAATAATAATGGTGATATATGGGAAAATTAATTCATCTTATTCTTTTAAAGGTCTTATATTTTGCTTATATTTGAAGTGGACAAAATATGAACAATATGAATTTCGACTTGAATTATATAAGGAAATGCTCTTCTATGATAAAGGAATTTCCGGTGTATACCGAGGCTGAGAAGAAGCAGGTAGATGAGGGGCGTACTTGCATTAAGCTATCTAAAGGTCAGCCTATATATCCGCGTAATTTCAAGAAACGTAGAGATACTTTCGCTGGCGCTGATTATACCACGGCTAATCCTAGGAACATCAGTCCTGATGATATTTATATACCTCCCTACTTTAGGCTTAAGATTATTATGGCTATTATCATCAACTTTGATAGAGCTATAGTGTTTAATAGGATATCTGATAAAGATTTTAAGCTAGGTATGACGTACCGGTTTATCTATGAGTATGTAGGATCGTTTAAGTGTTTTGAGAAGGCTTATAAGATGATATCGATGGTAGTTGATAGCGAGTTGTCGATCATGAGATCAATCGGTGATTATAATTATAAGTGGAATATTCGCAAGGTTTATCCATCATGCTTTGTAGGCAAGGCTAAGTTCAGGTATATTGGCGGCGAGGACAATGCACCTGTAAGTTCAAAGGGGAGGGCTAATAAAGCTAGAAGAGCCGCTGTTGACTACAAAGTTATGATTATGGTGAATATCATAAATACCAGATCTGCGAGTAAGATAAGGAAGATGATTGACTCTGATGGTAGTCTTAAAAACAATGGTAAAAGGTTTGACGGTAGGAATGATAAAGTTCTTTTCAGTATATTCAATAGTCATTTGATTCACGAGGGGTTTAAGGAAGTTAAAACCTCGTCCTTATATAAGTACTTGAAAGAGGCCTTAGATTTTTTAGGTGTAAGTCTATTAGAGTTAAGATCTATTGCTGATAGAGCTATTTCTGACATAGAGGATGGCAAGGAAGGATATGAGCCTGGCCTATGCTCTTATGATGACTGTTTTGATATTAATTCTTTTGTGGAGGATTCGTGATGAGTAGCTTTAGTATCATAAGAGGTGGAGATATGTCCATCGTATTTAACCACGATAATAATATGTTTAATATCCAAGAGCTATCGGATTCCATTGGATGTAAGAATATACTGTCATCTGTCGTAAAAGATCCTTTGAATGGGTCGATGTATGTTATTAAAGAGATATCCGATCAGAAGTGGGGAGATATAGTGGCTTTGGTCAGATTCGGATGTTTGTTGAATAAGTCTCTCGTAAAGGAGATAGTCGTCAAATCTATAAGATTGTGGGTAGATATTTGTGGTATGTCTTACAGCGATATCAAATCATCTACATCCGATCCTATATACAATACGTTCCTTTTTAGCGGCTATATGTCTTTGGCTGGGGATAATCCTGACCTCAAAAAGTTTATCGTGTCTCTTAGGAGTAGAATGCTTAGATATGATCTCACATGCTTATGTCTTTATTTAGCTATGTCTATGGCTATCAATGGAGGTATAATTCTAAGCGAGCAGGATCTTCTTGATGCTCTTATCTTATAGCCTCGTTTGTTTTATCGATCAAATTAGTATCTTTGTGAAAAAGATACTAAGATGAATCAGATCAATATCATACCGAAGATAATTCATGATAAGTTTGCCGCTAGGATTATCATGGATGATTACGATATAGAGAAGCCTATCGTAATTACTGTCGTAGCTAGGCGTAACGATGGTGAGTATAATACCCAGATATTGACATACCCGACATCGGGAGTCGATTATGAGGGTAATGTAAGGATGGTGTTTTTTGATGTCGCTAGGTCTCATGTTTGTCAGATAACATCGGTGTTTATCAACGGTCATGAGGTTAAGACATATTATACCGATATCCCGGATCTTGATATGCAAGCCCGTTATGACGATAGCTTATGCCGGTACGATAAGAAGGTTAATATGAATGATATTCGGCTGTCATTTCAGGTGCTAGAGACACGTGATCCCAAGGTGTTGCAGGTTCTGGATGAGTCCGAGTGGGGGCTACTGGAGGACAGGAAGGCGATTATCGAGATCACTACGCCGGGCATGTCCGACCCCGTTACGTTGTTTCTTGGCAAGAATCAGGTCAATACCTTTACCAGCCTAACACTAGGTCTCAATTGCTTTAATTACGATGATTGTAATGTCAAGTATCTTGATCTTCCAGACGGTATATATGATATTAAGATCATAGGTAGCCCTTCTACTTACAGCTTCAGTCGCAAGTATCTTAAGACGGATCTTATACGCAGACGTCTCGACCGGCTATGGATTAAGACTGATGTCTTATGCGAGGACAAGGATAAGGATCTTATAAATAAGATACAGGAGATGGAGACACTTATGGTCGTAGCGGAGGCTAACGTTAGGTTGGACAATATAGAGGCGGCTCATGAGATCATTGATCGTGTCGGAGAGCTTCTTGAGATGGCTACCAATTGCGTGGATTGTTAAACATAAAAATATTTAGTCGTGGGTTGTAATACTTGTAGGGAAAAGGCATTAAGGGCCGAGAGAGAAAGAATTGAGAGAAGTATGATGAATCATTCTTCTTCTACCGTTGTTAGCGATAGGGAATATGCTTCTAGAAGCACCGCTGGATGTATGGTTATGCAAGATCCGTTGCAGACCATGGAACGTGACGTGGTTAGTATATATAAGCAAGTTCGTACCAAGGGTGATGGCGTGGGTGTATCTTATCTTAATATGCAGAAAAAGATCCGTGAGTGGATCAAGAACCTGCCATATGGATGCCCGCCTGACGAGGAGGTACAGGAAATGAGAAAGGAGATTCTGGATGGGCGCTCAATCTATATCAAACCTTGATAGGACGGATTTATGTAAGTCCGTAGACGAATGGCTGTCCTGCCAATGGGGTAGATATATGAGATACCATAGGTATAGGATCGGGGACAAACCCGATATATCCTATTGGGGCAAGATGATTCGTCTGCAAAGGTCATTATGCGATAATGATTGCGGGTTATGCCCGGATGAGGTAAGATTGTTAAAGGAACGTGTTAATAAGTTACTGGCATGAAAAAATACAGTTGTTCACATATAACCCCGTCCACTTGCGTACCTTATGAGGGTGATCTACCAGAGTGGTCAAAGCATAAGGACTCTGATGAGTGTGTTATGATCTCTGATGTGATAGAGGAGATATATGACGAGCTTACCCGTATCAGGGAGGCTATAGATGTCAGGGATCTTGGTGAGTCTTGCGTGAAGATAAATGGCGATAAGACTGTAGCTAAAATCCTTTACGCTATTGAGGATAAGATTTGCAATGGGTAATTAATGTCCTGATTTTAGGATATTAAAAATAGCCAATCGGTTTGTGTTTATCATTTCGATTGGCTATTTTTGTATGTCCACTGACTCTCACGAGGGAGTGGACATAAAGTAATTAATTATTAACTTCAAAATTAGATTAAAAAATGAAGACGGTAAATGTTTTGACAAGAAAAATGGGTGATTTTAACGTTTTTCAAAGAACTAGTGATGGTTATTTTGATGCCAACAGTTTACTTAAGCAATGGAATGATAATCCCGATAACACGAGAAGACGGCTTGATGATTTTATGAATAGTGGTAGAACTAAGGAATTTATTAGTGCTTTATCTGAAGATGAAAGCCATAGGAGAAAAATCGACATTGGTGATAATCAATTAGTTATAAAAGTAAAAGGTAAGACAACTAAGCATGGTAAAACTCCTGATAAGGTGTGGATGCATCCTCTGTTGTTTATAAAATTTGCCATGTGGATAAATCCTAGATTCGAAGTTCAGGTGTTGAGATTTGTACATGATCAACTTATAGATTACAGGGATAAGGCTGGTGATGCTTACAAGAGGATGTCTTCCGCTTTATCTAAAATAATTGAATCTTCAAGACTAAGAGATAAAATACAAGATTTGGCCAGATCCGTAAATATTATTGTCTATGGCCTTCATGAGACTATGATAAGAAACTCTGTTGGCGAGGAGGCCAAGGCTAAAGAATTGATGGAGCTGGAGATTGATATAGCCAAGATGATTGAGTTTGGATATATAACTACCGAGGAGCAATTAAGAGATTATCTATATAAGGTTTTGAGAAGCAAAAAGGCTCTTCCTTTGTAATTTGATTTTAAATTGTATCTTTGTGACAAAGTGAATCATAATGGTATACGGTAATAAAGAAATAGTTCGGACGTTCACCAGAAACAACCCGCCTGCCGGGTACGTGGGCGGCTCTGTTGACTACCGGGTCCCGGCCAACGTCTATTTTGGCGATACGCAGGAGGAGGCTGACAACAAGGCTGAGGATGATATCAAGGCCAACGGTCAGGACTACGCCAATACATATGCCGACATAATACCGGCTGTATGGTATAATGATCAGGTATGCGATGAGTTTATCAAGAACAATTGCGTAAGCGGTAAGGGATCCAAGGAGCAGGTATGTATAGAGGAAGGTAGGTTTGTCTCTTACGTATCCAAGAAAGATGCCAATGATAAGGCTAGGGTGGAGCTTGGACGGATCGGGCAGGGGGAGGCCAACTCCGTCGGGGCTTGCTGCGAGGACTGGGCCTCACAGCCTTTTCGTGGCTTGTTTTACAAGAACGATTGTGAGGCTGGCACATCGGGCAAGGAAGGTATTGTATATGAATTACCAGCCGGAGCTGTCATATCCGATATCTCCCAGATAGACGCCGATACGTTAGCCTATAGGAAGTTCATGAAAGAAGGTCAGGAGAAGGCTAATGCCGAGGGTAATTGCTCACCTGTATTCTATAATACTATGATCGGTGATTGGTTCGAGAAGATATGTCCATTCGGATATAAGTCCGGTAAAGTATATTACTCTATCAAAGCCAACAGGTTCAGGTCATGGATATCGGTTGAGGATGCCAACGCCAAGGCTCGTGAGGTCTTGATGGTAGAGGGACAGGAGTACGCTGACCTTAATCTTGAATGCGAGAAATGGATTGAGAATATCGATCAAGAAGATCAGTGTTATTGGTGATAATGCGTTTGTGTTTTCCATAATGTTAGATTAGTGTTTTGGAGGTAGAGGCTTATGGTCTCTACCTCTTATTGTTTCATACGTCTTGTTGTCTTATAATCAAACCAAATAAGTATCTTTGCTAAAAACATTAATATTATTAATATGTGTAATACAGGTGGTTGTTGTCATGATCATTCACGGGAACGTCCCGAAGAGTGTTGTCATGGCGTTAAGATAGATAGGTTTCTTAACAAATGCCCTAACGATCCTTGTGATCCTTGCGATCGAGATTGTCAGGACGAACCTTGTGTTGGTTATGGATGTCCTATAACCTTGTATGATAAATGCGTCTTGTACTCAGGCGATGAGTTGGTAGCGGATGGCATAGAGAAAGGTGCTGATATCTCTGTCGTTATAGACTCATTGAGGCGTATTATAGCGTCTAGGGATAAGCAGATAGATTTATACCATCGTGAGGTTCTGGATTTGAAGAGGATTATAAACGAGCTTGTCAACGCCGGTGGTAGCGGCGGGGATAGCGGAACTGAAGAGGAGGTTTGGTGATGAACGGTTGCAACAAAAAACAATACAGACCTACTGTAGACGACACGAAAGTACCGTGCTCTACGTACATGAGTACCGATTGTATTTACCCCGGTGATAAGGTACGTGTGGAATCATTGGGATTGTCCCCTAATTGTGATATGTCCGATACCCTTAACGCTATGATAAAGGCTATACGGGATAGGGATGCCGAGATACTTGAATTAAGAAGAATGATCAATAAATTGATTTGATATGAGAAATAATTGTAATCCATGTAAGCCGGAATACAGACCGGGGGACGAGTGCAGTATCTATAGTTCCCAGATCATATATGACGGTCAGTCGTTTCCTGAGGCAGATATCAGGAACGGTGATGGCATGAATAACGTAATCGAGTCTCTGGTAAGGAAGCTGGTCGCCGTATCTGGCGCCACGGCGTCCATCCAGCGTGACTCGTTCAAGGGCGTTCAAGCTGTCAGATTAAGATACGAGCCGTTAGTCGTGCTCAGCGTTACCTATTGTGGCACTATTGTCCCCAATGACGGGTATGTCGTTTCTGGCAGGTCCGTTAAGTTTAAAAAGAAATATTGCATGGGTGATGAGTTCACTGATGTTAATATCGTATATACTACATTGAATAGTAATATTTTAAATACCTCATGTTATGGCTAAAAGAGTGTACGATACGGTCTTGGCTTCCGAGTGCGACGGCTGGGTATGTGGTGAGACCCTCAAGAAGGGATCTCTCCCCGTAGACAGGTTAGAACTTGATTCTTTTTCAGAGGCTGTCAGGGAGCTTATAGAACGGTTTTTCGAGGAGGGATGGTTGCCGGATATGATCTGTGATCTTGGTTGTGGAGGCGCCAGCGTGTTTGAGATTAAGCCTACTAACTTCGAGTATCCTCCTGAGGGTGGCGAGCAGATTCTGGAGATTATCGTAGGTAAGAGTGATAAATGGACTATAACTCAAGCGGAATGATATGAATAATTTAAAAGATATTCTTGCTAAGATCGAGCAAGGCTCCTCATGGGTGTCCTACGACAAGATTTCCGGTACCGGCCCCGACAAGGTGGCGATCAAGGTAGAACCGGGATGGATGGGTAGGTTGCCTAGGGAGACTTACGTGGCGGTCGAGAAAGGCAAGGTTACGAAGCTCGCCACTATAACCCAGAAGGGTATGGAGCGGGTAAGCGTGGATCCGACCAATATCATGTTCGACATGGAGGGTGGGACGGCGACCATCAACGCCAAGCTCAACTCCGCCTCGGTCAAGGCTTCCTGCCTTACTCTTGGTGGTTCGGTGAGCAAGTCCTATATAGTATCCATGAACGTGAACGGTTTATCCATGAAAGTCCCGGAAGAGGATAGCAGGTATATAGTGTATGCCGATCCTGAGGATCCCGGAGCCACTGATTTGTATGAGGCTAGCTTTGTCATAGCTATGCCTAAGAATATGGATAACGAACAGCATCATGAGATGTTTGTCTTGAACGGTAAGGTTGTTAATATCAATCAACAGCCTAATGATATACCTTATATCATACTTGATCATGACTTCGATAACGTGACTAGCGAGAACGGTCAGGTTGTCATCGATATCAAGTCCAATACCGAGTATGATATCGAGCTGGTATGTTGTACTTGCGGTGATGGCAGCGAGGAACCTGATCCGGAACCACCCTTTAACGTGGATCCGCAAAGGTTGACGCTTAATAAGGATGGTGATACCCAAATCGTGAGGGTAGAGGCCGGAGATGATGTTTCATGGAGAATAGAGGAGGATTGATATGGCGAGGGAAGTAGATAAGAATTGTGTCGAGGGTAATTGCTTTGCCATTAACGACAAGAGCCATGGGATAGGCGATAATAAGCTTAACATCGTATACAAGGCCAATTACACCGGTCAGATCTGTACGGCTAAGTTCCGTATAACGTCAAAGGATGGCAGTGTTGTTAAGGAGTATATGATAGCTCAAGACGCTAAGCCCGTTTATTATAATATCAAGATGGTTCAGCCGTTCACCAAGGACGACTGTCTGGCCAACCAGCATGGATCGGTGGTGTTGTATACGGTCGAGGAAAGGACTTACAAATCATTTATCTCGCAGGAGGACGCCGATGCCAAGGCTATGGAGGATATAGCCCTGAACGGTCAGAAATACGCCAACGAGCATGGTGAGTGTATAACTGACATCTGGTATAACGAGGAGCAGAGAAAGACGTTTATACGTAATAATTGCGATAAGTTCAGTGACGGTCAGGAATATGTTTATATCATTCCTGAGGGCAAGTACGTATCTTCCATCTCTCAGGAGGACGCCGATAGAAAGGCTCTTGAGGATATTGAGAAGAACGGTCAACAACAAGCCAATTTGGAGGGTGAGTGTAAGCCTAAGGAGAATATCTATTATGGTAAGTTTAGCAAGACCTTTACCCGTAACAATTGTGATTCCACCCAATACGGTACGGATGTGGTTGTTAACGAGACGATGGTTACGGGAGACTTCAGATCCATCGTGTCTCAGGAAGACGCTAATAGCCTAGCAAGGGCTGCTGTCGAGGCTCAAGGTCAGGATATAGCCAATATCAAAGGTAACTGTGAGAAGATACCGGTATTTACCGGATCGTATTCCAAGGTATTCCAGAGAACCAACTGCCCTGAGGGTTCTACTCCTGTTGACTTCACTGTGGACGAGAAGATGTGTTCTGGATATCCGTTCACTTCTATGGTATCGCAGGATGCCGCCAATAAGCTGGCGCAGGACGCTGTCGAGGCGCAAGGTCAGGCTATCACCAACGAGCGTGGCGACTGTCAGACTAACGTCTACTATAACGTAAGGATGGAGAAGACAGTCACTAGAAACAATTGCGATGAGTTCCATATCGGTCAACCTTATACTTATGTTGTAGCCGCTGGTAAGTACTTCTCTATTATCTCTCAGGAGGATGCCGACAATAAGGCTAAGGCCGATCTTGAGGCTAACGCCCAGCAACAAGCCAACCTAGAAGGTGAGTGTAAGGAGAAGACGATCTACTACGGTAGGTATAATAAGGAGTTCACTCGTAATAACTGTGATGAGACCCAATACGGCACCAAGGTTGTCGTGGATGAGACTATGGTGACAGGAGATTTCAGGTCTACCGTATCTCAGGAAGACGCCAACAATAAGGCTAAGGCCGCCGTCGAGGCTCAAGGTCAGGATGTGGCTAATGTGAAAGGTAAGTGCGAGAAGGTGCCTGTATATACCGGTACTTATACACGTACGTTTACCCGTAACAATTGTGGTACTGGCGCTGGTGGTACTTATACGGTAAATGATAGGATGGTTGACGGTTATCCGTTCACGTCTACCGTATCACAGGAGGATGCCAACAACAAGGCCAAGGCCGCCGTTGACGCCCAAGGACAGGCTCTTGCCAATATCCACGCCCTTTGTACGTACACCGGCCGTGCTTCCTTGGAGTTCACGAGAAACAACTGTGGTGAGTGTAAGATCGGATCTAAGGTGACGATCACCCAAGATATGGTAGAAGGACATCCATTCCAGTCTAACGACTCCCAGACCGCCGCTGACGCTATGGCTATGACCGCCGTACAGGCTCAAGGACAGGCTTTGGCTAACACCAAGGGTACTTGCTCTAACGCCACTATGTATACCGGTAAGGCTAGCTTCGAGTTCACGAAGAGCAATTGTGGCGCTAATCAGGTAGGAAATCCGTTCACCGTGACACAAGATATGGTGGAAGGTCATCCGTTCCAGTCTTGCGTGTCACAGGATGAGGCTAACTTAGTCGCTATGGCCGCTGTCATGAATCAAGGTCAGAAGATCGCCGATGAGCGTGGTACTTGCCATGAGGCTCCTAAGTACACCGGTCATTATAGCGAGGCGTTCGAGAAGAATAATTGTCCGTCTGGTCTTATCCCGTCTTCGGTTACCGTGACCGAGGCTGACGTGACCGGAGGTCCGTTCTACTCATACGAGAGCCAGTTCGCCGCCGATGAGCTTGCCAAGGCCGCTGTCAAGGCGCAAGGTCAGGCTATAGCCAACGATCGTGGTACTTGTGATGAGTTGAAGATATATGTAGGTAATTATAGCAAGGAGTTCACTCCTAAGTGTCCTACTTGTCAGTACGCCGATCCTATCACCGTAACCCCGGATCTTATGGGTCAGTTCTTCACCTCAACCCGTTCTCAGGAAGAGGCAGACGCTTTGGCTAAGGCCTATATCGACAGAATGGGTCAGGCGTTCGTCAACAAGAACTATGATGATACGTGCCATACGAAGACCGAGCAACCGGTATGGGAGACTATAGAGACCGTATGTAAGGACTGTATCTCTCAATTACATCAACGTAACACCAATACCTGTTATACTGATCCTGATAATCAAGAGCGGTATATAGCTGGTGGTAATAATACATGTTTCTGGTTTGGTACGGCATCCAAGGCCTTTACCCGTCAATGTGCGGATGGTGGAGTTGGAAGCTCTGTTACCGTAACTCATAATGATGTTACGGATCCAAGTCCTAGCTCTGATGGTAAGTTTAAGTCATGTGTATCCCAAGCTGACGCTAACGCCAAGGCATTGGCCGCCGTGAACTCTCAGGGTCAGGCCGTGGCTAACTCGAAGGGTACTTGTACGTGGACAGGAAGCTATACCGGACAGGTTAGGAAGAACAATTGCGCTGACGGCGGCGTGGGCGACATGGTATCCGTAAGTAGCAGCAAGCTTCCGGGACACCCGTACACCTCCACCGTTTCCTTGGCTGACGCCAACAAGAAGGCTGAGAACGCGGTTCGTGGATCTGATGGTCAGGCTTACGCCAATAAGAATGGAGGATGTACATGGACTTACGTGGCAAGCCGTGACTTCTATAGGAACAATTGCGCCGGAAGCGGGGTTGGTCAGAGAATAACAGTGACCTCTACGCAGGTTAACGGCGGTACGCCTATTACCAGCAAGGTTTCTTTGGCTGATGCCAGGAGCAAGGCAGAGCAGATCCTAGACCAGAGAGGACAGGATTACGCTAACCAGCATGGCACTTGTGTGTGGACCGGTACTGGAAGCGCTACGTTCTATAAGGATAATTGTGGTACATGTAAACATGGTGTCGCCCTATCCGTTCCTTATAGTGCCTTAGGATTGTCAGCGTTGACATCTACCGTATCTCAGGCGGATGCCGACAGCAAGGTTCAGGATGCTTTCAAGAATGATACGGCGACTAAGACCGCAGCTCAGGCTTACGCCAATAAGAATGGTGATTGCGCCGACGATGATGATACTCCTACTTATGGTAATTGGAGTTATTATTGCGACGGGTGTACCTATCGTAAGAAAAGGAGTCAAACCAATCCTTGTTCCTCTGCTTCTGATCAAGACGAGGTGGTTGAGTATGATTCCAGATCTTGTGGATGCGGATGTGATAATACATACCATATGGATGATAGTAGGTGTAATAATGGTAATAGCGAGGAGCATTATTCTAGCGAGTGCGATCCTACAGGATATTGGCAGAATGGTGGTGAACATTGCTGTAATCCACATGACTACACTGTCTATACCAATGAGGTATGTAAGGGATGTTCGGGCGAATGCGGTGATGTATGTGTTCCTGATAGCCCTATTAAGGTGGTTAGCGCTGGTGAATTTTGTGCTTCTTCATCGAATCTGGCTAGTGAACAAGCTTATAACAAGTATAAAGAGTACAAGGATGCATTACAAAATTTAGTTGATGCTAGGATATGTCCTTCTAAGGTTGGCAATGATGACCGATGGGGAAATGTCAAGGCTACGAACTGTCCTAGCAACTGTACTCCTAAGACTATCAGTTATAAGCAAATCGCTGGTAAATATGAGGCTTGTACCAAGGACGAGGCAAACAGAATAGCCGACGATAACCTCCAATCCGATGGTATCTCTTACGCTAATGGCTTGGCGCAGGCCGATAGATGCGATTGCGTGGAGCCAACAAAGACGTGGAGCGCCAACGCTATGCTGAGCGGTGATCCTTGTAATGGTCTGCCTAGTTCTACATCTGCATTAAGGTGCTCCTATGAAGTGTCTTACAATAATCAATGTGGATCATCTAAATCAATAACCGTAACTGTTACTGGCAGGAATGATAATGGGCAAACTGTTACGGCTGGAAGTACTTCCGTAAGTATACCTACTGGGTCTGGTAAAAAAACCGGTGTCATAGGTTTTGATTCAGGAGTACAATGTGGGTCTATAAGTGTTTCTGGGGGAGGATCTGGGAACTGTTAAGATCCTGATATGTAATGGAAAAGGAGAGGCTAATAAGTCTCTCCTTTTTATTAAAAACCATAACAGCAGTGATTGTCAACAATTACCTGAATCATGACCAGAGATTGTTACATCTCCACATACCACTTCTCGGCTAAAATATACACTTCCACTCTTGGTCCCGGATCCTGCGGGAATTGTAAAGCTAGCGCTATTGACCTGCTCTTCTCCGTTTTGTGTATATCCTATACCACTCACAGAACCAGATATAGATCTACCACATTGATTATTATACGTAATCGTAAATCCTCTTGATGTGACAAGTTGTTCATGGCTCATGCAATCATTATTCATAGATACCGACCATGACCATGTCTTTGTTGGCTCCACGCAATCGCACTCCATCGCATTGGCTTTTTCCTGCGCTAGTCTCTGTGCGTCAGCCTGTGCCGCGGCGGTAAGTTGGTAGTTTCATCAACCTTGTTTATTCTATTTTCGATAGAAATGACTAATATTGTATCACTAACATTAAAAAAAGTAAGATTATGGCATGTGCTAAGAAAAAGAAGATGGCAGAAGGAGGCAAAGTCTCCGAGAAAAAGAAACCTCAAATGAAATGCGGAGGTAAGGTTAAGAAGAAAAAGTAATAACAGGAGGGGTATATCCCCTCCTCAGTATTTAGCATATGAAAAATTCAGAATTTGTATCTAGGATCATGAATGACATGAACTCCATCAATAAGGACGCTCATGTCAGTAGAAGATGGATATTGTCCATAGGCAGGCAAAAAGCAAGGTCTTATATAGCCCAGAAGTATGCTGATGGAACCTTGTTCGGCGAGGAATCGCTGTATACTCATATCAATTGCATGGAAATGGAGAGGGTTCGTAAGGTAGATTGTTGCTTTGATGAGTTTAAGTTATGCAGGATACTTATGAGATCCAAGAAAAGATTGCCCGATATGATATATACCCGTATAGGACCTGCTATCATCAAAGTATCAAATATCATGGATGATATTATATTTACCTCCATATCGTTAAGAAAATACGCTAACAACAAGGAACGTAAATACGGGAATATAGATCAATACTATTATTATGTCAATGATGGATATATCTATATACCAGATATTAACATAGAGGCTATAAATGTTGATCTTATAACTCTCGACAGAAAAGCGGCGTTAGAGCTAGGGGGATGTGGAGCTGAAAAAGATAAGCCATGTACATCTCAATGGGATTATGATTTCATATGCCCAGACAAGCTTCTTGAATATGTGGTTTCCGAAACATTAAGGGAAACTGTAACCAAATTGCAGATCCCTACGGATGAGAACCCGGATATGGATATTAATAAGAAAACACAAAAAATTCAATAACATGAATCTAATAAGATCAATAATCAATTTCTTTGGTTTCAATGACGCCATAGTTGACGGTATAGGCGAAAGAGGGATGAGGGATAGCTCAATCATAAGATATAATGAGGTGCATGATATGTATGACAAGATTATAAAAGATCTGGGAGATATGTCGGCTTACGTATCCAAGGGTTATATCTATGATAAGATAAAGGAAAGAACGGGATTAAGTACCAGACATATTAGTAGGATATTGAATCATACTAAGAAAAGAGATCTTAGGTTTATTTGACATACTCCCATCACTAAAGCAAATGGGATTCTTGGATACAAACGCAAGAAACCCCGATATTACTATCGCTGGAATTACTCTTGCTCTCCAATTCGGAAATGCCCTTCCGAAGTATATTACGGGCCGCAAGAACATCACGGTCGTTGATAGACTCGCATTTTGGACAACACCATGTGCGATCTCTCAACGACAAGTTTTTATTAACAAACCCGCATTCACAAGTCTTTGAGGAAGGATACCATTTGTCAATCTTATGTACTATCACTCCATACTTTGAAGCGATATACGTAAGTTTGTTAATAAAAGAAGAATGACTGAGATCGGAAATCTTCTTTCCCCACAAGTGTTTCATCCCTTCAATGTTTAGATCTTCAATGAAAATATAATCATATTGTTTGCATAATTCATGAGCTAATTTCCATTGAAAATCAGATCGAAAATCGTTTATTTTACGATACGCTTGTTGAAGTTCAAACAGTCTTCTTTTTCTATTATTGGATCCTTTCTTCGCATTAGAAAACTTTCTATTTAGTTTTCTAATCTTGTTTTGATATTGCTTGAAGAATAGTGGAGAATTGATTTTACTACCATCGCTTTTAGTTAGGTAAGTTTTCAGACCAAAATCCAATCCTACAGATGCACCATCATATGTCTTTCTGTAAGAGTTTGCAGGATTATAATCTGTAACTATAATCAAACTAAAACGATAGCAGGTTTCTCTGACTATCCTTATTTGTTTAACATTACCTTCATATGCTCTACTGTATGAAAACTTAAAACGTTTCTTTCCTTTGTTGATTGTAAGGATATTACCGTTTAAGGTGAAACCTCCTTGTTTAAAAACAAAAGAGTTGAAACAATCTGATCTTTTAAACTTAGGTGGTCTCTTTGATTTTCTTTTAAAGAAACGATTATAAGATTCATCAAGACGTTCAAGTATTTCTTGTGTTGTTTGAGAATGAAGAAGATTTCTTTTAATTCTTTTAGCAAAATGCTTCTTCATTTTACCAATTGAGATATATTTCCCAAACAACTTGTAATACCTACGCTGTAAAGCTAAAGCATGATTCCATACAAAACAACATTCACGAAGCATTTTATCAAGATACTTCGTTTTCTTGGATCTGTATATATTATATTTGTAGGAAATCATTTTTTTATTTGTAATTTTGATTCAAAATTAATCAAACCAATTCATCCACCTTCTAAAGTATGGTGGTTTTGTTGGTTAAATAATCATAATGTATATACAATAAAAAGGAGAGTCTAACAAGTCTCTCCTTTTTTATTATCAACATGATCCAGATCCATCTCCGCTGTCAAAATAAGCGTAAGCCCCAGATGATATCCCGTAATTGGTCGTAGTAGAACCACTGAATGATCCAGATCCGGATGGTATGGTGATTACTCTTGTTTCATAGGTAATTATATACCTAATCATGTATATTATTTCTTGTATTAGGATTGATTGATTATATTTGCGGTATGGATATAAAATCGTTTAAGATATTAAATCAGTATTTTCTCCGGTTCTATAGGTCAATAATGTCTAAGAACGGTAAGAGGAGGAAGCATACGATCGTGGATAAGAATGATATCCTTGAGTGCCAGTCGTTGATCTGGAAAGTCATACGTGATAGGTATCTGGAGGATGAGGGAGGGGTTTATATAAACAACATCGGTTATCTATGTCATAAGATTAATCCTAACCGCAAGATATATCTGAATAAACTTACCGGTACTATTAATAGGCGTGGGACGGGTGGATATTCTTACGTCCATACGTGTATGGATTTTATGCCTAGGAATAAGTATTTTCATCTATATATCTCTCCGGCCTTGAATAAGGAATGTAGGTTGGCTATGGAATCAGGTAGGAGGTATAAGTTCTTGTACCGGGAGGTTGAATCGGAGAGTAAGGTATTTGGAGTTAAATGGGTTTACAAGCTGTAGAAGTTTTTTTGTGATCCAGTTAGCCCGTGAGGGTAGACTGGATTTTTTTTGTATCACGGATTCAAATACATATCTTTGTGCAAAAGACTTGAATATGACTATAAAAGGGTTGTTGGCCGAGATCAAGGCCGATTTACATAAATACGATGATAGCGGGGCTATAGATACCTCGTCTGTTTATAGATGGGCTGAGATCGCCTTGAAAAGGTTCGGGGGTGTTATAGCGGTCATGTCCGAGGCGGTTGTCAAGACCAGCAACAAACAGGCGGTATTGCCTTCTGATTTTTTCGACATGCTTGACGCTTATAGATGTGAGCCTCTGGTTTGCGAGATACCGGGCGGCGACAAGGCTAAGGCTGACCTCCAACACGAGATCGGCTGGGTCGAGCGCACCGAGCGTGGGTTCCGTTGGAACTCCTGCACCGAGTGCTGTAAGGAGGAGTTTGAGAAGACGATCACGGAGAGGATATATATCGGGTCTCACGAGGTTCGATTTCATTACCATCATCCCGTAAGGCTGTCTATAGGTCGAGGACTGAGGCGTGATTGCGCCGCCGACAAGTATCGGGATAAGTACGATTGGGATAATTATGATATAACTATATCCGGCAATACTATGTATACAGGGTTTGATGGATTTATTTATATCATATATCGTGCTACACCCAAGGATGATGACGGTCTCCCATATATACCTGAAACGGCGTTAGGATACCTTGAGGATTATGTCGAGACGTATATCAAGATGAAGATCTTCGAGAATGCCGCCGTGAATGGCTTGATACAAGGCGCTGGTGACGCTTATAAATTATATGCTCAGCAGGAGCCGGGTAAGTTTGCTAGGGCTATGAAGGAGCTTAAGATGTCGATGATTACCTTGAATGATTATCGGGAGCTGGCTGAGGATAATAGGAGGAGGATGCTGTCTCATGAGCGTATGTGGCCCAACGCTTTTGATAAGTATATTAAACTTATTTAACAAAATACGATGATATGGCTGATTGGATACATTTAGATAAGACAAGTGGTACCGGTCCTGCTGAGGTTAAGGTTACAGCTGATATTAATGAGACCGGCGAGATACGTCAGGTAACATACAAGGTTATAAAAGAGGGAACCAAGGAAGAGAAGACGTTCGTGTGCAGGCAGGAGTCCGTCCCGGTGGTGATCATCCCGGAGTTCGATTACCTTGTTCTTAGGTATATCTGGGCTGACGAGGACGGCATTGACTTTGACACGGCTACCGGTTTCGATAACACCGGCCTCCCGGACGTTGACGGCAAGCTGGTTGGTTGGAGTAAACAGTATCAGACCACGCAGGAACGGGTAGGTGATTATCTTATCCATGGCGGTGATAACATGGAATCAGGTAATGAGGCTGCCTTAATCCAGATGGGGCCGTTGTTGGATGGTGATAATTACGATAAATTACCTCTTGAGATCAGGTGCAGTATATACGGTAACTGGTATGGTGGTCGTGAGAAAGGTAATGTCACTATCAGATTCACGGCATATAAGGGAGGTACGATGGAGAAACGTGGATATGATTTTGTCAATATCGGAGGCGAGGAGGTTTATACCGGTGACGCTCCCACTAACGTATCCGCTCATGGTGAGGATAATTGGCAAAATATAAAGACCTTGTATTCTAAGGTAGGCACGATGATTTATAACAAGGAGTCTCGTGACTGTATTGTAAGAATAGGTGAATAGATTTTTCTTCATAATATAAACACATCGGCTCTCTTGTCCGTGAGGATGGGGGAGTTTTTATTTTTTTAGGGTGATCATATACAACTTTACACCACAAACATACCGAATTATTTTTATATATAAATAATAATCTATATATTTGTGTTATGAGATTGGTCGAACAACATATAATCAAGCAAAGTTCGGTGTATTATAATGAGCTTCAAGATATGTTGCATAAGTGTAAAAACTTATACAACAAAGGGTTGTATGTTGTTCGTCAATATTATTTCCGGTATAAGGATGATAATACTGTTAAATACAAATACCTCAACTACTACTCCCTTGAAAAGAAGTTGAGAACAGAAGATGACGTTGATTATCGTGCTTTACCGTCACCGGTAGCCCAACAGGTATTGATGATGGTTGACCGGAATTTCAAATCTTTCTTCAATCTTCTTAATAAGAAAAACAGGGGTGAGTATTCTGAGAAAGTAAGAATACCTAAGTATCTTGATAAAGATGGGATGTTTATTGCTGTTTTCCCAACAACAGCCTTTTCTCAGAAATGGATAAAGCAAGGCATTATTAAGTTACCAAAACAATTCTCTTTTACCACAAGGACTAATAAACAGAATATCCAACAACTCAGGTTCGTCCCTAAGAATGGATATATTATGCTTGAGATTGTGTATAATAAGAAAGAGAAAGATCTTATGTCTGATAACGGTAATTACCTTGGTATTGACCTAGGGCTTAATAATCTTGCATCTTGTGTTTCAAGTAATGGTTCTTGTTTTATCATCAACGGTAGACCCCTGAAGTCTATCAACCAGTATTATAATAAAAGACTAGCATATTTAAAATCTAAATTAAAAGGCAATAAACAAGTATCAAGGCAAATAAGGTCATTAACCAACAAAAGGAATAACAAGATCAAGGATTATCTACATAAAGCCAGTAGGGTATTGGTTAATCACGTAGTCTCCAACGGTATTAATACGATCGTAATTGGTCATAACAGATGCTGGAAACAAGAGATCAATATCGGAAAGCGGAATAATCAGA